GAGCGGGAACCTGTGATGAGCACGACATATTTCTTCATAGAACTCACAGTGCCCCAAGATTGCTGATGACGTACAGGCTGCACAAGGGAGTCCCTGATGAACGAGGTTCTATGCTCATTCCCGAGAGGCGGATCAGTTCCAGCAAACCGTCGGTGGTCTGATACGCACGAGTCGAACCGTTTGGGCGATATAGCTCCAACTCGGTTCGCCCTTCCTTTAATGCGTTGCGGATACGGGTAAACACACTGTGGTCGCTAAACTTCTGTTTCAGAAGATCCAGCTTGGTTGTCAAATGACGCCCCGTGCGGGGTTTACGGGTTCCGCGACGAGGTTCGATATTGACGACCTTCGAGATTTCAATCGACTGCGGTGGGATTCTTGTAGTCATGATAAAGTCCTCTATTTGTATGGGATAGGGTATGGATTAACCATACCCCGTTCAAAGGTTTAGAACAAACGTCTGTTAGAGGCTATTCAGACGCGCAAGTTCTTTGATAGCGGCGAGGATGTCGCCAGATTCGAACACAGGGCGGGAATCGCCTTTCCTGACCACATAGTGAGTGAGGTCTTCAGACCCGCTGAAAAGTTCGTACACAGGTTCTTCAGTAAAATGCACAGACACAGTAAAGCCGTCAGCATCGTAAATTCTAGTCTTGCCAGACAGTTTGCGAGGGGTGCCGTCTTTCTTGAGTAAGGAAGTGCGAATGGTTTCGGCGTCAAAGTGACCTTCAAGAGATTTCATGAACTCTGTCAGGGATAAACTCAGGTTGGCAAACTTGCCGAGTCCACCACAGAAAGTTTTCTCTGCTTCAACTTCTTTGATACCAAATGCGGAGGAGACGAATGCGTCGAATTTAGAGAAAGCGTCGAAAGCGTAGATGGTAACTTTTGCTGTGGTCATGGTGTAGTTCCTTCATTTCAGAGTCAGTGTTGTGCTGCTTATGGAATGAAGTATACGGGGTTTATTGAAGAAGTAAACCCCGTTTATTGAATTCTTTTAACTATTTGAATTCGTCAGGGAGGGTGTCATACACCTGAGCAGACAACACTAAGAACTTGCCGTCGGTTGTCGGCCAGCAGTATTTCTTTTTAATGTGGCGCAAGTGTTCGGCCGTGGCCGCTACACAGTCCTCGGTCACATCAGTCTTCTCACCGACCCACATACTGGTCTTGGTGTTCAAAGTACCCTGGAAGATTGTTCCCGTCAATGGGCTTGCACCTATCTTTTTGATTTTCATAATTTCTCCCAAGTCCATGTTTGCGCCTTAGCCTTTCCGACTACTGGAACATTCCGGTGCATATTCCTGAAACTACCTGTCTGATAGAAACAGATTCTGATGCGTTCATTTTCGGTATGCTGTGCCCAAACATGATGGCCGTCAGGGTATGGATCATGACCAGTGCTACCGCCTTGTAGGGCTGTTTTGGTAACGACATAATGCCCTTGCATGTAACCGAAGAATCCCTCAGGGGTGATATAACCAGAGTCCGTTTGCCAATCTCCCTTGCAATTAGAATACAAGAAATGCTTAGGCACCTGAGTTTCAATGGTCATTTCTTCTGTGAGAATGAATACGTCACCGACTTGAAGCAGTGGTAAATTGCTCATAATTGACCTCAGTTAATACGGAACAGATGTGGGTATCCACCAGGATGACCCTGGCCAGTAACGAACACGTCGAATTTTGAACCCTTGATCAGGCCAGGCAGATTACCGGAGTCCAGCAATTCACGGATCTGATCCATCGCCAACATCCAGGTTTTGGCAGGTTCGGCTTCTGCTTCTCCTCGATTGAGTACGAGTTCACCTTCGGAATAGAACTTCCCGCTGTCCTTCATATAGTACAACGTGATATGAATGTACTGAGGGGACGGAACTAAACGCCAACCGTCGTCGATCAGATCTTGGCGATCATTGTCCAGTGACTGATAATCAATATCACCGGATGCCAGACCATAGCTGCGCATGTAGCGGAACTTCTCAACACGATCTTTCACGTCAGAGATGAAGAACTCTTTCGTAGCGGGGCTGATGAATATGTATTTTTCTTTTGACATAATATAGATCTCTCAGTGATAGACAATATCATGATAGCACTGAGGGTAGATAAAGAAAAACTACATGAAATCTTTTACCCATTCAGGGTCTTCCATAGGAACCCAATTTTCGTATTTGAACATTTTGTACATGTTATAGAACACTCGAATATTATTCCCGTCGTTCATCCGGTTACAAAATCGTTCATGCCCCCAACCTTCATTCTTCCATAATTGATAGAATTGGTCGGCCATAGCCCAAACGTGTTGTAATGGTTTGGCTCTATTCGTTTGCCAAATGCTCAGAGAAGAGTTTCTTACTTTATTGGTGGCTGATACCTTTTCCCCAAATCCAGCGGGCTTCTTACGTCCTCTCAGGGAAGCTGAAATGGAAGCCAACTCTTCGGGAGTTTTTGTTCTATTCTTATTGGTTGTATTGATTTTGTTTCTTAATTGTTGGTACGCTTCTGTTTGTTGGAAAGCCTTGACACCATCCCTTTGTGCTTCAGACCAAGTGGTTCCTGTTTTCCCTAACTTAATTCTTTCTCTTGTCTCCTTTGTCCTCTTTTTACCTTTGTTTGACGAAGAAATTTTCTGTCGTACCTTTTCAGAAGGAGTGCCATATGTACCCAGGTGGACAGGCGTCCCATCTTTACGACAAAGGAATTGATTCAAACAGCCAGGAAACTTATGAGTCTTTGATATTAATAATCCTTCTACGCGCAGAGCATCTTCTGGAGTTTCACATACCATAACAATCTTGGTGTCAAAGAATTCTAACCCATTTTCTTCTATTAAAGATTTAACCAGGGAGGAAGAAGTGAAATATGTTGCCCACAAATCATCGGGATGGCAATCTTTGGAATAACGACATCCGTAATAGAAATGTCCTTGTTTAGATTTTATTCTGTACACATACGGGGTCATAATGATCTCCTTTCTGAGTAATATAACCCCATATCTTAGAAAAGAAAACCCCGCATATGGCGGGGTTTGATTATAGCGTAAGTCTTTGTTTTAGCTATTAAAACAGCGACTTTATCAGACCTTTCCTGAAATACGGGTTGCTGTCTTGAGCAATACCGTCAGCAGTCACGTAAACCTGCGGGTCTTGGTTAGCCGGAATCTGAACGAACGGGTTAGCACAGATGCCGTAACGGGTTTTGAACGCCATACGCGGAGCGAAGGTGGTTTCACCCTGGGTGCGGTACATTTCCAGCGGCACATACGGCGCGAAGAAGATACCAGCATCCAGCGCGGTCGCGCCTTTGTACGCCAGGGTGATATATTCTGCTACAGCATACGGGTCAACATAGACGCGCATACCGTTGGACAGAACACCCGCGAAGGTCTGGCCGGTCGGATCAACAGCCAGCTTGGTGTTTTCCTGCAGAACCGGAGCATAGTCCAGCATGCCAGACATCGCCAGAGCGGATGCCACGTTCGGAGAACACAGAACACGGTTGCCTTTACCACGACGGGTGTCAACACCGATACCGTTCGCTTCAACTTCCAGCATGAAAGTCAGGAACTTCCATTTTTCCAGCGCCCAACGACCAGAGATGTCCTGCGCGATATCAACAACACCGTTGGTGCCGAATTTTTTGAAGCGAACAGCACTGAAGTTCATGGTACGGATGAATTCACGGTTCATTTCCGCCTGAATTTCAGTTACCATCACGTCAGACAGGATATTATCCACGTCTTCGCCGTGAATTGCCATCATATCCTGACGCAGTTCATGGCTGTAATCAGCATACAGACCACGAGACTTGGCAGTAACGGTCGCTTTCTGAACGGTGATACCAACACGCGCCCACGGATTGGTGGTAGTACCCAGCAGTTCCGCGTCGGATGACGGCATACCTTTACCGATAGTGGTCACAGCAGAGCCAGAACCTTCGATCTCAGCCTGACTGAAGCCTGACGGGTCACCAGCCTGTACAGTGCCATCACCAGAGTAGCCAGAATCGGCTTCGTTCATGAACAGTTCTTTACGCGCCTGTGCGGTGGTGGAACCGTCACCAATACCTTGGCGAGCACGCAGCGCAAAGATCTGACCGTCAGGACCAGACAGCGGCTGAACTCCGAAGAAGTCCATTGCGATGTTGATCGGCGCCAGACGTTTTGCCATGTCGATCAGGACTGGCTGCCATTTACCGACAGTGCTGTTTACAGAACCAGGAGCGTCGGATTCGCCCAGGTTTTTAGCGTTCCACTCGGCCTGGTTTTGCATCAGACGGATGGTTACGTTTTCGGCAGACAGAGGTTGGATGGCTTCAGATTCTTTTTGGAGAACTGGCAGCCACTGTTTGCGCATTTCTTCGGTTACAAGTTTCTTAGTCATGATGCTCGTTCCTTACATTGATATTCAGTTAAGTTGAAATTACTTAGTAGTTCAAAATCAAGCCCCCTTTCGAGGGCTGTGGCTGCTAAAATTAGCCGTTCAGCAAGGCGCTGATCTGGCGACGGACGGATTCGTTGACTTCTTTACCAACTTCGTCTTTGTCATCGTCATCATCGTCGTCTTTGTCATCGCCTTCTTTTTTCGGTTTTTTGCCTTCTTTGATGTCCTTTTCATCTTTGTCGCCATTTGGCTTACCCTTTTCATTGTCTTTGCCGACTTTGTCAGAGAAGTCATCTTTGCCTTCTACCAGATTGCGGAAGGTGCGAACACGTGATTCGAATTCAGATTCGGTCTGGAATTCAATACCTTCCAGCAGGTTGACGACAGTGTCTTTCTTGGTGTCAACCATACCTTCACAGATGCGATCAATCACGTCAGTGCGCTGGCGTTTAGTTTCGCTTTCTTTGAGTTGGTTCAATTCGGTATTAGCCATGTTGGCGCGTTGTTCTGCTTCAGCAAGGCGACTGGTAAGAGCAGCGATCTGACCGTCTGGGTCAGTAGCGAAATTCACACCTGCTTCTTTCAGAACGTTGGAGAAACCAGTGAGGAAGCGTTCAGCAGCTTCAGTTTTGATCTGAGCGTCAATAGCTGGGGCATTTTTGTTAGCCCATTCTTCAACTACCGCATTGAGGAATGAGTCAACTTTCCCAGCCAATTGCAGAATGAAATTTTCTTTCAGGTCGGCGATTTCTTTCTGGTGGGATTCGACCAGATTCAGGCGCTCGGCGTTGCCAGCTGCTTCGGTTTCTTGGATAGCTTTCAGACGAGCCGCTTCAACTTTAGATTCCAGCAGATTGGATACTTTATCCAGGAAATCTGGGCTGATGCCGTTAACGCCTTCAAACAGGTTTTGCAATTCAGGTTTCATGATAGTTTCCTTCTGAACGATTTTTCAGTATTTAGTGAGCTGAATTTCAGCCCAGATGATTCAATGCTGCATCAAGGCGGCGCAGGAAATCGTCTTCAACCTGGATATTGGCTTTCACCAACTGGTCTACAACTTTCCCTTTAACATCACGAGGCATCCAAATACCAGAAGCCTCGTCCAGCTGCCATTCAACAGATTCACTCACAGCCTTAACATAACAAACTTGTCCAGAAGGACGGTCAACTGCATCAACGGCGGTAAGCATAAAGCCAGGCTGAACGTCATCATAACCGTTTACCGACTTAGTCTCACCCAGGCCACGAGTAGACACGGCCAGATTGAAGTCTGCTTCGGCCAGTGCACGAATGATTTGGCCTTTCGGTGTGTTTAAAATTCGCGCCCGTCCGATGGCATTAGTGCCTTCCCAACGAAGGGATTCGGTTTTGAGTGCAGCTTCCACTAAATTAGGGAAAGGATAGTCAGGATGTGTGACTTCACCGATTGCGCGACGATCTTGGATATACTCTTTGTCGTATGCTTCGACAGCAGGAATACCCACTTTCTGCAGATCATAGTTACGCCCGTTACGGTTGACTTGGTTACACATCACAAACGGACCTTCGATGAACATGGCCTTCCCACCAGTTGAGGTTGTGGCCTCACCGATTTGAAGATCCTTCCCTATCGCTGTGATCTCACGCAACAGTTTCATCATAAACTCCTTACTTGTTCTTACTCAGTCCCATCATTTTGCGGAACTTCATAGCCTTTTTCTTGCGGCGCTCGATTTTACGTTGATAGCCCATTCCCATACGCTTTTTAGAGCGGAGGGCTTTGCGGTTGCCGATCTTGCGAACACGACGTTCGCTGGCGTCCATAACTTCACAACGTGAACCATCAGCCGACAATTTGAACCCAGGGGCACATTTCAGTCGGCGGCGGCGTTTACCACGAGCGTTCACTTTATCGATGACTCGCTGCTCGTCCATACGAGAGGCCAGGAAATCAGCGAACGTGGCGATCTCTGTGATTTCCATCATGCGTCTCCTTACTGACCGTCGTTATTTGAATTCATATCAGCCGCGATAGAATCCAAAACATATGCTGTACCTTGGTTCAATAGTTCTTGACTACGTGCATCAAGTTCCATGTTGCATTCTGCAACAGCAGTATCTGTGTCGCCATCAATTACTGCACGAACGATATCAATTGCGCTCATGATTTTGATCTCCGAATTAATTTTCTATATTTAGTTGAACTTTAAATACTATCGTCTGTTGAACCGGAGAATGGGATAGTCTCAGGTTTAAACTTCAACGGACTAACATCTGAACCACTATAATTGCCAGTTTCATCTGCTTGAACCTTCGGATAGAGACCTTTCTTCTTCTCTTCCGCGATCTTAGCCTGTTGTTCTTTAACTTCTTCGTCTGACATACGCAGAACATTCCGCATGACATAATCGATGGAGAATATAGAACCAACAAAAGGCTCAACAGTGTTCAGAGAAGCCAGGCGATCATTTAGGATTGCGTTTTCTTGTTGCTCACGGATATAACTGTCGGAAGTGAATTCAAACTTGATAAATGGTTTGATCTTCTCATTCCAATCCTTTTCATCCGTTACGCCTTTCAAAATTAATTGACGACGTAAAAACTCCATAAAGAAATGGGAGTAACGGCGACGCAACCCAGCACAGAACTTGCTGAAACGCAGCTCTTCCTGTGTAATCTCCGCAAGGTTAGAACCCCCAATGTTAATAGATCCTTCCTCTTGGAGGCGGCTCTTAGGGATCATTAGAGCATCATAGAGTTTTTCACGGAAATAGTTCACGTGATCCATTTCGCCCAATTGATTCCCACCACCAACAGTCGCGATCTCTGTAGCATTCTGACCTTCGCGGCGCGGCAACCAATAATCTTCTGCAATACCCATAAGATGGGCGTTGCCTGTGATTTTACCAGTGGTGCGGTCATATGCGTTACGGTTTTTGAATTTGCCCATCATCATGGTCATGTATTCTTCAGCAGATTTCTTACCAAGAGTACCGACGTCAAGATAGAATGCGCGTTTTTCGGGGGCGCGAGTGATGGCATAAATTACAGTCGCATCTTCAGTTGTGACCAGGTTATTCAACGGACGGATAGCAGGGTTTAAAAGCCCTGGAACAATACCGTTGGCCAATGGCTCTTCACCACTATCGATGTAAACAATACTTTCGTCATCGAATACGAGTTCTTGTTGTGAAGGCTGGAAGTTTTGAGAAGTCCCTGACTGACCAGTGAATTGGTTCCGGTTGTAATTCGGGTTGTAATAATATTTCAGCGTTACAGATTCGATGGCTTCGATACCACCTTCTCGCATCACCTTTTCTACGATGTACACAGGGCGAATACAACGGGAATCCAACATGACCAATTTCTTGATCCCGCCTTTTTTATTCGTGGGGTCAACGATGACATGATATGCTTGTCTACCGTCAACATACCATTTCCGGATCTTCTGGTATGCCGTATTGTCAAAGTCCATCAAGTGCATAACTTCTTTGAAGCATTCGGTGATAGATTCTTTAACAGTATCAGATATCCCTTCAACTTTGTCAAGATTTACTGTCACTGGAGTTTCATCTTCCTCACATGTGACAACATCGTTGACAATAATGTCCACCGCTTTGCGAATTTCAGGCTGCTGGGCCATGGACTGATATTCTTCTACAACAGTTTTAACGCTGAGAAGTTCACTTTCAACGCCAACATAGTTGTAGGTGTTCGCACCACCCTGAAGGATTATAGAACCGTCTTGAGCGTCGTCCAGAGCAACAACTGTCGCTTTGGTTAGCAACCGTTCATCTTGTTTTTGGGCTAACTTATCGGTGTCGACTTTAGCGTTCACCAAACCGCCGCCGCCAAACAAACCGAAGAACCCTCTGCCGTATCCAGCCATGATCTAAGTCCTCAACATTTTCTTGTAATTAGTGAGGGGGAATATGATTCCCCCAGCACTGAGGACATTATAAAGATTTGTCTGACACGGCTTGGAAATAACGCAGATCGACGGTGAACTGTGTATAAGAGTCCATAGCAGACATATCGAGTTCCAATTGGCCGAGGTTTTGAGGCCAGCCGCCCTGCAAAGTCCATGTCTTGGTGACATTGTCATTCGCATCCAGAAGATCCATGATGATATCACGGAAATAATCATCTGGATTCGCGCTGGCGCGGTTGTTTTCACTACCATTGATGAATTGCTGCCACACTTCAAATGCGTTGTACGGCGCGTTGTTCACAACGTTAATGAATGTTACAGGCAGTGCTTCGAAACGACGGTCGCCTGGGAATGGAAGTTCACGACCACCCCAGGGCACCAGAATTTCACCCAGCTGACCTGTCGGGGTGTTGGTAGTTACAGCTAGCAAGGACACGTCGCGAATTGTGTCGGAACCAGCAACAAAAGAAGGAAAGTTTACAGTCACACGCCAGCGGTGTTGGCGTTGTACGCCGCCCCCTCGTGACATGGCTGCGCGAAACTCATTGACTGTCGCCATTTTTATATCTCCAAATAAGAGTACACAATTCTAATTAGTCGTCAATCTTTTAATCTTCATGGAAGAAAAATCAAATCCGTGGTCAACATTGCTTAAAACGGGTTCGATTTCACACAATTCCCAACGGGGATCTATGAGAGAAACAAGACCAATGTGTTCACCTGTAGATGTCAATTTTGCTGCAGTTTTACCCAGCATATGACTTCCATCATTACCGCCTTTATTCATGTTGTAACCCATCTCATAAGAATTATATTGAGCGATGAGTTGCTTCTCTAATTCCCATTTATGGACTTCATCGGTCTGAGCAATTACAACGAAAGTAAATCCAGATGTTCCATACTTACGCATGGCATCATACAATTCACTTTGGACTCCATGATGAAAAGCATTCGCAAAATGCTGATCATATCTTCGTTGTGGGTGATTGGTCACACCGATGTAGACCTTTCCATTAGTTATCGTTTCAATTTTGTATGCGTATATCATTTCAAATTCACCTCTATTTTATTTAGTGTTGAACAATTTCGGGGTATCATGTTCTTGGAGGTGTTGTATGATCGGTCACATTTACATGTTAATCGTTGGTGGAAAGAAGTATATTGGACAAACAAGAAATGGGGTTGAACACCGAATAAAGGAGCATCTGGGTGAGGCCAGAAGAGGAAATAAAACTATCCTCTACAATTATATCCGAAAATATGGAATTACTGACCAAGAGATATTGCTGGAATGCCAAGTCGATGAACTAAATTCTAAAGAAATTGAACTCATAAAATTACATAAGACTCATATCTCTGAAGGTGGACTGAACATCAGTCATGGTGGTCAAATAGACATATCGGGTATGGCAGCAGCATATGATATAGAAACCAGAGAATTCATCGGGATGAAACCAGTTAAAGATGCTGGTTGGAATGTTTTGTTTGTTCATTCAATGACAGGCATTAAACTTTCCGAAGAAACAAAAACGAAAATGTCTGAATCTCAAACCAAGGCTTGGGACAAAAACAAACGCCATATACATTCACAATGTTTGAAGAAAGCGTACGAAAATCCAAAATGTAAAGAAAATCTCCGTGCCGCTATGAACAAAGTGCGCATGAATCCTGAATACCAAGAGAAAATAAAACGATCTCTCGGAAGATGGTTTACACTTCTTTCACCAGATGGTGAAAAATATGAAATCAAGAATCTAAACAAATTTTGTCAAGAACAATGTTTGTGTATAGAATCTTTCAACATGGCATTAGCTGGAAGGATGCAGAATCCCATCCCTAAACCTTACAGGAAATCTTCACTGAAGAGAACAAACACTACAGGATGGCATATCAGCAGGAAATAAAAACCCCGCCGAAGCGGGGTTGTTGTCTTAGGATGCAGCAACGATGCCACCGCCCGATTCGATTTCCGAGAACTCCATGTCTGGTCTAACTGCAGCAAAATCCAAATAAATCCAGTTAATGCTGTACTCAGGCTTCAACCAAATGCCCGCTACAAGCTGATTTGCTGCGATAACATCAGCAGTGTTGTTATCTTCATCACACTTGACTTTACCATCGTAAATCGCACCCATATTTGCCAGCTGGCGAATATAAGGACGAACAGCGTTGCTGAACAGACTGCGAGTGAACGCATCATTGTTCTCACCAAGGTAATATTTGGCGATTGCAGCGATGTTCTGTTCTGCCATAATAAACAGACCGCGAACATTGATACGATCGAAAGCAGACGGACGAGTCAGGCCAGTTTTGTCACCATACAACACGATACCTTCATTGGAGAAGGTCACAATGCTGTTAATCTGGTTGCGGTACAACACGGCACGTTCATCGGAAGACGCAGACCACGCCATTCGATTGTAGTTGTTGTATTTGCCACGGTTGTGGAACGCAGGAGATTTGTAGATACCCGCGATTTCAATGCTTCGCGCCCAAACACCTGCGGTGCCACCACAAGCCGGAATCCAACGCATTTTGTCGTTGTACTTGTCGTACACGTATGCCCAGTTATCATCCATGAAGAAATAAGAAGAGTCGCGAACAAGGCTTTCACGCCAAGCAACGACATCATCCATTTCACGACCACGGTTGCCAACAACCGTATCACGGAGCGGGGATACGAAAGATACGGTATCTTTTCGCTCAGTAGATAAGTCGATCAATGCTTGTTGCTCAATCAGTTCTTCACAGTACGCAAATACTGGCTTCGCATCATATGCTTCAGCATTGTTCAAGACTTGGATAGCTGCCACGCGGTTGATGTTATAATCGTCTACGCCGCCTTCTAATTCAACGACACCTGCAACCAGTTCGCCCGCGAAGGTATACACCCAATTTGAAGTATCGTTGATCACGTCTTTGAAGTACGCATTCGCGCCATCGGATTTTTTAGAACCCTGGGTGTTCTGCATCAGTTCGTATTTTTCAATGATGGAACCAGAAGCGCCAACAGTAGTGATTACGGCTGTTGCAGTCAGTCCTTTATCATCAGGAACGATAGCTGTAACGGCCTGAGGACCGATAGCTTTATGGGTCACGATGACAGTGTTGGACTTCACGACAACAGAAGAATAAACACTTGTCAGGGAAGTTAGCGCTGTACCGATTTTGGTTGCCAAAGTGGCTGGAGTATCAGTATCCAGATATGCGATATCTTCACCTGCCACACTGATGGTGCCAGCAGCAGTAGCCGTACCAGAAACGGAGATACGGTCAACCTGACCGACCGCGCCAGCAGAGTCGGTAATGCGACCAACTTTGTCTACGACAACTACATGGAATTCACCAGACTGAGGTGCGTATGCAAAGTTATTACGGAATTCCCAAGTTGAGAATCCAGCAGCATCACAAACATTGATAGCAATATCATTACCCAGGGAACCTGGATAACGACCAGTCCAAGTGATGGACGCCGAAGGACTTGCTGTTTCAAAATCCAGTTTGTTTTTGATCGCAATCGCTGTCTGACCTTTGGTAACAGAGTTCTTGGCCAGAGGACCAACAACACGGGTCACCCATGCCATAGAGCTGTAAGACAAAAAGTCCGCGATTACGAGAAAATCGGTCGCAGTACTGTCGTTGGGTTTGAAGAATTTCTTCACCAAACCTGTCTCACCACCAGTCACCAGCACTGGAAGTTCAACTTCACCCCATTGAAATTTGCCGACGGTCGCGCCCTGAACAACAACGGACGGGGACGTCTGAAGCGTGGCATCACGCTCAGTCCACTGAACGGACGGCGCAACGCTGAAGCTTTGAGTTGCCATAATATCATTCCTTCTCGGTAGAGTTTCGCTCAATTTGAAAGATATTTAGTGATCAATTCTTAAACCACTCATCCATGGTCATCCCTGACATTTCGTTGAAAACTTGAATACCCCCGAAACCAGGCAAATGCTCAGTTTCGGATGGGGTGTCTCCAACGACTAAACCACCAAATGGGAATACCTGCTGAGATTCAGTTGAAGACATTCGGTTTCTCATGTCCTGAGAAATACTTGTAGATGTCAAATCACTGAACCATTCTTGTTTTACCGCCCATGAATATAAGACCAACGGCATGACACAGTCATCGTGACAACCGTCATCGGCTTCATACCGAGCGCCTTTGAACACAAATGTACTGAGTTCATCTATCGTGTCCTGGTCTTCTATCACCAACATTTCTTTCTCAATGAGCGCTTTCAGGTTAGCACAACCGATAGATCGGACTTTTCTGTTGGTATTGATACCAGGTTCCGGTTTACGTCCACCAATCCGTTTCCCCGTCCCTTTGTTATCTGTTGATGTGAATATGATTTCTGGATATTCTATCTCTTGATAAAGAATTGTAATAACCTGACCGCCGACGTCGTTGTTTGTTTCAACAAGGACAGGGCATTCCCCGTATTCGGTGCACATATCAGCTATCGTGTATGCATACATCATAGGAGGTATCGTGTTATTCCTGTACTTGGCTGCTATAACATGCGGATATTCAGTTATATCCAGAATTGTTAAGACGGAATAATCTCCTTCCACCCCCTTCCCAGTGTCCGCAATCCCAAAGTAGAGACGTTGTGGGTCGTATTCCTTATAAATCTTGGTGAATTCATTAGGTTCCCGATACAACTTGGACGTCATTTTATCTAAGCATTTGGCCGGAATCAATGAACCCACGGAACCACGGAACTTAATGCCAAATTCTTGATCGAAACGAGCATCCCCCAGACGGGCACGTTGTTTGGTTTCCCAATCTGGATCTTTGGTATATGCCGGAACCTTATACCATGGGACTTCAGTTAGGTGGAAGTCGTTGTATTGTGGATGGCGCGGATCTGCTTTGGTGACAATATCATAGAACAACCCTCGCTGGCCTTTCGGAGTACTTGTCAAAATACAGCGTGATGTATCGGCAGATGCAATGGCTGGGAAAGTTGATTCCCAAAATTCAAAGTCGTTTTCGATAAACGCGACTTCGTCAACGTACAAGAGCGATACAGAACGACCACGGATGGAGTCCGAAGACGTGGCATAAGCGTATATCTTAGAACCATTCTCAAACTCTATCAGGGTAGAACCAAACTTCTCACAACCCTGCTGAAGGAAGAATGGAAGGTCTTGGTATGCCTTTCTGATACGGTCAAGAATTTCTATCGCTTGTTTCTCTTTGTTTGCCAGTACTGCGATTTCCTTATCAGAATGGAACATCGCGTACCAAAGAAGAAACGCCGCCACCACGGTCGTGTTATGACTGAGAAAGCCATTCGTGTAATAACGTTGATCACTAGATTTGACCTGCAGATCGTACATATGGTGATATTCACCAGTCTGCCAAATCTCACGGATTTCTTCTGGACCTTCTGTCGTCATGATGTATGACCCAGCATTCAGGTCTTTGGCAAATATCTCCTTCATGTCCGGAGTGAAGAACATATGTTCATCGGCCACGTTAATTCGCCTTCCGGTAACGGTGACAATAACGAATTCCGCATATTTCTTCGTCTTATGCGCTGCGATAACCGGAACCCAGCCACTATCGGATTGTACAAAGTAACGTTTGCCGAAGCGGCTGTCCACGAACTTGTCATGGTTGCCAATGGTATTCAGCGGCACAGCGTGGTTGACGTCCTCGAAGCGACTGTGAAGCTCCCCTATAGTCAGGAGCAACTCCTCTTGGCTGAGAGTATCGTAAACTGTGACAAGCGTGTCGCCTTTTACACATTTTCCGGACTGACGAGCCTGGACGACCGCATTGAATCGATAGTCCTGAAAGTCGTGGAACAACTGCTTCTGATAATCATGCATATCGAAAAGGATAAAGCCTTTATCGATCGTGGTTATCTTGTAATAGTTGGCGGCGAAGTAGTGTGCATCCATAGAACATTCAACGAATTCGTCTTCTTGTTCATCTGTCAGCATTAACTCGACTCGGGGAGCACGCACAGAAGGTTTGCGCATGAACGTTTGGTCCATACGCAATTTCACATCGTCTATTTTGAACCCCGTTTTAATTGGGGCATATTCTATATCACGCTTCTGATACGCCATCGTCTTCTTCCTTCACATCAACTGTTTCACCATCAATGATTTCATCTTCTGGTTGTTGTGCGGCCTTTGCTTGTGCTCTTTCTTCAGCGCGACGACGGGCATCTTCAATCGTCTTCAATAAATCGCGAGAAGATCGCGCCTTTTTCCCAACCGATACTGTTGTTGTTCCGTCTGGTGAAGTTGTAACATCCACTGTCGTGTCATCAACAGGTGGTTCTTTATCACCTGTCACCGCCTTGATGGTTTTCTGGTTTTCCATCAGGTCTTTATTCAGACCGCGCATGAGTTCACCCAATTCACGGAAAACAGAAAATGCTCGCGGAGCTTCTGTGGATGCAGCCAATTTAGCGGCTTGTCCCATCATGAACATTGTGGCTTCTTGCATGGCATATGTTGTGTCGCGTATCCGTTTGTAATCCGTTGTAGCATCAGTGTCCGCAAACTCAGGTACTTTGGATTCCTTGGAAGCAATATCCTCCAATGAAGGCGGTTCAGGAATCGGCTGATACCCTTCCGGACGTTCACCAAACCATTCACCTGTATTTTCATCGAAGTCAATACCTGGACGAGGGGCGACAGCCTCCATTGCCTCCTTCCCAACTTCGTCTCGGGCAGTCACCGCATCAAGTGTGGCGAGTAACCTTTCTGACATATTGCTCATGATCAATCCTCCGGATGATGTATGCCGTCTTTATCAACTCGGAACCATTCAGGAAGTTCCGACCATGGCATGTTCAAATCATTAGACATTTCAATAATTATCTCTTTGATGACGTTTGGATCCCCACCGCCCGAACCATCATCAACCCAATAATCTTCTCCATAGATGTGACCATGTAATTGAAAATTGAATGAACAATCTATGTGTGGTGATTCTGTTGCGTCTCCTTCCCAGTTGTCAGAAATCGTGTGATTTACCAACATTATCTTCACGTTCTGATCTTGAGATAGCGTATCGTTGTCTTTTATCTGACAATCAATAGAAGGAGTGAACACAGAATAAATTTGTTCTAATACTTGCAACATTTCGACCAATTTTTTAGTTCTGATATTGTATTCAAAATCTATAATGATCGGAATGCGTTGTTTGGACCGTGCCGTAGCGGTCGATATTTGGTTGTGGTATGACTTCGTCACCTGTTTATTGATTTCGAACTGACCAAAGGACATTGTTGCAAATGGCAGCATATTGGCTGGCACGTTCCTGTTGAGGTCATTACGGCGGCCAATGGCCATATGCAGCGGGATTTCCATCAAGCCACGTTCGGTTTTGACTTTTAAATCTGACATGATAGCGTTGAACACATGTATGTATTTCAACAATGATTCATGATAGAAATATTTTTCAAATGGTCTGGCCATGATTATTCCCCGAAGTCTATCTTCATTTTATTGGGCGAAAGATCTTTCTCTATTTCGTCCGCAAATTGGTTATCCGTTTGCAGGCTGGCGTCTTTGTACACACCGTCTCCTTCCAGATCCTGCAATCGTTTATCGATATCGTCTATTTCAGATACACCTGTATCGAAATCTTCGTTACCGTATTGGAACAACGTACATGGTAGGGAATATGTGTACCATTTCCCAAATTGCATGAATTCTTCATCGTTGTTCGGGTTATTCACTTTAAATATTTTGTTAGCCATAGGCAGATATATCAAATCACCTTCTTGAGGCATTTGTTCAAGGCCTGGACCATTACCAATAACTTCTGAAAAACGACGACGAGCAATAGTGAAGGTCACTTCATCTTGTAATTGGATACCGCCGAACTTTTCCCACATCTGTGTGTTGAAGCCTTGATAATCCTGCATGTACACTTCGATGTCAAACGCTTGGTCGAATTTGTGTTCAGCCTCGTTTAAAATTGGGTATTTTTCAACAATAGAACGTGGGATATACTTGACGTCAATCCCACGCAATTGTATCATCTCGACCACCAAGTCATCAATTAATTTTTGAGTACCTTGGTGTGCAGTGTAATTGAAGTATCGAGAAGTAGCCATAATATTTTCCTCAAGATTTAAATATATTTAGTTGAATTTGTTTTTAAGGTGAATCAATATGATCGTCCTGACAGAAGGAATTGCTTCTAAAAGAATCAAATCATATGCTTCTTCTAGAGGTGGAATATTTCACGGATTTGTCGGTGGTAAATTTGTCACCAACCAAACTAAGTGCATTTTGTCTTGCGAATTTGGTCATGAATGGAACTCAGCAACTTATGCGAATTTGATAAATAAAGGAAGTTGGTGTCCTTCGTGTCGTGGAAACAAGAAGATCTCAAATGAAGAAGCTAAAATCAGGATATCGGAGTACGCCGTAAGCAACGGTGGTAAATTCATAAATTTCATTGGCGGGAAGTACAAAGACAACGTGACAATTTGTGTCATGGAATGTTCTGAAACGCACAGGTGGGAATCCAGGTACGGTAATTTAGTCAACAGCCGAAGTTGGTGTCCGTATTGCGCAGAATCGGGTTACAATTATTCTAAGGAAGGTTTCTTATATATTCTAGTCAACGACGAAGGTTGTATGAAAGTGGGAATAACCAACTCGCCTAAGAAACGTATAAATTGTTTGAGAAGCACCACCCCGTTTTACTTCAACGTTCTAGAAATATTTAATTCAACCGACGGATTATTTGTTTCCAGGTTGGAAAGAATTGCCCATAGAATGTGTAAGAGCGCGGGGTATAAGGATTTTGACGGTGCTACCGAATGGTTTGTATACGATGGATCAGTCGTAGATTTTATCAGAAATATTTTGAAGTAGCCATGACTTTACCCTCAATTTTGAAGGTATTTAGTCAATCATTAATTCTTTTGAGGAATTGATAAATGAAGGTTGAAGATATTAAAGAAACTCGTGACGGAAGGCGTGTGAGAATTATCTGTGTAGATGCTAAAATCGCCGATGGTTCATATAACATTGTGGGTCTTATCAAAGGCGAAAAGGGTAATGATTTTATTGAATGGTGGGACGAAAAGAACGTGGTTGATGGTTATATTCTAGCAAATTCAGATCCTTCCGGACGCGACATCAAGTTATAAAAAGAAAGGCGGGATAACCCGCCTTCTCTTATCCCATCATAAAATCGATAGGGTATTGCTGACCAGTACGCAATTCTTCCTCCAGCCGCTCTATCTCGGTCTCGGCCTCACTGAACATACTATCACCATCCAGTTCGATACCACCAGGGAGACGGATGCCTCTTGCCTTCTTAAGCACCTCTGCCCAACGGCGCTTGACCAATGCAGTCGCATACGCTTTCAACCACATATCATTCCATGCTTCAGCGTTTTCTTCCGATTCGGGGTCGATATTTTGATAACAACGAAAAGCCAGGGTTTCATCAACAATGGCAGCAAACTGCGGGTAAAGGCGTCGCTGGAACTTCTTGTACACAAAATTACGGCGAACATTTAAGACGCTTGTGATATCCGACAGACGTTGTTGCATGGAAACATAATCAATGAGACGAATAGAAACCAGCGCTGCTTTGGGGACAAGCATTGCTTGAGCCATTTGCCATTGAGGAGTTGCCCAGTTTCCGATTGACTCAATAGGAGGTCCAGGGATAACTTCAATCACATCGTCAATATCATCGGGGAATTCTATATATCCCTTGTCGATATCTTCTTGTTTAACTTGGTACAGGAAGAACGCATCTTGGCTACCATCACGATGATATTCCCAAAATTTCTGCAGAGCATCATCGACTGCATCTTCGACTTGTGAACTGTCAAGGTTAATTTGGATCACAGGAGCGCCCAATTTACGCAAGACATAATTCATAAAAGATTTTTTGTCTCGAATCTTATTGACGGCCATTGTTATTCCCCTTTTGCTGCAAATCAGATACAGTAATCCGCAGTGTGCGAACATCATCTGAAAGACTGCTGCTATTGAGTTTTAACTCAGCCATGTTTTGTTTGACATATGCGAGGTCAGTATTCATGATCGCCATACGTTCACTCATGTCATTCACTTTCTGAAGAACTTGATCCATCTTGTTGGAATCTCGTTCCAATACATTCACGCGCGTTTCCATCCCGCCCATGAACCAAAGGAACGATGCTGCCGAGACCAATGCAGAAGCCACGACAGCGGTTAAGATACCACGGATGTCAAGCCCCGTTCTTTCAGCTTGCGTCGCCATTCTGACCTCCTTCGGGGATTTCAATCCCCAACTTTTCGGCCATCATTTTGATTGTTGCCTCCAGATTAGATATCTGGTTTGATTGTTCAACAATGGTGGCTTCACGGGTTTCATTGCGTTGACGGGCTTGCAATGCAGCCATACCAGCGGCGTGATCGGTGCAAATAATCGCGCCAGGGCAAGAACTGCTTCTCAACATGGATGCGTGCCCCTGTACTTTCATTCCACGCATATCTTTATCCTCTATTGGTTTGGTGGGCTTTACGCCCACCTTTCAACATTATTTATGCCAGAGCAATAAGACGGAAGTCTTTGAATGATGGAGGAGCAACGCGGTTCCCCCGTACAAGCGCTCGGACTTTCAGGCCAACAAACGGGTTATTGCTCGCCACAGTCTTGTCATACTCATATTCAAAGAATGTGGAACCGTCGTTAACCAGAGGCGAAGTTGGGGTGACGTCTTCCCAAGCCACACTATCCATCTCTTGCCCTGCTCTTAGAAGTTTCACCTGCACCTTCATGGAGGATTGAGAAGGCAGCATCGCCCCGAAGAACAGTTTCACAGTCGAACATGGGTTATCGAAACCAATGTCCTTTGTGACATATTTGAAAACGTCTTCAAAAGGATCTACGCCATAAGAGTTGAAGATCACACTTAGGTCATCACCATCAATCATTGGAGCAGTGTACACGTTGTTTTCACTACGCGTCATGGTGGCTCGGATTTGGAAATCCCCGACCTGACGATAGATACCTTCAGTCGGCAATGCCACGTCAGTGTCAGTTTCAAACTCAGCCCAATCAGACATAGAATTTGAAGTGGCATCGCGATAACGGTATTCCAATTTCAGAATTGAACCTTCCAGAGCCGAATTGGTAACGCTGGCATAGAACATATCAACCAGATAATTGCCCAAGAAAGAAGCATTATCTCCACCGATTTGTCCATTGCTGTCTGCTGCCGTACCGACGTCAATCTTGAATGAAGTATAGCTCGCATCTGTCACAGTAAACGTTTTGTTAAGTTGTTCAGGAGTAAAGCCACAACCGCCTGTCAATTCAGAAAGCGTGACATTGTTCCCAGCAACCAAACCATGACCAGGTGCAAACACAGTCACAACAGAAGACCCGCTTACGCAGTTCAGAGTGTTCAATCCCAACGGACGTTGTTTTGGCCCGAGCTTCGGATCAAATGTTACAACGTTCTGACCAGCCGCAAAGTTGCAACGATATATGCGGAATTTCATATCGGCCATTTGGTTCGGAGACCAAGTTGAACCGTTTGAAGAAGTGAAGAACACCCCCGTATACGGTTGTTTGGCGATATATTCGTTGGACAGAAGGTTTTTCTTGCCCATTTCCGCGATATACGCGTTGTAATCCTGAGTATTCGCCAACAAAACGATAGCAAACTCAGTCGATGCTTGCAGATACACCGGATAATCAAAGGTGAACTTCGTACCGCCGGAAGAGTCTGTAGAGATCGTTACTTCAGACGGGTTCAAAGTTTTACGAGTAATGACTGTATGAGAAGGTAAGCCATTCTCCATCTCGCGAATTTCCAGAGTGATCGGAACATCACGTGACTTGGTAGAGAAGAATACTTCCACGCCTTCGATATACTCGCCGCCATTCTTAGTCGCCACCATAAACGATTGGGCAATCGGATCACGCCATTGATCAACAACCACTTCAGAAGTAGAAGTTTCGGTGCGAGTACTAGCAGTGTAACCCAGGACACGAGTGTTGACAAAGGTCTTTTGAATACCTTGTTTCTTACCGAAAGATTTATGAACAATTTCTGCATTGGTCAGTGTATCATCCGCAGATTTACTGTCAACAGGGCTATCCGTTAAGCGGAACACGTTGTCGCCTGTGTTGAACTTGATTGTATCGTTCTGTGGAACGCGGAATACACCTTTAACAGCACCATTGGCATCAGTGGTGATTGGGTCTCCGAAATTACCACCATTCGGTTTGCAATACAGATTAACGTCACGACCAGAGAAAAACGCATACATACGAGTGAAAGGTCGCAGCCCAGATGCGTCGAAAGAAATATCGATCTCGCGCATGTATGGGATAACTTGCGTCTCCACAATCTGTTCACCAGTCATGGTCGTGGTTGTTTTGTCCGTGTATGTATATGTGGTGACATCACGGGCAGAAACAGTCGTGCGGTAACGATATCCCCACCACACACCACCAGCGCCATGCGGTTCCCAAACACGATCAGAAACAGAAACAGTACGCCATGTTCCGTACACTGAACCTTCTTGTACAGTACCACGGGTGTTGATCGTTTCATTGATAATACGCGGCGCAACATAATAGTTTTCGAACCAGTAGTCTGTGGTCGGGTTAATCTTCAAGAAACCTTCCCAATTGAATACTGCATACGGGTTAACGTTGATCGTCGTCGTCGCATATTCTTGGTTCACTGAGATTTCAGGCGTGTAATTGCAAACCACCATCCCATCCATCACTTTGTTCCAGCCAACAGGAGTCATGTCAACAACGTTTTGTTGTACAAACGGGCGCAGACGTCCGTTTTCGGTATCGATAGAACCCATCCAATCTTCAGACAAGTCATCAATCAACCGGAAGTCTTTGAACGGATCAGCCGCAATACCATTTTTGAAACGGGGATTACCCGTGATGGGGTCGAACACTTGCTGTGTCATCGCTGAAGATTCCAGCTGTGACAGAGAGGTATAGTATTCAACATTGGAAATACGGGTTTCCAGTTTACCGATATCGCGCATCGTATAACGACGATTATCAATAGTTCGAATTTGAATATCATCAATATTCGGTGTATACGGCGGGATCAACAATTCATACAAACGCATGGCGTTCGCTGGGATTGCTGGAGAAGCCAGATTGTTCGAACTGATGCCACGAGCCACTCCGAACACGCCGTTGTCTGCCAGATAAATCGCGTCAATACGCGGCAGATAATATTCTGTGTCCAGAATAACTGCAGTGTTTGGACGAACCATATCTGTGTCAGAAGTTCCGTTGGTGATTTTCGGACGGAAATCCAAACTATCTGCCAGGCCGTACACCGCGCCTGATGTAGAAGATGTATAATTCGGGATATCTTTATAATCCATCGAAGTATACGAATCAGCAGAGAAGAAATCACCGGAACTGTGGGCGAAGTATTGATACACCACTGTATACGTCCCTGAGATTGCTCCAGCGCTGGATAACAAGTTAGACTTGTAATACCCTGCATCACGCTGTCCGCCATCTAGGACGAAGCTGGAGGTCACGTCTGCGCCAGTATCGTTTTTGACCGACACCAATTTCCAACCATCGTGATTCGCCAAAGGGCGGCTAGTCTGCGAGGTGAACGTCACTGTTTCAGTTGTTTCAGTGATGGTCTTCGTTTTGATTGTGGCCGTGGTACGAATCATCAGCGCCAGCAAATTGATTGACTGGTTAGCATTACCACTGCCCAGAGAAATCTGCAGCGCCGAACCGACCGGAGAACCAGTCAAAGACAAAGAACCAGAGATATCGAACTGCGCTTCCGAACCATCTGATTTCGCTGCAGAGTATAACGAAAATTCTGGGGAAAAACTATATCCCAATGGAGCAGAAATAGAACCCGCGCCGCTGTTGTCCAACGTCACTTTATACGTTCTGAGAACAGTGTAGTTGATATCCACGGAGCCAGTTGGTGCTAAAGTCTTGACACCGAATACCGGAAGAGAGAAGATCAGATCTATCATAGAACTCTGGTTAAACTGATTGGATTCCAGTTCAGCAGAGAACATGGTGATACCGCTTTCTTCGTAAGACACTTTGGTGATAGTGGATGCATCGCCAGTAACGACCAGGTCGCGCATATACAGACGAAATTCTGTTGAATTACGTTCAGCTGATATACAAAGTGCTGTAGCCTGGGTAACGCCTGAAGCATTCAGTAATTTGTATCGAACGGTGCGGGATATCACTGGCACACCTTTAGAATTCTTAGTGACCAGATAATTGCCTGTGGCCACCGCAACAGGGGTGTTGTTCAGGACATCGGTATCCCGCGCCTTATCAACGATCACCAACTCTTCCCCGACGTTTTCGATACGTCGACCGCGAACATAGGATATGCCTGGTTTCATCACAGAAACAAATTTGCTCTCGTCACCGCCATCAGCGGCATTGAATACCCCGCCATTGTTATTGACTTTCAGGTGTTCACGAATATCGATCTGGTGGGTTGAAACGTTGTAATCGCCATTGGTTTCATAAGTCCGTTGGGCTAACGTGTCTTCCAGAATATTATAGGTGGACTGAGTCACCATAGACTGGATTTTACCTTCACGAACTTTGGCCAGTTCAACAAAGTCTTCAACCACAGCATCATAATCAAATCGAGATAAGACCAGATCTATTCGAAGACGATGAGCGCCTGGGGCTTTAGAGTTAATCGTTCCCTGAGCATTTGAATAAAGGGATTCATCTTCTGTTTCGGTGACAATAGTTTCGGTGACTTTAAATCCGATGCGGTGGGAAGTGATGTTAGAAGTTTTATCAACGATAAGAGTTGCGTCATCAACGTCTAGGAACATCCCACGAATGAAGTAAACGCCTTTTGTCATACGAGCGACGATAGAACCAGTCACTGCAGCTGCGATACCATAACCAATACGAATGAAATTATCATTCACGTCGTAAGTCTGGAAATACAGATTATCGTTAACATGGAATCCGTCAGCATTACCCGCTTCAGTCATCTCAAGGATAGCCAGCATCGTATCAGGAGCAGACAGATCACGTTCAAGAGACAACACACGCGCTTTGGCATTATTGTCCTTCCCCAAAACGTAGAGTTCAGAAATACCTTCCAGATCAGTGAATTCAGTACCACCAGCCAAAGTGAATTTCAAAGAGACTGCGGCATTGGTAATCGTCAGACCACCAGGGATAACCATAGAACCATCTTTGAACAAATGGTTGCCCAGTTTTTCAATTTGATCCTGAAGAATAGTCTGCATCTGGTTCAGTTCGCGAGTCTGAACCTTGATAGGCATCGGACGAAAAAGAATCCGTGAAAAACGTTTCCCAGGATTCCAGTCATCCCAATACGGGCGACGGTTTAAATTTGTAGATTGCATTTTGATGCTCCATAGAGTGCCATTTTATAGAGATATTTAGTATACAGCCAACAAACAGGATAGAAATAAAAACCCCGCCGAAGCGGGGTTTTTGTTAATTAATCTATTATGTAAAGTTTTGCAAATACACATTATGGTCGTAGGTATGCTGTACTCCGTCTAACTGCCACCCTATTCCAATCAATTTACCATCACTAGATCCGGAGTAAGATGCCGGAGCGTCAAATTGCCCAGAAATGCTACGCCTATCAAGAGCATCTGCTCTAGCCACCCAAGAATAACCAGAACCCCCTGTAGCACGTTGGGCGTTCGAACCAGCAGGCAACGTAAATGAAATTGACTTAGGAAAACGAACACGCATTCCAGATGGTGGGGTATCTGTAGTTTCAAAAACTATAGGGTTTCCTGATGTGCACGACCAGTTGTATGGCAGTACCTCAAATGTACAGTCACTGAAAGTGGTTTCATTTGGTCTAAAATACATAAGGCTAAATAACTCTGGGCTTGGCTGACGCATACGCAAAGATATATTGCATTTGGTCATACTGGAGACACGCCGAGTCTCGAACAGATTGAGGGCATTACGCGTACCAGTGTTATCATCACCAATGATATTACTTTCATCCCAGTTAAACCGTACTAACTGCACTGTTTTTCCTGAAGGCAATTCAGACACCATGGCTTGTTTAACGTCAAAGAAGTTATCTTGGAACGTAATACCCTGTATGCTGCCGTTAATTGTTATTGCTGCACTGAGTGCACGATTACGGTCTACAATAAAACTACACCCCTTAACCGTAACGTGGTTAATAAGGTACTGGCTTGAGTCAGAGTTACTATCCTGGAAGAAGTCAATAAAGCTACACATTCCAGCTTGGTTGCCAGCAGTAATTCTGCAATTCTCCACAGAAACACCATTGATGTGTGTAGTTGTCACGGAGTCAGGTCCTGCTGCTAATATAATAGCCTGACCTGAGATGTCACCAGTAACGCCTGATACAACAGCATTGTAGATATAAGTACCAGCCCCAGCCGCCTCTACACCATGCAGGGCAATGTAGCACCCACGTACATACCCTTCGATGAAAGAATCCCTGTACCAAGTATCATGCTGGTGTAGTTCTACAGTGCAAGCAATCATCTGTGCACGAGTAGATGAGGCACGGAATGTACAACCCTCAACACCACTGTAGGGGCAGTTGATGTAAACAGTACTGTGGTCTGCGTTGTTATTGCTCTGGATGAGGTTAATGAAACGGCACTTCCGCACCACACAATCACTACCGTACCCATTCCAGCCTGTAGTTACGGCCCATGTAATATCACCATTTTGGAAGATAATACGAGACACGGAACAGTTATAGCTCTTACCAAAGGCAATACCGTTCCTTAATTGAGAAGTGTTATCAAAATCGTATCCACCAAAGTCTATTGTACCATTGCCATTAGTGTAGATATGACAGTTATTCAGGTTGCCTGATGCAGCCGGGCTTCCATTATCGAACCCTACGAATATCTGAAATGATGAAGAAGCTAATGCAGGACCTATCTTTATGGTTCCTTCAATCTGGATATTGACATTACTCTTGAGCTGAATAATACCGCTGTGCCCAGATGCAGGGTCTGTGCTGTTTAGATACCATGTATAACCAACGGGAATAACTAATGTGCCACCGCCAGCATCAGAAATAGCGTCAACCGCGTTCTGAATATACTGCCTGCTATCTGTGGATAACCCAGGTTGGATGACGTTACCACTTGAGTCACAGTGGAAATCCCAAAGGCTAGCATACTCATCCAATTTCTCGTTTACTTTTCTATGGGATGCATTCACAAGACCTTTGAAGCTATAGCCAACAGCGCCAGAACCTGAGTTCGTTGCTAAATAAGATCGAAGAGAAGCATCACCAACACTAATCCATCCACCAGGACCTTCTCCACCGCTTGAAGCTGGGGCAGAACCAGCATCGACAGTTTTAGGTAATGCCCCATCCCAGCGATACTTACCATCTGTATAAGTAAGTAATTCATTTTTAACGTTAAGCGTAGAGCCAGAATCAAATGTCCCAGCCAAGGTAACATATTCTTCACGAGATACAGCTAATGCACCTAAGTCTACAGAACCTGCTGAATGTACAAGTACAGCAGCAGTACTAAGACTGACGGCAGTAGTACCAGAAGCAATACCAACAGGTAAGGAATAAGCTCTTTGCGTTTCCTTGTCATAGATAACTTTATACCCACCTAAATCTACACCAACTGAGAAATAAACAACCTCAGATTGTTTAACTCCAAAGTGTCTGGCTACTGCTTGTTTATTGGTTAAGATTCCAGTTGAACCTTTACCACCTTGACTAAACATTTCGTTCATAAGTACCTCATTGTTTTTCTAGTAAAGACCCCTCCGAAGAGGGGTATATTTTTTAAATAGAAGAATCCAATATACGGTAACTAATTAACTTAGTAGGGTCTACAGGATTAATCAGGTTGTAGTATCGTGAAGCTACATAATCGTTCTCAGAAGAGAACATACCAACATACACTTTAGCGCCCACCCCAGAACAAGCATCCCCACCAGCATTGCTATCCGAGAAGAATGTTAATGAGGAAGTTAATCCGAATATAGAATTAAATGGTACGGCTAAATAAGCGCCTCGGAATGACCGTCTGATTCTCTTACCCGTCTGAATATTAAGAATACTCCACCAGAAATATCCAGGTTTAGCACCAATAGCTATATGATATGGCACACCACTTTGTAGTTTAAGGTCGTTAGGTAAATCCCCAGATAAAATTTGGGTTGTACCATCGCCCCCCAATAGCAAAGCAATTGTTTGTTTTCCAGAAGCGTCTATAACTAATTGAAGATGAAGACTGTTGGATGTATCACTAAACCCTGAACCAATGGCCATGAAGTTAAATACTTCAGCTCCAGATATAGTAGGTACTATAACAGCAGCCATGGTAATACCTTCTGGACCTGCTGTTCTTGAGTACAGTAATTTATCTTTGTTGGCTTGTGATAGTCTCAGACCATTTACTTGCCCTACAGAAGATGGGACACTTACATAAACAGGTGTAGTGCTAACACCATCAAATGTAGGGGTCTCGTTCATGGTTTGCAAACCAGTCTTGGAATAATTAACCAATCCGTTAATGCTCAGGTCGGAATTGGTGGGGTTGATAATATTGTTATCACCAATAAAGTTAATGCCCATATAACCAGTCTCAACCACACCATTAATGGTGACACTACAATCATTAGACAGGAACTGAAAATTGCCTGCACTAGAGTTAGCACCTGAACCACTATTCGCGGCATAATTGAGTCCTACGAATCCGTTGATAACTGCATCACTTTTGTTAAATACGATGTTGTAGAAAGTGTTGTTAGCATTGATGCCGTTACGATTGGTGTTCAATCCGTTCATGGAAATTGAATATGAATCGCTAATCTCAATGCCATTCCCACCACAATCTTGTACCTCAATACCATTAATAACCATATTCTGGCTGTTATTAATAGTAATGCCTGGGAACTGTCCTACTGTACCATAAGGTTGCCAGTTAGCCCAAATGAATTTACCGCCAATAATACGACCATTACCACAACCATCAAGAACCAGACATTGTTTACCGCAGGTATTAACCTGGATATTTGTCCAAGTCCAATCAGTAGTAGCACAACGGACACCCACCTGATTGATGTGGTTGACTAAAAGAGAATCTGTAGTAACACTAAAGTTACCACTATCAATATTTAACCCATATTCATCAAAACCTGCTATATGGACTTTAGAAATACACAAGTCGCGTCTTGGGTCTGCGGTAGTGTGGAACGGATAATCGGCTGAGAGACCTGAAGGAGTTTCTACATAGATACCTGTTGTGCCCGCAGTAAATGACGTGCCTTGTTGTGCACCTGTGCCATATACCCCAAAGGCGTCTAATACAATAAGGGAGCATGTATCTTTTATGGTAATACAATTCCCAGTAGCAGAAGGCAACTGATGCAACCTTGAGTAATGTAATCCAGACCCATAAATAGACGACGTATTATATTTTAACTGGATATTGCTAACGTAATGTGCATCAGTTAATTGTGTGGCCTTACCACTATCCACACAAGATTGTACTGGAATAGTATCATCATTAGAACCACCCAAAGCACCAAACATGAATGGGTTAACTCTATCAGCATTAACACGTAACCATGCTGCGCCGCCAACAGTTTTGATCACAGTACCGTTATTATCAGTCTTTCCTGTACCATCAATTAACGCACGGAATACCCCTCCACCAAGAAGAGTACCCGCAGTGTGTTGCTTAAGAATAATGCGTTGTCCATCCATAGTGGGTTCAGTATTCCTGAGATCAGCAACAGAATGGCATTCTCCAATATACTTGGCACCATCATTGCGCCCCAGAGTGTTTATCACATTAATAAATGAATCTTCTAAAGGCAACAAATCAACCTGCACATCACCTGGGTTGTAATTCAATTTCCCAGCAGATACAGAAGAAATGACAGAACCATCAGGTATGGTTGGTAAACCATAACTGGTTTGCGTCGCTATATCATAAACAACTTTCTTCCCATCCAACAAAGATATGGTGTCCGTACTAACGATGACTTCAGAGTCTTTTACATTAGCAGAACGGGCGATTTCTTGAATACTTCGATCAAATGCCGGACTGATATTCGGTTGTCTAACAGACATTTCAGCGACTACCCAAACGCCTGCAGTCAGTGCAGTTTGCAAAGATACTTTCCCTGTCATGCTGTTATAGGAATATTCAATTTCGGGTGTTTTGTACTCGCCACCGATATAAAGAGATTGGACTCCATAAGATGTGAAATCAGGAGTGAACTCGGTTTCACCTCCTACGGCTTGAAATTTGTATATGCGGATACCTTTGGCTGTATCTTCTGGCGAAAGAATTTTATCGAATAAGCAATACACAACATCGCCTTTGGACAATGCGCGCCCGAGATTCAACGTATTTCCTTCGATTTCAAAGTTGTCTAACGGAACTTGCATACCACCGTTGATTGTGACTACGCCAGTGACAGGATAGAACGGCAAGGAAAGGAAAGTTTCTCCACCGACATTTGATTTATACGTGAAAGGAATCTGGTGGGGAGCTGTGATTACGCCGCCGAATAATTCTTCTACATTTCTAGTCATTTGAAAATACCCCATAAAGGATTTGCCAATATGGGGTATTTAGTCTGAACTAATAAAATTTATGAACAAAGGTATAATAAGAACCCCGCCAAAGCGGGGCATAAGTTACTTATTACACAGATAACTTCATACGTGTTTTACTTCCATCAGGGAGTCGTATCAAAGCCCACAGTGCACCCGCATCTAAGTACAAGGACATTGTATTAATATCCAACACACCTTCATCCGGTAATACTGTACCAGAAATAGGTAGCTCAGTTGTCTTATAATCTCCTCGGTTAACCTTGAGAGATACAGCATTAGGGGTTGAACCAGAGAGTGCAGTTAACTCAGTCCATGCTGAACCAGAACCAGCAGAACCGTTCAGATGGGAACGTAAAGCACCACTATCCAGAGTAGCTGACAGCTTGTTAATACGTAGAGCCAACTCAGCAGTATCACTATTGAACCCGATGACTCTAGACTGACCTAATACTGGGTCAAGTAAGTTACCAACAAGAATTTTATCTGGAGGAACATTACCGACCAACCCACTTATTGTGGAGTTTGGTGCACTGATAACCAGGCCATTTGATGGTTGTGGTTTAATCCCAGCAGCCTTAATCCCATTAACAATACAATCACCTATAATGATAATTTGGTCAGAATCAAAATTAAGGTAGTTACAATCAATAACTGTAATGTTAGAAAATACACGGTTGTAAGTATGTGCAAGCATACCTGCACCAGCACAATCCTGTACGGTAACGTTAGAAACATACCCACCACGACCATCCATACCTAAACCAACACCAAGTGAGTTCATAACAAGAATATTATCAACCAAATGGTTATTAGGCAGTTGGTGGAATGGATATTCAGATACAGGTAAATCCCCAGGTCTATCCGGTTCTGGTGCCATACCTGGGTCAGAACCCAAGTCAAAACCATCCCAAACAGGAGACAATGCAACAGAATCCCTGAACTGTAGATTATAGTTACGTGCAGTACCACCACCAACGGAACCCTGATAAGTCTTGAAACCAGACTCACCAGCTCGCCATGATGTAACACCAATAACTCCACCATTGTGGGATTCACCACCATTATTTCTCAGGAACTGAACACCACTACCAGAACCATAATGAACACGTCCACCAATAACATAATTACCTAATCCCCAATCACCACTAAGGTTCTCAAAGGTAATGATTCCATCTTTACCACCAATGATGCTATCTGAATCAATTACCTTGCAGTGATGACAACTACGGAAAAGGTAAGCAGCCATAAGACCACCAGCATTTCTTATTTCTACTCGGCTGGCACTGCGAATATCTAGAGTGGCTGTAATATGTTGGTCTTTAACGTTCTGTGGGAGTAATGCCTCTAATCCAGGGAATTTAACCCAGTCATTTACCCCAGGTTGATAGCCTTCAATCTTTGATTGCTTCAGCGTTGCAGCAACAAGGGCAGCATCTGTAATCCATTTACCATCAGCATCCCACGGGAAAATGACCCATGGAGTAGTCTTGCTCTCCATGAATGGTTGATTAATTACCGAGCCTGGCCCCATATTATTAAAGATTAAAGCCCCATCTCCAATAAACTTAGCCTTACAGTTAATGGTTAAAGTCTTACCACCAAAATCTACAGACTCACCATCTGTGAAGTTGTAATTGATATCAATAAGCAATCCATCTACGGCTGCTGTCGCTGCATCCTGTAATGTAGAATAATCAGATAACTTTACTGAATATTTGAATTTTTTGTTGGCTTCCTGTCTAAATGCTGCGTCACCAACACTCAACCATGCACCTAAACCAACGCCACCAGATGTTTCAGGTGTTGAGCCAGCATCGACAGTTTTAGGAAGTGAACCATCCCATCGATATTTTTTATCATCGTGAACAAGAAGTTCATTTTTCACATTAATGGTATGGCCGAAATTAAAAGAACCAGGTAAAGTCACATATTCTTCGCGACTTACTGCTAATTCCCCAAGGTCAACAGAGCCAGAAGAATGAGTAAGGATGGCTTGTTCGTTCAGACTTATCGCAGTCGTTCCTGAAACAATACCTGAAGGAAGAGAATAAGCCCGTTGGGTAGACTCATCATAAATTACTTTAAATCCACTGAGATCAATACCAGCAGTGAAATAAATGACTTCGTCTTCTTTGACACCGAAATTTCGAGCGATAGATTGTTTGTTAACTTCTATAGAAGTGGAGCCGCGTGGTTGATTGAATTGAGAAATCATGATAATACCCCATAAAGGATGACCAATATGGGGTATTTAGTCTGAACTAATAAAATTTATGAATCATGGGTTCTTGTTATCAAATTGTCAATGTGTTGACTAAGGTTAATTTTCCGCCTGGTCGCTTATACATGTAACTGTAATTTGTATTTGCAGGAATTATTATATTGCTACTAGGATAGTTAAGATTAAGAATAGAAATATCAACTGCAAATTCATCCCCTGCATACACAGCGTAAGCATCCGCTTGCGAAGCATTGAAAGTACATGAGCTACCAATGCAGCACCTTGTTCCAGCACCAGATGAACGTATAGCAGCTTTATTCTCTATACCTGAATCAGAGTTCGTACTCCACCCATCGAATTCAACGGCATCAATAGCTAACCTAGACCCTGATGATAAAACTATTGGGTTATTATTAATACCTCTTACACTTCCGGCAGAAAAAGCCATTCCGGTAGAATCTGTCGCATTTAAGAAATTATATGTGCGACTGCTTGCAGAACTGTACTCGCCTCGTCCAAGAACATCAAAAGATGACATCACAAAACCATCAACTTTATCGGTTCGTATCATCACCATGTTTGTATTGAGAGTCAAGTCAGCATGCACAAAATGTGCATTTGAAATCTGAACACCAGATACGCGACGAATTGAGTTACCTTGTATGTGAAGAACTGGAATTGCAGTTGCAGATGTATTTGTGCTTTCTCCGATATAGATATTGCTCATAGCGGTATTGATATGGTTAGTACTGTCATTTTTTGGCATCAACATTATTGCGCCAACATCATACCCACCATTTGCCCAGATATTCGTAATTCGGTTTCCACCAGCAGCGAGCAATAGCGGAACACTTCCACCATAACAGTTTACGGTGTCCATTACAGAATCTGAGTATATACGGATACACCCACCTGTAGCTCTTTTCGTCAGATCTGAACTGGTTGCTTCGGTATAAACGTCACGCATTACAGTCAAACCCTGATCATCGTAGATAACCCATGTATTGAAATTTTTACCTGTCAGTTTTTCATAGTACCAACCAGCTCCAGACTCATGCAATATTGCATGATTGCAACGCCATTCTCCGTCAAATTGAATGTTTTTAAATTTTATAGAATCCTGTCCGTGCTGGTTTACGCCAGAATTAAATAAACAATTTTGATTATCATTTAACGGTTTGATCACTGTTGTTCCAGTGTACGCCTGATTGGCACCTTGCCCTTCAAACGTGAGGCCTTGTGTGTACTCTGGGATATCACACTGAGACATTCTAAGTTCACCTTTAGGAAATATGATACGGCGAACACCAGCAGATATAGCCGCCATAATTGCAGGTGTCTGATCAGCTACATGCACACCACCACCGTAATTTTCTATGTAATCAGAAATAGGTTCTTTTTTCCAGTTTGAGTCAACGGATGGGGTTGCCGGAACTGTCGAACCTGGGACAATAGGTCCTTTGTATGAGTAATATTCATCATTATACTTGAATACCTGTAACGAAGAATCAAAAGGAAGTCCAGAACCGAAATTGCCTGAAGGAACAAAAGGATGTAGATTTGTTTGTTGAACATTTTTTATAAAATCAAATGTTTCTTGTACAGTATTCCCATTTCCAGTTTTTACAATTCCAGCTCCATTTGTCGAATTCAAATCAGATCTTAAAGAAGCATCACCAACACTTACCCATTCACCAATACCAACTCCACCAGATGTTTCAGGTGTTGATCCAGCATCGACAGTTTTAGGAAGTGAACCATCCCAGCGATACTTACCGTTCGTATGGGTGAGTAATTCATTTTTAGTATTGATGACAGCACCAGAATCAAATGTCCCAGACAAGGTAACATACTCTTCGCGAGATACAGCTAATGCGCCCAGATCAACACTACCAGCTGAATGCACAAGTACAGCCGAAGAACTAAGGCTGACTGCCGTGGTTCCAGTCGGTAGCTCTGGAATAAAATATGATCTCTGTGTTACTTTATCATAGATAACTTTATACCCACTTAACACAGCACCAACACTAAAATAAATGACCTCTGTATCTTTAACATTGGTTACACGAGCCACTTCCCGCAAAGTATAATCAATTTGATTATAGATGTTTGGCGTTCCATTGATAATTACAACAACTTCATCCTCTGCATCCAGTTCTTGCGCAAGAGTGATTTTACTGGTTAATGAATCGAATGTGAACCCCAGATTTTTATACTGGCGACTTCCGTTTATATCAATGGCTGGAACATCATCGACAACGATGTCTAACGTGATTTCGGTTTCACCGCCAACCGCTGAACCCCCATTATAGACCCAGGTAATCGTAGAAGAACCAGAACCACCGCCATTACCCAATTGAATAGGAGTATATTCAATCACCTGAAGTTCTGTGCTGGCTGGCAAAGAAGGACTGAAAGTGATCACATTCCCATCTAGTGAATATTTGGATTCCGCAAGACGTTTTCCGTCAGCGTACACGTCCACGATTGTTGGTGGAGTATTGAGAGTGACAGCACTTGTTTCAGACGCCAAAATTTGTGTAAAGATTTCACGACTGTAGACACGGCCTTGGCCAAGGCCGACGCCGGATGTGATAACCCAACCTTGTTCAGGTCCAGACCAAGTGAACGTTGCTGATACGTTATCAGTTGTTATAGCCATGTCTTCAGTGGAACCATACAGGTTATTTCCCGCTGGAGATACGGTCAATGGATACGTCGCGAATTTCCCATAGGCATCACAAATAGTAACGGAATCCCCAACACGCGTAGGGGAAGGGAGAACCACTGTAGATGCCCCTGTGGTGTTATTAATGAGATAGCCGCGACCTTCTAACAAATTGCTAGAGGGAGCGTGAGGGAGCGTTTCCCAGCGTATTCCGCCGCCCCCCAAAGACAACCAACCACCGTTTTCGTAATAACCTTCAAATTCATCGCTATCGGGATTGTAACGCACAGAAGATGGAAGACCTGCAACTTCAGTATCTTCAGGGAATGTCATTACGGCACCAGGGGAATGCTCAATAGTGCCGGAGTTGTTGAAGCCTTTTATGTTCGAAGACTCAGAAGTTTCTAAACCCAAAGGGAAAAGAGGCTGTGTTGGTTTGTTGGCCATTTGTAATACCCCTAAATGTATTCATGTCATCTAGGGGTATTTAGTTTTAGAAAGAAGCTGTAATAGAATAATCGACAGAACAAGCGGTTGTTGTATTTGCATTAACAACGGAAATTCTCAATTTACCACCCACCACAGCCCCTGTGAACGTCACTGTACCGCTCGTACTTTTCTGAACCAACAACTCTGATTTGATCGTTCCGTCACGAGTTATGGTTACTCGATATGTGTCAACAACGTTACCTGTCCCCCATTGCGCAGTTACCAGTATTTGACAAAGGTTCACCAAATCAAAATCTGGAAGAGCCGTCGTTCCCGAAGCCGAAACCGTGTATGACGACAAATTCGTTTTGGTACGATAAACGGCGTTCCCCAAACTGTTGTCGATAGAGGTCATCTTGGCATTATACGTTGATACACTAACTTTATCACTGGAAAGAGAACTGATGCTGTTATCCAGAGATGTCATCTTCGTGTTGTACGTGCTGACCTCGACTTTATTACCCAGAGACGTGTTGATATTGGAGATACTCAAATCCAACGACGCCATCTTAGTGTTGTAAGTCGAGGTGTTGACTTTCCCGTTCAACGACGTGTTGATGTTATTAATCTGAGACTCTAGACTCAGCATATCTGCGTCATACGCTGTCGTTGTCACATATCCATTAAATCGGTTGTCTGCAAACAACGCATCAAAAAATGCAGTCATTGTCCAATAACGCGCTCCAGAATCTGTCTGCACAGGAACTGAAGTCGGCAACGTTGGTCCGGTATACGCAGACAATCTGGTGAAATCCAAATTGAATTTGTAATATCCGGATGTCAACAACTCCCCAGCCAAACCAGAACCAGGCGGGGTAGTGTCTTCACTGACACCATGTTTCCTCAACATACTCAGGTTGACACCGTCTGTTGAGTTGGTTGGTTCGTCCGCGATTGAAACAGATTTCCCAGCGGGGACTTGTATGCCCCCATTGGTCACCAACAGCGCATTAAATGTCTTCTTACCGTTGATTGTCTGTTCACCACTATCCGTTCTTATAACTTTGTTGGTCAGGGTGTCATTAATCGTATCCACAGACCTTTTCAACTCATAAGTCAGGCGAGCAGAAGGCGGAAACAATGGGTCACTGACTTCAAAATCATCAATGACGTCGTTTTTACTTACTTTGTCATCAACAGAACCTAATATCTGATCTATCTGCTGACCTGTATATTGACTCAGGAAATCGGCCATTTTTAGCTCCTTGTGCTTTCTAGGAATACAGTAAATCCAGCAGGATGGAAATGCTGACGGAAGACGCGTTCAAACACACCTTCAAAATCAGATACGTCGCCTGGGACTCCTATAACATAAGTGTATTCATCATAATAGTAATCATCACGCATCCCTGTCGTGCCGTCACATTCAAAATTTCCGTCCAGACCGCCTATGTCTTCTTTCGTAAAATAGACGCTGACTGGACAACCGAAATATATCCAAAAGAACAATTCAATCGCTTTCTTTGTTCCACGTATTTTATAGATGTGCTTCAACAATTTAAGCCAACGCGGATGATCCAGAGTTCTTCGGTTAGTTCCTTCAATATAGACAGAGAACGTATCGCCCGTGGCCGTCAACAACGAATCCGAACCGACTGGGATAAAATGTCCAAATTCTTGAAATGATTTATCGACAGTTCGTTGAAACCCAAAATCATTATACCAGTCGTCTATCTGCTTATTCTTATCTTCAATAGAAAATAATGGTCTTCCATCAGCATCCAACAACGTCTCAGCATCAAGTGCCATCATGTTCTCAAATGTTCTGACCAAAAATTTATCTGACAGATAATCTTTGGCTTCAGAGCCTGGCGTTTTGTCGGCCTTCAAATCTATGAGTTGTTTAACAGGAGAATCTTCACTTTCAGGGTTCATCCAACTCGAAGTGTCTGCCAGATATGCCAAAATTTCTTCTTGAGTGAAGCCCTGCTGCCGATACAGCCAATTAAAGAACGTGTCCATGAACTCTATGAACAGAGGAAAATCGTTCTGATAGAACAATGGGGTTTCATACTTAACCCCATTGTGTCCATTATTAAGATCTTTGGACATAGCGCACCTCTGGCGTAACAACCACATCACCAATTTTGAATACTTGGTTCTGTGAAGCCTGTATATTTTGATTCAGTCCATCTGGTAGCACGACAATCGTTATCCCTTCAGGATTATAATTTGAAACCGTAATCTGCTGAAGGTCGACGACACCGTTGGTGTAATCCACAACGCCTGTTTTCTGAACCAAAAATTCTTTGGTTGTGTCATTGTTATTCACCTTATACATGTTCAAATTTCCATTTTCATCACGCATGTAATAAGTGAAATCAACTTCGGCCGGAAGTGGTTTAAACCCTGTTATTTTTACAGAACCAGGTTTAATGCTTCTGCCATAACTGAAAGTAAAGCTATCCAACACACCATAATCAGGTTTGAAATGACGTTTATAACCGACAGACGTGATATTTGAGTTAATGGAACGTTCCATTTTCGTAATTGCTTCCTGCAATATCTCTTTGTCGAACAACTGATCAAACCCGCCGAGATTGTTTTCGCCCCATTTGACAATACTGTTGCCAACCACGACTTTCATCTGTTCTTCAACATAAACTGTCGAAGTCGGATCCCAAAATATTGTTGTCGCAACTTGGATATATGTTATGTCTGAGTCCACCACTTTGGGAGTGATAGACCCCACATTATATTTGTCCAAAGAAGCAACGATATCAGCCTTCTCCGCGTCTGAAAGAGTCTCACCAACAGATGGTATCACAGCAATATAAACGTAGCCGGAATCCGGTGGAGAAAGCGTGTCACCACCATAAGATTTGGCACGGGCAACGTTAGAGAACAGCCTTTCTGTCAACACACCATAATCCGTTTCCGTAACGGCAGCGCCATCGGCCTGATAAGCTAAAGGAGCCAGACGTTTGATGTCTTCAATAGATTCTGGATCCCCGCCGCCCGCGCTGCGTTCAGAAACCAATTCCACGTCAACCTGGTTAAACCCGCCTATCGAAGACGCGGAAGACAAGCTGGTGATGTCGTTACCTTCTGCACCAGAAGTTTCTAAATACTGGAGGAAAATAACGTTTCCGTCTTCTACTCGGCGAGACAGATAACCATCACCGAATTCAAACACATACAGACCGTCAATACCCAATTCTACGAAATACAGGTAAGCATATTGGCTCAGATCAAATGGACTGTTGTAACGTTGATATGTCGTCGAAACGTCGGAAGACTCTGATTCTTGTACTTGCACGACCATATGATTGATATCGACATTCCCAGAAGGAATCGTATATGTTGAAATCGCGCTTCCTTCAACATCATATGTCTTGTACAACCAATTCCCCTGTACCAACTTTACATTGTTGAACATGTAATAACCGTCTGCAGTCAACGTTGCTGACACTGGTTTCTCAACAGTAAAGTTGTAGGAACTGCCGTCTTTTGCCCCAACGAACATTACGCGCCGATCCATGATGATCTCATTGGGGGCTGTGCTGGCGTCATAAGGCGTAACTTTGATGTTGACATACATGTATGCTGCCCGATAGTTGTCAGGCGTGTAGGAAAGAAATGCAGCAGATAAACCGACGTTTGAACGTTGATTTGCTGTCTTCAAATGGCCTTCACCATTAAGCATGTTTTGCATAAAGGCTATGGCGTTCGCGTCAGATGCCAACAAACGAATAATCGCACTAAGACCAGAACCTTCAAAGTCATAATCTTTAAAGGTGGGATCAGCTTTCATTCGCTGTTTAATAATGTATTCAAATGCTCTGACGTCGAGTGAAGGAACTGTTTGCGTGGCCATGATAATCTCCATCACCTGAGTTTGAATATGGTGTTGAAGATATTTAGCCAAAGGGAATCAAAACGCTCTCGCGCGTTAATTTATTCGAATATACTCGCGAGGGGGCTAAAGCCCTCGCTCGTAACACCGCCTTGACAGGCAGTCCCATTCCGCAGCCATGGAGGCTGCTTCTCGTTGTTCGTTAACACTCACAACTCGAAGGGCACCGCGTTAAGATACAGTTTCTTGATGTTGTAGAAAAGTAGTTTTTACCTATTAATAATCACTGTCATTATTTTATTGGCCATTCCTGTGTTTATATTCAATAAACGTATCTCCAATATAATAATGGAGACATTTAATCAATTCGGTGAGGCTCCGGAATGCACATTAACACAGCAATCATGAAACACATTATTCCTTTATTGGCAAAATACGAAGGGGAACGCGCCACGAAAATCCCTTTTGGAACAATCACAGATGAAGTGAAACGCCTGACAGGTAAAAGTATCAATTTCCGTCGCGTTGTTGAATCTGCGTTAGAGTTGGCCCGTTCCGATTTACAGAATCCAACATTTTCATTTAATATTGACGTAACTTCTTCACTCCGACAAGAATTGGAAGAATCATCACAAGCGCGGCGCGATCGTTTCCGTCATTTATATGTTCGTAACGAATTCTCCGAAGGTCGTGTTGGTATGAAACTGGAGTCTATTCGTTCTGATATTTGCTTCACTGTCAACTATGTTTTAGAGCCAGAAAGCCAGCGCATTTATTTTGGCGCGATTATCGGTTTCTATGGGAACTCTATTAATGGTTGGGCAGAACGTGTTGGATTAAAAGAAACCCAGAACAATCATTCCACACCTTCTACCCATTATATGACGCATGAAGCTGCTGGCGAATATGTTTACCTTCTGCGTCGTGTTGTGAAGTTAGAAGTGTTAAAATAACGCTTTATTCAATAAATAATTGTAGTAAAGTTAGTTGCATGGAAGGGAGGGAACACTATGTTTTACATGATGTTACTCCTCATCCTCCTGATCGGGATTACCTGCTCTCTCCTGGGTCTACCCGATCAGTCCGGTAAACAGTTGCCCACTTCGGCGCATCCGGTTTTGAGTGAAGGTTCGTCCGCACTGCTGTGGGCAGTGTAGCTCAAAGGGGAGAGGACTTTTCAAATTAGCTGGGCTGCGGTAAAGTATTAAACATGAGGGAAATAACACAGTGGGAGTCGGGTTTGCAGCCCAAAACCAGTTAACCCCTAGTCTCAGGGGCTTGTGTGAATAGAGGCGTAATAGCCACCTCGCTGGTGTCAGTGGACGCACTTGACCGTCGGAGAACGAAACTCCCTGTTGTAGCGTGATTAGCTCAGAATCAGAGAGCACCCTGTTGGCAAGTCGACACCAACATATAAGGGGAGGTCGGGGGCGCTAATCTCCATCACGCCGACAACATTATGAGTCTTCATAGAGGGTTCATAATGTTGCGTCAAAGGGCAACAAGAGGATTCCTGTTGGTTGAATTAACTTGATTCATAGTTCCTGCTGATCTTCCCGGATTCAGAAGAACACCGACAGGACGAGGCCGGATGCGTAAGTTCCGGCAAATCGATGGTGAGGTGGTGCATTGGTGACACGGGGTAGCGCTCAGAAGTGTGGTTCGATTCCGCACCCTCGCCAACAAAATAAAAGGTTTTATCAATAACGGGTTACAAAGTATAGTTAACTCACTGAACGGCAAGCTGTTTGAGTCCTGGCCACTCATATCGATGTGAGACCAAGACAGGTAGGTTTAGGACTCAAACAGGTTTTCGTTTTCGTTGTGCGTGACTTTGCGGGTTTTTAGAAACTGACCAAGCAAATAACTGCTAATGATTCCGAAGTTCTGATGGCGGCGTAATAGCCTATAAGTCAGTGAGGTCTTCCGATTCCTCATAACAAAATTCGGCGCACTAACAATAGGTGGGAGGGTGTGATTAATAAGCTCCCGCCGAACAATGAGCGGAGCGTGTACTTAATAGGTCGATGGGAGCAGGCTACTTCTGAGAAATCAGGAGCGTACATGAGAAGGTTCGAGTCCTTCCTCCAATCCCAAAGCCGTTATATCTGACTGTCCAAAGGGGATAAGCTCCTGAGTAGCAGAGGTGGGTTGCCTAAGTCAGATGGGATGTGAGGTCAGCGCTGGCCAATCATTTGGGTTCGACTCCCTAAAACGGCTCCACATCTTTGAGGACATTGACAGGTGGAAGCATTTGGCGCCAGATGTTCATGGCGGGTTCGAGTCCCGCGCAGTGTCCTCAAAGATGTGAGCGAAGTCTTGTTATTAGCCCTGATCTTTGGCAAGTGAAGGGCTACGCAAATCGAAGTTCTCTGGGTATATCTTTTAACCCTCAAGGTCTGTACACAGATGTGTCCGTCCCATGAGCAAGTTAGGCGATATACAACATGTTGGGTCGAACCTGTTAAGCCCAGAGAACTTCGATTTGCGCACTTGAGAGAGCGTTGTATGAAATAGGGCAATGCCTTGCAGACCTCGACACCTACATATTCTAGACACTAGTGGGTGCTGGCGAAGATCTCAAAATAAGCTGGTCATCAAGGGTAGCTCCCTGACCAGACGAACAATGAGAGGCCGAACTAAGGGGAAACCCGAGACAGGCGCAGTATTTTCAAGTTCGCAAAACAGTGATCATCCTGACAAGTGTGATCACTCTACGACAGAGACGTAACATCGTGGCTATCAACCACATCCTCGCTCTAGTGATGAGTGGTGTTATGTTTCTGTCGGCCAGCCTCGTTTGGTCCGAACGTAGAGGACAAGTGCTGAAGCGAGACGAAGACGCTGAAGTGCGAGTTGCGACATTGGTTGCAACTTTGATGGCTCTAGATTTTATAAACCAAGTCTATGGGTGACGCGGGATCTTTAGTCCTAGAGCCATCAAAGTTGTGTCCAATCCGATCTTACAAGCCCGTATCCCGATCTGGTTAAGACTTGTAAGTGGAAAGCCCTGGAAAAATAAACGCCTGTGGTGAGACTACAGTGCAAGTCGATGACCTACAGAAGCGCGTTGCCGTGAGGCGCACAAGAGGCATGCATGAACTGATCATGCACAAACGGGATAAAAGGTTGACAGTCCTTGATTGGGCACACAATAAAACGCATCAGAGAGACGTTGGGTCAGAACCAACCTGCCCGAGAGGGTGGTCGTATAGCGGTAATTATGCTCTGGTGCAATTGAATATGGGGCGATAGTTTAAGGGATAGCTGTCCGGACAGCGAGTCCCCAGAGAGAACAGCTGGAGGCCAATCCAGCAGGTGAGGTGAAAAGCCTCAGACCCCGCCAATTTTGGCCCCGTAGCTCAGTGGTTAGAGCAGTCGACTCATAATCGATTGGTCGCTGGTTCAAGTCCAGCCAGGGTCACCACTAAATAAACCAGTTGTTCAATAAAATTTGGTGAGGTATCTTTATGATGGAATTTATAAAACAGCTGTGGTTGGTGTATGTCCTGCAGAATCAGTCTTATGATCTGCGCATGGTAAGCATCAAGAACGACAGCCACCCGAAGACATACGACCGTTACGATCCGGCGTTTGGTCTTCACAAAATTTGACGATGTAGTTCAGTCGGTAGAACGGTGGACTGTTAATCCATATGTCGCAGGTTCAAGTCCTGTCATCGTCGCCATATTATGTCGGGTCTTGCAGGATGAAATAGAGATCCTGTTATGATGTCCAGGGGAGTTTATTATTCAAAGTGAACATATGATAGCTTTGAAGAAACGCAAACTAAAGATTGGGGTTTGAATCCCCCACCCGACGACAAACAATGGGTGTGAACGAAAGCAAGTAAGCACGAAGTACGCGAACGACAAGCTCTTGAAGCGAAGTCCAATAGCCGAACGGAATCTGAACCCGACGGAAGTAACACCCACCAATTTCAGAGTGGAAGGGCTACAGTAGGTGCACCCCTGCGGAATGCTACACCGTACACTCTGATCCAAATCTACCGCCGCGTGGATTAGCTGAGGAAGGATGGCCGATGTCCTCAAGCGTGGCCCAGCACGCGGCGGTAGACTAAATGTGAGTGTGGCAGAGCGGTCGAATGCAGGAGACTGTAAATCTCCCCGTAACAGCGCGGTGGTTCAAATCCATCCACTCACACCAAATTTGCGATCATCGCGGAAATCCCAGACGCGAGTGGAGGCCAGGGCGGAAGACTGGCATATGGGCACCGACGGCAAAGGTGCTCTACCTCCTGGAATTGGGTGGCCTGAATGGTAGGGAAAGCGAGCCAAGCGTTGTGGGTTCAACTCCCACTCACCCAACCCCAGATGAAATGGGTTCATCATCGCAAATCAAATTATGAGTGTGACTTCCTGAAGATGAAGAAGGTGTGCATGCCGACTTCATAACAATCTGGGGTTAAGGAAGTTAAGAAAGTCGCAGGATATGCAAGTGAAATGCAAATAGCTTTCAGCGTCCTGACGATTTCGGGTTCGATTCCCGACGCACTCTCCCAACGCCCATTATCAGAAATTGCTGTGAGTAGTCTTTCCATCCCCACGATGGTTTAACATAGCCCGATCAGGATGATCGGGTTTCTTTTTGTCTGTAATAAATAGATCTGACTTGTAAAGGAGGTCTATTATGGCAACTGCTAAGATCACACCAAACGCAAGTACATGGACGCAAGTCTCAGACGGCACATCTTTGAAAACTCTTCAAGTGACTCACGGTTCTGTGTATCTGTGTGATAGCCCCAGCACTCCAACGGGTAACAACGCGCATATCATATATCAAGGAAATATGGTCGTTTTAACCCCGCCGACGGTGGGATGGGTTAAGGCAATTAATTCTGATGCGACGGTTATCGTTTCTTAAGGAGGGAGTATGGCCATTTTGACATCTCCCTATTTGGGGAATATGCTTCAGACCCATCGCATCAAAACAGAAGTCAGATTTTCCGGATTGTCTCTCAATATTCCTACTGGTGCAACTGGCGTAGATTTATTGTCGTTGTTTGTTGATAAAACTCCTGTCGCTGGTTCTACGGCGATGACACCATTCTTTGATTTAGCAACTAATAAATTCAAAGTTTTTAATAATGACTCAACTGTAACGCTGAAAATAAATTTGATAGGCGCATGGCAAGGATCCACCAATAACCGAACATTAGAACTGAATTTTGTTGGGTCTGCGGGGAACCAATTAACGAAAAGTCGAGACGCTGCGTTAACGGGACAAGATATCTTGTCATTTCCTACATTCTTCAGTGTGGACAAGGACGGTAATTTAGCAACAAACGGTAGTCAAATTATTGCCAGATCTTATGGAAATGATTTTACCATTACGGAAGCCATCTTCATCGCTGAGCAGGTTGTCCCACTCTATATGACCAGTATTTGATTTGTTCAATGACAATAAGGGGTTTAAAATTTAACCGTTTATAAACCCCTTCATTGATTTGAGGAAACACCATGCGCAATGTAACAATTTGGGATTACAATGATGTTGTTTGTGATCTGCCTCCATTTGCTCGTCTGTACACATATAAAGGCAACAAGCGCACTCTGAATGAGTTCTTGTATCCGGCTTACATTTACAGAGACGGGCACCTCGCACCGCGTTCCCTAGATGATACGGGCGTCTGCACCCCATTTGATCTGAACAAGAAAGGCCAAGCGGTGTTCATCGGTTATTCCAGCGAAGACGATATGGTCAACGGGCGGCGCGGCCTGTATATGGTATTCAATTCATTTGAGCAAGCAGTGAATTGGATGTTCAAAAATGGATATGACTTTTATGGTGAAGAGAGTTCTACTGCTCGCCGCCGTAAAGTTAAGAACGTAGATTTCTACGCTGAGCGCAAGAAATATCTAGATATCGCTCATCAGTATGAGCAGTCCAAGAAATCTGTTTTAATCAAGCCGTGTGTTTCTGTGGCTGAAGAAGCGAGTGTTGTGGACAATTCCGATCTGAATCAGGCGATCAAATCTTTGAAGCCGACTCCACCGACTCCACCAGCCAGTCGTGTTCTGAACGATCAGGGTGCTCCGGTTGTTAAATATGATAGTTCTATTCCGGTCCCTGAATCTAAGAAACCAGTAGAACGCAAATCGTTTTTCCGCCGCCTGATGGATTTTCTGACCAAGTAATCTCAGATTCTCCTTTTCTATACTCCTGTAGATACGCTATGATAAGCCAATGTCTACAGGAGAAATAGAATGAAGCCTACATCCGAACAAGAAATTTTACACGGTGAAGAAGTGGAAGAACTCTTGGCCACTACTCTAAAAGAAGAGATGGCGAAAGAAGGTATCATCTTTGCCCCATATACCCCTGACGCCCTTATGGCAGGGCGTAAAACAATCTTCAATGCTCTCTCACTTGATAGAAATATCATTCACTGGGAAGACTACCTCTACAAACACACCCCGTGCGAACTCGTTGCCAACCCCGAAACCAATCAGCAGGTCTGGTTCAAACGTGAAGATTACTTCGCGCCGCTGTCTTGTTATATGAATGGTAAGCAGGGGATCAATGGTAGTAAATTGCGTCAGGCCATCTGGCTGATGGTTGAGCACCTCAAGGTCGGAGGCTCCCCCGACCTTATCCATGGCACTGTTGTTGGTAGTCCGCAGTCCCCTATGGCGACGGCAGTCTCTCGGCATTTTGGCGGCAAGACAACTACAGTCCTGGGCGCGACCAAACCAACCACCTGTATGAACCACGATATGGTTAAGATGAGTGCATGGTTCGGCAGCGAATTCAACTTCGTCGGTTCGGGTTACAACAGCACTATCCAACCGCGCTGCAAGAAATTGATTGAGCAGCAGAATCCAAAAGCATATTATCTAGAATATGGGATCACTTTGGATCATACGTTGCATTCTCCGGAGCGAATTGCAGGATTCCATATGCTGGGCGGCGAGCAGGTTGCTAACATTCCGGACCATATCACAGATCTGATCATTCCTGCGGGTTCATGTAATTCTTGTACCAGCATTTTGACAGGGCTGGCTATGCACCCGAAACCGAATCTGAAAAATGTATATCTGATCGGGATTGGTCCCAACCGTCTGGACTTTATTGAAAGCCGTTTGCGTGTTATTGGAAAACAAGCTAATCTTCCACACATAACGGATTTCACTCGTTGCTATCACGACAACCCAGATTATGTGTACGGCAAGAAGGATCTTCAGCATGCCTCTAAGAGCGTTTCGCTGGCTGGCCTCCTGATGGGTATCCGCGAGAAGGGAGAGCCGGAGATAACGCTCCCACGCTTTGCAGTACACCATTGGGATTTACACACAACGAATTGGGTTCGCTATAATGACCTGATGGATTATCAGTGGGGCGATATTGAGCTGCATCCACGCTATGAAGGCAAGGTCATGACCTGGATCCAACAGCATAAGCCAGAACTGCTCAACGAAAATACTCTGTTCTGGATTGTGGGTAGCAAGCCATATATTGAGTCAATGAAGGCAGCATGCCCCGAATTGTCTATGCCGGAACAAGTTCCTGTGAACGAGTTTACCCCTGATTGATCCCTCCTAAATACCCCATACAGTAAGTGTGGGGTATCTATGAAAACCTTCCTAGAATTCTATCGTGAATCAACATTGCCCGATTTTACGGATATTGTTTTATATCATGGGTCGAATGTTGAATTCGACGTCTTTGATTTTGAAAAATTTGGCCAGACTGACTCTGGTACGATGGGTGCTGGATTTTACCTGACAGGGGATCCAGAAAAAGCGCAGATCTACGCGGAAAATGCCGTTCGCTATCGCCAATCTGGTGAACCTGTTGTCATGGCATTTCGTGTTAAAGCCAAGAAGACTCTGGTAATAGATTCTAATAACGTTTCTGTTTGGGAAAACAAAATGCATGAGTTGGGAATAGAACCTGGTAAGATTCACGATAATGTGAAGGAACTTATCAATAAAGGATTCGATTCCATAGCCTCTATGAGCGCCAATAACGTAGAAGAAATGGTGGTATTCAAACCAGGGCTGGCAAACAGAGAAGCCTAAATATCCCATAAGGTTTATCCATAGAGGAAACGAACATGCCAATTTCAAAATTATTTGAAGCTGATACACCAGCCGATATGCCTATCTGGACTGGGGTTCAAGACGGGACAACGATTGAATTCTTTGAGCGCGGGGAAACGGGCGCAGAAGAAATTTATGCATCGGTACAGGGTACGGATGTTGTCCGCGCTGCCGTAGCCCTTGCAACATTCTTAGAAGACGCTCCGATTGACGGTATCCCGTTTGAAGCCCACGTGGATCCAGAAGATCCGACATCTATCATCATTACAGTTCAAGGTTCTGAATATACGTCTTATAGCATTGAACATGATGAAGAGACTGGAGCGCTGTTTATAGCAACAGATCTTCAATTGGAAGATGACGAGATTGAATATCTGAAACAGAATGGTCGCCTTCCAGAGTACTCTGACGAAGAATTGGATTCTGCGTTTGATGAAGTAGACGATGAAGACGACTTTTGGGATGGGAAATAAACAAAGGGGCTTAATGCCCCTTTGTTGTTCTAATTTTACTCCTTCACCTTCCTGGTTGGATATTGGTTAAAGAGTTTGCCCAACTTGGACATATTGATAATCGTCTGAGTCTTCCAGCGCTGAATCCCCTCTGGTGTGGTCACGGTTAGGATTGAATAACCCCATACATGGGAACCGTTCAGTACAGCCGCACTATGACTACCAATTTTGTTTTCCAGTTTACAAATGAAAGACTCATATTGCATCGCAGCGTTTCGACGTGCTTCTTTGACAAACAGAGCATGGCGATCAAGATCAGCTTTGACAATATCCGGCTTCCCAGGTATGTAAGAAGGATTCACTGCCTGGGTCAAAGAACGGTAGAGCGCGTGTTTAGATTTCATTCGTTGGTAATCTGGATCACCAAACTTGACACCAACCGAAGATGGCCACGGAGCACACTTCTCGACGTCCCAGCCGTTGGATGCCAGATCGTCCATTATGTTCTTGATGACTTTGTTCGCGTACTGCTCAGCAGCATTCTCAGCATCAACCAGTAGAGGCTCGACGGCAATACGGACAGGAGTTTTTGGGTTGCTCATGATATAGTCCTTCAGTTCAAAGTAAGCCCCCGAAGGGGCTTCAATCAATTAGATACGGGAATCCAGCCAGGCGTTCTTCTCGTTCTGCCATTCCCAAGCGGCCTGGCCGCCAGCCATCAGAACTTCTAGGGAAGGGGTGTTATCGTCTTCACCGCCGTGGAGGTCAGGGTCGAAGCCGTCATCTTCCGGATCATCTTCACATTCGTTCTGATATGCGGAATATTCAATATAATGTGCTTCGGCTTCGCAATCCATGTCTCCGAGAGCAGCCTCAAGAGTCATTTTACCTTCGGCAATCAGTTCAGCCGTCGCGTCGTCCAGACCTGCGTCTTTCGCTTCAACGAACAGTTCATGACGTTTCTGGAAGAAAAAGAACTGCATGGCAGCGGAACGTGAATCAAAGAACTCTTGGCGAGGAGCAGTGATTTCACGACCATCGATTTTGCTTATCATTACAACACGAGAACCGTATTCAACCAGAAAGCGACCGCCTTTTACTGGATTGCTGCCGTCAACCGTACCCAGGGTGGTGATTGCACGACCTTCTTCGGTTCCGAACAGAACTGTTTTGCCTGATTTTGATTGAGCGATAATTTCGATTGCCATGATGTATTTCCTTCTCTTCAGATTGTTGTTTGTTCGTACTACAATTAGAAGTATACGCCAGTTATTGAAGAAGTAAACTTTATTCAATAAATATTTTAATAAATTTTGAACTCTGCTCCTTTATACGTCGCCGTCCCTCGTTCTATGAGGCCGTCTGGGACAATCACCTTTGTTGGCCAACCACCGTCGGGTGCTTTAACCGTCAGACGAGTCTTATGATCACCAAGCTGTGTTTGTTCATATATCCTTCCGCGTACTATCGTCGCCCCGCCTTGGGTAACGAGCAATCTCTTGTTTACCACTTTCATTCCCTAAACACCAAAAGAAAGGGGAGTTTCCTCCCCTTGAACTTATTTCTTCAGATCAGGCCACGCACCAGAGGTCGCAGTAGACCCAGCTGGGGGAGCAGACTCAAGATCGGGAGAACCCGACTGAGTAACAACAGTGGGATCTTTGTTAACCACTTTGACCCCAAACTGTTTGAGAGCATCCACAGCTTGCGCCTTCCGGCTATTGCTTTTGTAATGGTTGTACCCCTTGATACCGAATGATGCACTAATTGCTGTCAATAGCGAAGCAGTATACCAATCAGGTGCTGTTTCAAGGGCTTGCATACCATCAATTACTGCTTTGATGAAATCCCCTTTATGATACTCGGTGGGGAACATTAGAAGTTCCACAACCGGAGCGATCATAACAAGGATAGCGGGAACAGCCAAAACGATTGTCCAGAATTCATCTTTCCAAGAACCGCCGACTTCGGTAATCTTAGAAAGTTCCCATTCTGAAGAAGACTTTATTGCCTCCAGTTTAACATCGTGTTTAGCCTGAACAATTTCCCGCTTATATTGCACCAAATCAGTCCCAAGATTCCAGAGTTGCTTTAGCGCCCCTGGAATCATGCTCACAAAGGGGATTGCCATTTTAAACTCCTTGGTCATTGAACGTTCCTCGGTTAAATTACGGGGACGTGCTGACGGCACGGTTAACCGGAGACAAACAATGACTGTTTTCTATACGAACGTTGCCCGACAGGGTAACGACCTTCTGATTCGTATCGCAGACGACAACGGCAATCGCCGAATGTTGCGTAAGAAATTCGAACCCACCTTGTATTTACCCACAGCTGATTATTCCAAAGTTGAAAAGATTGGCCTCCTCAACGAACCGTTGGTGTCTAAAAAGTTTGCATCAATGCGCGACGCTGACAACTATCTTGAGGAGTACAAGGAGGTCGAAGGCGCTGCGGTGTATGGACAAACGGATTATGCATATCAATTCATCGCCCATAGTTTTCCTGGGATGATCACACCTGATTATTCAAATATCCACATCGCCAACGTGGATATCGAAGTGTTCTCGGCTGGTTGGCGTGACGGAGAAATGACTAAAGGTCCATTCCCACACGCAACCATTGAATCCCACACGTTTAAAGGCAGCGAGGCGCGGGTTCGCCGCTTCCATAAGCAAGTCCTGGCCAACCATGACTTCGTTCGGGAGCATTTCCCTGGTTCCTTTATTTCCAACAATGTTACTGATCAATTCCCAATCATCGACAGTAATGGTAAGATCACCCAGAACATGAATGCAGCGTTCCCTATTACGCTGATTCAGCTCCAAGATATGAATACCAACAAATTCTATGTCTGGGGTATGCCGTGTTCCAAGGATCGCCATAAATTCAAATATGATCCCAATGATGAAGAAGTCGGCGGTCTTGAGGTCGAATATAAAGAATATACGACGGAACAAGATCTGCTTCGCGCCTTCTTGGATTACTGGTCGGAACGTCAATTTGACGGTTGGACGGGGTGGAACATTGAAACGTTCGATAGCCCCTATTTGGTTGAACGAATTACGCAGGTTCTTGGTGAAACACAAGCCGAACGTCTCAGCCCTTGGGGTAAACTGAAGAAACGTTTCATCAAAGACCGTAAAGGGGACGTCACGTCTTATCAGTTTGTGGGTTGTCCAATGATGGACTACATGCAAGTGTACAAGAAGCACACTTACACCACCCGCGAAAAATACTCACTGGACTGGATCGCTTATTGTGAACTCGGCGAGAAGAAGTTGGATTATAGTGAAAGCAAATCGTTGTATGACCTTTATTTCAATGATTATTGCAAGCATACGCGATATGGTATCAAAGACGTCAAACTCGTGTGGCGCTTAGAACAAAAACTGCGTTTGATACAGCTGATGTTTGTATTGGCGTATCGCACCAAATCTAACTATGAAGACGGTCTCGGCACTGTAGCACCGTGGCTGGCAATGTGCTATTATCGTCTTTATGAAAAGGGGATTGTCCCTAAAATACAGCGCGTCTATGACGGGCCAACAGATTTTGAAGGCGCGTATGTCATGGAGGTTACACCAGGGATATATTTCTGGGTCTTCTCTGAGGACTTAAACTCCCTGTACCCTCACATTATACAACAATACAACCTTGGTCCAGAGACTATCGTTTCTGATAAGCACACCCGCCGTGATATTATTGAGGCCATGTGTGAGGAATTGACCAAAGCGATGAATGATATGACAACGCCGATGAATAAACGTCGTCATCTCAAAAATCTTCACGACAAGTTGCAGCGTGCTATTGATGAACGCATACAAGTTGTTGATGAATTGGTCGCGCTGGGCGAATTCCATTTTGAAACACTACGCCGATATAACGTTTCGTTTACCCCGAACGTTCAGTTCTTCAGTAATGAGAAGATGTCCTTCCTTTCCGAAATTATGCGAGGCATATACGCTGACCGTAAAGGGGAGAAAGCAACAGGCCTGAAATATGAGCAATGGGCTGGTTGGTGTAAGGAGATGTCTAAAGGTGATTTCCACCTTGAATCCGCCATGAAGTCTCGTTTCTACGATCCTGAATGGTATGAAGAACACAAGCACATCGATCTTGATCACCTGACTGAAGTCATGCATAAGTGGGAAGATTTGGGAGTTGCCCAAGATACGTTACAACAAGGTCTGAAAATCTTGATGAACGCAGGATATGGCGCAATTTCTAACGTCTGGTTTAAAGAATACTTCAACATCAACATCGCTGAAGCAATCACCACTTCCGGCCAGCTGATCAACAAATGGAACAAACGCCACACCGATGATTATCTGAACAAACTTTGCGGCACTACTGGTCAGGATTTTGTTATCGCGGGTGATACTGACTCCAACTACATTTGCATTGAACGCCTGGTCAAGCAATTGTGGCCTGAAGAAAAGGACCATCACAAACTCGTTGATAACATTGACCAATGGATCAAAGAGAATTACCAGCCAAAAACCAGTGAATGGGCGCAGTTGTTGTGTAATACCATGAACGGGTTTGAGCAGCGCATGGTCTGGGAACGTGAGGTCATCGCATCGTCTGCTGTATGGCGAGCCAAGAAGATGTATTGCATGGCAGTATACGATAGCGAAGGCATCAAGTATGAGAAGCCAAAGATCAAATTCAAAGGTCTGGAAGCGCGTAAATCTACAACGCCGGAATGGTGTCGTGAACGTCTGGTTAAATGCTATGAGAAAGTTCTGCTGGGGACGGAGGCTGAAGTTCAGGAATTGATCGCGGGTTATAAGAAGGAATATATGGAATTAACCGTGGATGATATTGCTCAAGCCTCTGGCGTTAGTGATATTGAGAAGTGGTTAGACGCGAACGGGAATTATATCAGTGGCACACACTTTGCTGCCAAGGCTTGTATTATGTACAACAAGCTGATAGACAAGCATGAAGACCTCGGTCTCCCGCCGATAGAATCTGGCGATAAGGTTAAAATCATTAACCTGAAACCTGGGAACCCTGTGGGGAACGACCGCATAGCCTTCCCTGACTTCCTCCCTCCGGAGTTGGGGCTGGATAAGTGGGTAGATTACCACACTACGTTTGAAAAGACCTTCATAGAGCCGATACAGTCTATTCTAGACGTGGTTGGTTGGTCTCACAAACGTCGAGTTAATCTGTTGTCCATGATGGGCAAGAAAGGTTGATTCAATAAAACAAAGGGGGATATAATTCCCCCTGTTATCCCTTTGACAACAGGTATTGTTATGAAACTCAATAAGATTCTTCTGGTGTGTGCTCTGGCTTTCTCTACCACTGCATGCTCTACCCTTCTGGACGTTGCGTCTACCGTTGACCTCGATGCGCCGACGTTCACCAATCAGCAAGCGGTGAATAAGATGGAAGACACCATCAAGGCACATGCAGCTTTGGACAACACCACTCCTGGTCCGTTGCAAACTGTTTGCAATTATGATGATTCCATCCAGGAAGATGAAACCTATCACTGCACCACTTACGTGAAGGAATCTTCTGTGGTTCTGTATGCCGATTGCACCGAAGAACAATGCACCGCAACTGGTTATGATCAAGTGGAGAAATCTGATGAATAATCACGTTGGTCTGTATGACGCATGTTCTAAAATTGGCGGGTTATATCGCGTTCTGGTGGATGTGGATTTGACTCTGGTTGATTCCCTTTCGCCGTGGGTTGAATGGTTCAATATCTCTAATTCTAAAGCCGCTGCGGAAAATATGGGATGTCACGACTACCCATCTGAATTTCAACCAATCACCAAAGAGTGCTATATGTCACACGCTGGTGATCTGGCGATCCTCATGCGTGAACGCGCGCATCCGGCCTGGTTAACGCGCCGTGTATTCGTTGCTGGTCAGTGGATGGATTCGCCAACAGGACGTGATCCGATGGATTGGTGGCGTATGCCTGATCTGTATTCCAGAATGTCACCACTGCCAGGGGCTGTTGAATTCCTTACGAATTTAAAGGCCTCTCTCCTTCAGAAGTTTGAGCAAGTGGAAATGGTGGCAGTTACAAAATGCGAACCGGAACACGAACGCAGCAAGCGTCAGTTCACATACCATCACTTTGAATCGTTGATTAATGGGTTCGTGAGCACGGATGAAAAGCATCTGCTTGCTGGCGATGTCCTGATCGACGACAATCCGAAGTATGTTGAGCCGTGTGCCCTGAATAACATCTTCGTCATCTTCGTCCCTCAGGGCAATTATGAAAAACTGGATCTTTCGAATTGCGAGGATATGCTTTATATTAAGCATGTAGAAGGCCAAAACCACTTTGACTTCTTAAATCGTAACCTCGATGAAGTGGTGAATCGCCTGGTTTCTCATTATCAATATGTCCGATAGGAGCACATCGTGCAAGAACAAAATAAAGTTGTAGAAAGCCCTGACAAGCGTTCCGGTGACAGTGATATGGATGGTATCATTATCCATGTAAACAACTTCATCCGTAATCAGAATCCACCAACTTCCGTTGGCGCAGCGTTGGAATTAAAACGAGTTCTGATCGAAAACGGTATGGCACCTGATGACGACGAAATTTTCTATAACTTTGATGACCAGTATAAAGTGAAGTTTGTAGAAAACGATCGCCCACAGGTTGCTGTTTTCTGGTCTCCCTGGTTGGGTGGTGTGAGCTGGCGTATTGAGGAAGATGCATAATGGCTAAAATAATTGTAGTGAAAGGAACCTCTGGCACGGGTAAAGGCACCCGTGTTGTTCAGTTCATCGAATGGCTGCGCACTACCCTAACCCCTACTGAACTCACCTACACCATTGGTGACAAGACGCGCCCATTCGGCCTGAAGTTCGAAGAACTGAAGTTAATCTTCGTTGGCCAGTATACTGTGTCTAACAAATCCGGCCTGGCTTCCTGGACTTCCATGGACGCCATCCACGCCGCCACAGGCTCGGGTGATATCGCCCGTGATCTGGTCAAAGGTTGGCTGGCTCAGGGTTACACTTTGGTGTGCGAGGGTGAACCCCTCATGCTGTCGGATAAATGGCGTCCTGAATGGATGTTCAAGAACTATCCGATTGAATCACTGGCACTGCTGTACTTTGCATACCCTGACCGCTACCAGTACGACGCTCGTATCCGTGGGCGTTCTGGTAAAGAGGCGGGAGATTCCGGCTGGTCACGCAACGAATCTTACTCCAAGGAGTTTGAGAAGTCGAAGGCCGAAATGCTGGCGCTGGGTTGGGAAGTGGTGGTCAATGATTACAGCGGTCAAGACGTGTTGTATCGCCAATCGTCTACAAACACTCAAGAATTCAAAACAGGAAATGATAGCGAATTAGCCATGATGCCGTTTGATGCACCTTTGTGGGTGATTGGTAACGCTATTCATCATCAAATGCGTGGTGAGTTTCACGCCATGGGTCTGGACATCAAAGATTTTTACGGATTCTGTGAAACTGACCCAATGACGCGTGAAGTCGGTGGGGATGATCCTCTAGCGCATCGAGTCCCTGAGAAGGCGACCAAATCTAAAACCAAGGCGAGCGCCAAGGGAGAGGTAACAAAGTCCTCTGTATCCCTTCTCGGCCTGTTGAGTAAGGGTTAGAAATGAAACAGATGTCTAAATATTTTGTGTTCGTCGGATTGGTGATGTGTATCACAGCTGTGCTTGTCGGTGTCATGAAATATTTGGGCATCGTTGAGTTGGATTCAACCGAAATATTGAACGTTTACGCGTTATATTATTTGGGGGGTGCTATCTTATTAACGCCTTTCGTCTATAACATAATTCAGAGTTTCAAAAGGAATTAAAATGAAAATCCTCATTCCACGCAACGTTGTCGCTGTTGCTATTGATTACCGTGGTGATGCGAAGATGATTAACGCTGTCCGTTACTATCCGGAACAGAATAAAATCGTCCCACAATTTCAACTGAATACCAATCCTTCTTCTAAGGATTTCGGTTCTTGGCGTCAGGTGGGTTTGGCTCGTACCCAGGTCAATGCCCAGCATTTTATTTCCGAAAAGACGAAAACCGCCAAGCAAATTTGGTTGGTGACGAATGATCGTCGTTTCCTGCCTATCTGGTCTCTGGGACAGCCCGTAGTAAGCCCCGAAGAAATTCAGCTGGCTCCCGAAGCTGAGCCTGAAGTTGTTTCTCCTGTAGAGGAAGTGAAAGATGAAAATCAAGCATGTTGATTTTATCTTCATGATGCTGATGTTCGTTATCTTTACGGTTTCGCTGGTCGGCGTCATGGTCACAGAAGGGGTGCAACAGCGCCCATTCTTGGTGATCTGTCCAGTATCGATCGCCACTTTCTTCTATCTGGCGTTCCGTGTTGAACTCGGGAGTAAAATCGGATGATACACATTTCTAAAATGCCGCAGGGGTATAAAGCCCCTGAAAAATGGAAATACCCGATTGATCTGGCAGTAGATTATCGTAAGCCAGAAAATCGCATGTACCTGCTCAAGGCATGGGTGGAGGCGCTATCCTACACTGAAGAGCATAACCAGCAAGTCCGTCTGATGGATTATGCCATAGAGGTTACAGAAGGCATCACACAGCTCGAGAAGATCGAGCGCAAGATTTGGATGGCCTTTTTGTGGGGTTGTTGCTATAATGGGATTGGACCATGGACAATTTACAGTGAATTTCCTGTACCCCCACAATCTCCGAAAGAGTTTCAGCGATTTTCTGATTGGTATAACCTGAACTTTGATCGTATGCGCTTCGATACAGATTGTCGTTATCGTAAGTCGAAGATGATTCCGTGCGTTCAGTCCTATATCGATTGGTTGGGTGGTAAAACCCAAATGGATTCTTTTCGTTGGATGTTGGAATGCACTACCAAGGAAGACCAGTTCACTGAACTGTGGAATACGGCGATGTCATGGAAATACTTCGGTCGCCTGAGCGCATGGAACTTCCTGGAAGCCCTGAACATGGTCTTCGGTAACATATGGGATATAGACGTCCCTGGTTTCATGTTGCGTGACCGTGATGGTAGCGAATCCAATCGTAACGGCGCGGCGTTCTTATCCAACCGTGATGATTGGGTGACCAAGCACGGGAAGAAAAAGATCAACGGTTGTCCTATTACAGACGAAGAATGTGATATACTCGAAAACGACCTTGAGAAAGCGTTTCAGGAATGCGTTGAAGAGTTCGGCCACATCACGTTCATCAATCGTCTGAACTTTGAGACCTCCGGTGCTTGTTGGCTTAAGAAATTCTTCCGTCTGAAGAATACCCGTTACATCGGGTGGGATGCCGAGCGTACTTGGGATGAGATCGACTACATGGAACGCATCTGGCCTGAGTACTCCTGTAAGGCATTATGGGAAGCCCGTTCCCTCTGGCTACCAGATACCCTGTTGTGCGAAAAAGCTCCTGCAGGGCACGTTCCTGGCGTCCAGAAGTGGAAGATGCCTGTGTTCTTTGAAACGGGTGTTCCTCTACATATATGGCACCTGCAGCAGGGTACGCGTTGGGAACCATCTGAGGTTTACACTAATCTGAAAATGCCCGTCCGGAATATAGAGGACAATCCGAAGTCGACCAGTGTAAACCTCATGTCTTTGTTGAAACGATGATATAAATATCCTTGCTTATAAAAGTGAGGAAATAAATCATGTTACAAGATCTGTTGGTGTATGCGCTTCCTGGCGTTGTTGTCGGCTTCGTAGCTGGCGCTCTGGTTTTTCGTAAACACGCGCAAGACGGTGAAGCCATCGTCCAGAAAGGTAAAGAGATTCTGGACCAAATTGAAGCCAAGCTGGAAGAGCTGAAGAAAAAGTAATCTGACTGCGATTGCGTTCTTCAATAAAGGGGAATGGGTTATTATTAGCCCGTTCCCCTTTCTTTTGCAAGGATTGATTTATGACACCTCAATACAAAATATTGGTCACCAGCCGTTGTTATGCTTATGGACAGGGTGAAGCAATATCAGTACACACAGTTGTAGTTGATTTTGAAAACAAAGAACAAGCAGATTTGGCATTCTATAATATGCAGCAGAGCACAGCTCCTGCCGATATTGGCGTTAAACAAGTTTATACGAAATTATACTGAGGTCCTATATCATGGCAATGCAACGAATTGAAGACATGTCTGTGCTCGATATGGAAGCGACATTTGGCGATTATTTTGAATCTACCCCGAAACAAGAAAAGGGTCATCTGGTAGTGTCGGAAGGGTTCGCACAAAAAGTTCAAGATACGCTTCCGACTAAATTGAACGGTGGGCAAGGCGGTTTCCGTCGCGGTGAACTGAATATTATCTGTGCCGGAGGGATTACGAGATGAAGCGCCCCGAATACAAACAATATTTGTACGATCTGTTCATGAAAGAAACAGACGGCGTGTTACATCCTAAGAAAGCGACTATCGTTAAATTGCATTCTGAAGGTGATTTGTCTATAGCATATATCCGAAAAGAACTCGATTTGATGGGAATCGAATACGAAGACCACATCACGGATACACGTGCTTTAAAAAGAGCAACAGCAATCGTTCTTCACACCGTTGCAACAATTATGCATCGCCACCATGTTTCTTTTGACGATGCAATAACTCCACAGTATCATGAAGAACGCTGGGAATTGCTCAAATTGAACGGGGCGCACAGTTCTCATAAAAATCAACTTCTTGGTATGACGAAGGAACAACTCGTGGATGGTGTGTTATGATTTACCTTCTGTTTGTGGTTCCTGTAATTTTGGCCATCTTGTTTGTGATATATCACCGCAAGACTCATGAGCCAAAGGAGACTTTGATCGCCACGGCCATTGTTATCGTATTGTCTTGCCTTATCCAGTCGGGAGCATACGCTGCATTTTCCCTGGGTAGTTCGGGAGATGTTGAAATTTTGAATGGGTACGTTACTGACAAGCAACGAAATAAGGTGGGTTGTAGCCATTCTTATGAATGTATGTGCTATTACACAACTTCTTGCTCTGGTTCAGGAAATAACCGATCTTGTACACAAACGCGTCATTGCAGCACGTGCTATGAGCACTCTTATGACGTTGATTGGGACGTATTAACAACCGTCGGTGATCTGAGCATTGACCGTATTGATCGTCAGGGTACTACAGAGCCTCCGCGTTGGGCACAAGTTAAAATCGGGGAACCTGCGGCACGTGAACATTCATATATGAATTATGTGCTGGGCAACAAAGATTCATTATTCTCTAAATCTGACCAGCAATTCGCTGAGAAGTTCAAAGATCATATCCCGTCATATCCGAGGGTGTATGATTATTACCGAGTAACCCGTGTTTTGAATATGTCAGGGATGGATATTCCCGTTGATTATTGGAATGATTATCTGAACAACACTTTGAAAACATTGGGGGCATCACGTCAGGTCAATATCGTGTGGGTAGTGACTTCTGGCCAGCCTGTGGAATATTTTCAGGGGCTGCTATATGCATGGTCTGGTGGTAAAAAGAACGATGTCATTGTGGTTACTGACATATCGAAGGATATGAAAATCAATTGGGGTAAATCCACGTCATTTGCTGATGGGATGAATAACATGGAACTTCATTCCCGAAACGGTCTTTCATTGACTGGCAAACCCATGGGGATATCAGTATTCCAAGAAGTTGCAGTCAATATAAGCAAAGGCTATAACCGCGTTGAAATGAAGGAAATGGAGTATCTGAAATGGCGTGACCTCAAGACATGGGAAGTGATTATCGTCGTTTTATTAGGTTGTGTTCCGTTTACCGCAATTTTCATATTAGGCCATATGCAGTACAATGGTCGCACTTACAAACGTTTGTTTTAACAAGAGGAAGTAAAGATGTCGCAGCGTAAAGGTATTTCAATTGGTTGGATCATCGGTTTGGCGATTCTGGCTTTTGTTGTAATCGGTGTTGGTAGTTTCGTCAGTTATTTCAACGACTTCAACCGCACTGAGCAGCAGGTCAAGAAGTTCAACAAAGACTCCGAGAACTACCTGAGCAACTACACGCTCAAAGTTCAGGAGACGGCGCAGATTCCTGACATGTACAAAGACGGCCTGAAGGAAGTGATCAAAGGTACATTCGAAGGGCGTTATGGCGCTGATGGTTCCAAGGCTGTGATGCAGTGGATCCAGGAACAGAACATTCAGTTCGATTCCAGCCTGTACAAAGAGATCCAGGTTGTCATCAGCTCAGGCCGCGATGAGTTCCGTATCAGTCAGACCAAGAAGCTTGACATCTGCGCGATGTACGAAACCAAGCTGGCTCAGTTCCCTGGTTCGTTGATTGCTGGTGTGTTTGGCTACCCGCGCATCGATCTTGACAAGACCTGCCAGGTGGTGAGCGATACCCGCACCCAGGCCGCGTTTGACGCTGGGGTTCAGAAACCGATCAACTTCAAAGGCTGACATCATGTCAGCGCGAGACAAAGAGATCGTCGAGAACACCAACAAGTTGGCGGAACAACTCGGCATTGAAATTGAGGTCAAGACCATGGACGATGTCCTGACTTTCTTAAACAAATGTTTGGGGTACGAATAATGGCTCTGAAACTTACTGAATCACTGACGCTGGACCAGCAGCAGGCGCTGTTGGACGAAGTGGTGATCTCCGCTATTAAACAGGGTATCATCCGTGACGACACGTTGCTTACCCGTCCGGAGATGATCCATCATCTGGTCGTGTGCCTTGGCGAGGCCAACAACCCTCGCAAGAAGATCCGGATGTTTAAAGGCGGGGTGATTTATCCAAATGGTCGTTTCGCCTTCCTGGTGCCAGTGCTGAAGTCTGATGGCACCCCAAATAACGATGGTGATCATATCAAAACTTCAGTTCCGGTAACTCCATACACTGAAGGAGTTGATGAACTATCCTGGTTTGAGACAATTAACACCATCTACATCATGTCGCCGGATGGCAAACCCGTCCAGGATCTGCGCGGTGATAAAGTAGAATCCAAAGACTAATCGTTCTTCAATAAAGGGGGATAGGGTATTATTGCTCTATCCTCCTTTTTATGGAATGTATTATGTCTGACAAGCCAAGAAAGATTGCAATTATTGGAGGAGGGGTGGGCGCTCGTGCTATGGCCTTTATCCTTCAAGAAAAGTTGAAAGGCGTTGAAGTAGAATGTATCAGTGTAGACGATATTCCTAAACGTCGTTGTGAACCAGGTGAACGCATGATAATTTGTGATGATCTGGTAGAAAGTGAACGCAAAACCTTGGTATCTCAAGCGGTGGCTCAGTTACGGAAGGCAGATATTTCGTATTGTGAAGCCGATGACAGAGACATAATTGCGTCACAACGTTATCAAAAGCCGCCGCGCCTATATGGAGCCGCCCAACATAAACGTCAGGCTAAGAAATATAAAAATCGGAGTAAACGAAAATGACTACTCAAAAACCGACTTATGAGGAATTGGCCACTGCGTTGATCCACATGGATGATGCCTTCCAAGATCTCTTTGGCCAAGTATGCTCTAATCCAGTGATGAATGCTTGGGGCAAGCCCGTTAACTTTGCTGTTATGAACAAACACCGCGAACAGGCAAGTTCAACTATTAGCAATTTGCGTCAAACGATGGATGTAAAACAACCAAGCATCCAACGGTATCTTGAAAACTTCGATGAGTATTCTTTCAAAGACCTTCTGTTCAAAGATCTAGTCGAGCAAGAGCAACGCAGACAGAGTAAGAACTGCTCTGAAGTACAATCTTCTGATGAAATTCGTCAGAACATAGAACAAGAATTCGACAATGCATACGATCCTATCGGTTTGGCTGTTATGATCGTAAAAGCTCTGTCGTATGCAGCAAAAGGAGAAACAAATGTCTAAACCATTATCTGCTGCGGCTGTAGCAACCCTTGCTTTGTCCGCCATGGCTGAAGATATGACGCATAATGGTCGTCTCTGGGATGATCATCGTTATGCACAAGGGTGTACCCCTGGGGAACCTGGGCATGCTCGTCCTTCCGTCAGTCGTCCTAAAAAGGCCAAGACCCATGGAAAGAACAAAAAGAAACGCCGTAAATGATGTCATCCCCGAATATCGCCTTTACGCATTATCGGAAGGTGAACCCAGATCATCACGATGTCATGTTATGTTTCAAGAAGGTAAAATGATGGCCGATGAAATCCTCTTCCTTCGAGCAGAGGTGATCCGTTTAAGTAACAATAAACCCCCAAAGAAATGAGGATATGTCATGAGTTCTATTGAACAGCTGATCACACCACAATATGTTTACAGCAATATTGTAGAGCACCTCCGCTCTCAATTGAATGTGAAGCAGTTGAACAGCTCTGAATTGAGTGGTTTAGAAATAACAGAAGTTGAAGTTGCGGCCTTCGGTAGTCGTTATCATTTTGTTGTCAATCACACTCAGGTTGAACAAGTCACTTCGAGCATTATTGACCTCGGCGCAACGAAGCCTTCCCGCGCAGAGCCGAAATCTGTGACACGCAATATTGTGGGTTATCTGGAAGAGACGTTAGAGCCAGGTGCCACCCACCCGATATTCAATTTCAACGCCACCGTTGTAAACGTTCAGGGAAGTTAATCCTGATTAAAGCCTCCGATTGGAGGCTTTTCTATTGAACCACCCGCCAGTATCATAACCTTACCCAATAATGTGTTCTTCTTTGATCTGAACAGGAATTCTATACTATGAAAATGCGCAAGTCCGAGCATTTCGTGCGCTCTTCTTCTACCATCGTCGGACAGACATTCAATGTCAAGATGACGGATAAATTATTTGAAACATTATTTTCAAGTCTCTACAAATATAAAGAGGCGGCGTCTTTGCGTGAGACGTTGTGTAATGGTATAGACTCACATAATATGCGTGATCGCCAACAACGCTGGATGCCATCGCATTATGCTCCTCTCACTCCTATGCCTCAACGATACAGCAAACATCTTGCCCCCAAGGGAACTCCTGTTGTTGTACATTTACCGGATGTTATGGAACCCTGGCTGGAAATTAAAGATTATGGGGTTGGTCTTCCATTAGAAATGATCATCGGCGAGCCTATTACAGCGCGTGAAGATGAAGTGCTGGTTGAAGGTAATATCGTCGTGAAGGAAGACGAAATCCCTGATAGCACTGCTGTTATTGGTACACCTGGTTATTATAATGGGGTACTGGTATTCCGCGCTGAGGATGGCGAGATCATTCGTGGTCCTGGTTTGTATACAACACTCTTCCATAGTACAAAAGAGGACGACGACGGGCAAATAGGGGCGTTTGGGCTAGGTTCTAAATCCCCATTTGCGGTATCTGATTCATTTACAGTAGAAAGTCGCTATGAAGGGAAACTGTATCGCTTCCTGATGTATCTGAATGCGGACAGAATCCCAACTGTAGATCTCATTACCAAGGATTTAGATACCCGTGATCCTAAACCGGAAGACACTGATGAGTTCAACGGCCTGACTGTTAAAGTTCCTGTAAAGAATCAGCGTTTTACCGCCTTTGAACAAGAGTTGGTCCGTTTGGGTCGAGTGATGCGACCTTCAATGCGACCGAAGGTTGAAAACGCCAGTTATTCTTTCCGTTGGTCTGACATCAACTTCGAAAACCGTGTAGGCAACACATATATCCAACCGAAGTCAGATTCCGACAACATCCACTATGCTGTCATGGGCGGGGTTTCTTACCCGATAGATCTCGACCAATTGGACTCTGAAATATGCACCGTGCTGGAAAAATTCCCGAGTTCCTATACCTTCTTCGAACTTGGAGAACTGAATGTACCGCCGTCACGCGAAGACTTGTCATACGACGAATTCACTCGTGAAAGCCTGAACCGCGTGTTCAAGCATGTGGCCGAAAATATCATGCAAGCGAAGATGTATGAACTTCGCCAAGCGGAGTCAATGGGTCCTCTTATGTTGTATATGAAAAAGACTCAGCTGACTGATATGTTCGGTAGCGGTTTCCGTAAATTAGTGGAGCGAGAATTTCCTGCAGATAACCGTTTCTACAAAGGCACGTTCCGTTATATCGGAGCGCCGGACGTCGTGCGCGATTACTCTTTGGATGCACCTTTCCGGTCTATTGGTAGTCCTTACGAAATTGAAGTACACGACAACGGTGTAGTACACGACAGCATTTATGTGAACTCTGTCGGAAATTGGTTGAAATCTAAATCAAAAATTGCTGTTATTATTGATAACTCGAATCGTGCTCGAAACCTGAAGATACAAACAGCACGCAATAACTTCAATGTCGTTATCGTCGTCAAACCGAATGAAAATTATTTCAGTAATCGGAATCAGCTGGCGGCACATAAAGAATCATTTACCAACCATGAGGAATTGAAGTCTTATTTTGAATCATGGATCGGTGTACAAGAAACAACGCCGGACTACCTGGTCTTTGCCGATAAACTGATCGAGGTCTTTGGCGATTTATTCAATCCGGATGAAGTCTATTTCATGCATGAAATGGAATATGTTCGCCCGACCGTTGAAAAAGATCCTGGGATGTTTAGTTTCCATTACAATTCATTTAACTTCGACAGCGTTTATGAATTAGATGGAAAAACCGTTTCAGATATTATTGATTCGGGCAAAAAGATCGTATATATCGAAGTATCTGGCCGAGAAGGTATCCATAAAATTCATGGTAATACCTTACGACAATCCACGGCTGGACATTTGCGTGAAGCGATGGAAAGAACGAAGTTCGGCGAGAATGGAAACGAAAACCTGTTTGATTTGCTGGGAGCACATCCAACAATCGTTCTTGCGCGTCGTAAATCTGTTCCGATGATGAAGAAATTTCCTGAAGTATTCATCCCCATTGACGCAGTGTTTGATATGTTGCTTGAGCATTATAAAGATGAATTTCAGGCGCTTGAATCTAAGAAACTCCTGAAACTTCGCAAGGGCATAAACATCATGTCTCATCGCATTGATTATGGTGCCAAGCTGTTGATTGATTCCCATGGAAAAGTTACGGATGGCTATGCCCATCATCAACACAGGGCAAAAGCAATCATCGGTTATGCGAAACAACAAATCACTGAAGAAGAATGGAAGATTGTTCGTATGCTGGCCAAACGAAATCCGTCTGGATCGGGGTACGGTTATTTCCGCAAGGCTGTTGAGGAATTACATTATCATATAGAAATGCCTTTCTCAACTACGAGATTTTTCCGCGCCTGTAACCAGTTAACTCAAGTTGTTGATTTATTGAATGAAAAATTAACTGCTGAAGGATTTGATGAGATAAAGGTCACTAGCACTATATCTCAAAAGCAAAAGGCCAAAAACCGATACCGAGTTGAATGTCATCGTTTGGTGAAATTCATGATGTCAACATATCAGCCTTCGGCACACAACGCGATTGAAGATGCCACTAGATTTGTGAAGGCTATTTCAAAACGTATTCTCGGGGCATAATAGCCCCATTACCCCACAGTGAGAACTACAAGATGAATGCTATAGAAAAACGTATTCTCAAGCTGTTGAATGAGAACAGAAGTCAAAGTTCAATAGCCAGTGAATTGGGCGTACCGCGCTCAATGATACAACGCGTGTCGGATAAAGAACTGGGAGTGGATCCAGCTTCGATTAAGTCTCTGACCACTGAACAGATTCAAGAAATACAAACCAAGAGCAGCAAAGGTGAAAGCAATTCTTCTCTGGCATCAGTTTATGGCGTCAGTGCCAAAACAATTGCCCGCGCCCTGATGGTTCGTATCATCAAAGAATCTAATAACGTGGTCGTGATTTCGCCAATTAAAGAATTGACTGAAGAAGGGAAAATCCCCGACACCTATGAAGTTCTGGAAGGTTCGGTGTCTGTCGATTCTGAAGGCGAAGAATGGTATGTTGGCCGTTTCCTGGAAAACCAAACAGTGTTTATCTGTATGCGTTACGATAGCTCTGCTGCTATTCAGGCCAAACTTTTCAGAAGCGAAGAACTGAAACCGTTAGAAACTCGGTCAAGCCGCTTCAATGAAGAAAACATTTCTCCGTTGGCCGAATTGGCGACAGCACTGGTTGATGGCGTTACCAAAGTCAATGACGGCGTGGTAATCAGTGTACAACATGACGGCGAAACATACCCGATGCGCGGTTCCCTTGATGCCCGTCGGCGTGTGGGATACTTTGACGCAATTCTGGGGCGTACACTTCGACTGGCGTTGTCGTCTGTTGTTTTCTCGGTTAAGACAACGGCTGTTGAGGAAGAGTCTGGCGACAAACAAACTCAAAACTCATTTAAAGAAAAAGATCTGTCAGTGTTCTTGAATGAGCACCAGATCATGATTTTACCGGAAAGCATCGTTATCGTTATGGATGGCAAACCGGAAACGATAACCACAAGCCATCAGGCGTATGATCGTATTGTTGAAGCGATTAAAAATCGTGACGTCAAAACAGCGTACACTCTGATGAAACCGCGTGAAGCCATCAGCAAATTCACCACAGGCATGGTTGACCTTTCAGACAATCGTGTTCGCTGGGGTGGCTATGACATCACGGGAACTTCCGTCGCCAAACGCATTTTGGCACTGGCATTAAAAGGCGATTATCCGAACTTAGAACGCTTGGGTCGTTTTCTGGACAAAATGTTCCAAAACCCGAGCGCCGCGCTGGTTCAGTCCGGTCGAATCTATGAATTCATGGCATATTCGGATATCGAAATTCATGAAGACGGTGATATCATCCTGTATAAATCCGTTCGCGGTAACTACATGGACAAGCGCACAGGAAAAGTTAGTAATGCTCCTGGCACCATTGTTCGGATGGCTCGCTCATTCGTGAACGATAACAACAAAGATCTGTGCTCTTACGGTCTTCACGTTTGTTCTCTGGCTTATCTGAAACAATGTTTTGGTAGCCTGGGACAACGCGTTGTCCGTTGCAAACTGAACCCGAAAGATATCGTGTCTATCACTGATGATTATGGCTCCAGTAAAATCCGCTGCTGTGAATATCTGGTATTAGACGATTACACCACGGAATACAACCGCCAACATAAATCCATTGATGTTGAAGGTCTATACAAGTAAGTGTAAATGGATATAAAAGGGAGGCTTCGGCCTCCTTTTCTTTGAGGTGAATATGGAAACTAGAGATGTTTACTTCGTGTATGAACAACAAGCATTTGGTTCATTACGCCGGAAAACAAAATTCCTTGTTGATTCATTCCAATTTGATGGAGAACTCAAGGAATACTCGTTCAGGAATTTTCCTCCGAGAGAAGTCATAGGCGACCAGTTCGTGAAATTATTTTGTCGTTGTGGCGGCTGTGACTTTAACGACGACGGATATTCCATGCATGTTTATTGCTGCAATTGTTGTGGTAAATATATTACAGTCTATAGGAGAACTGATCATGGCGAAGACACAAAAGAAAATTGAAAACACTCAAACCATTCAAGAAATCACTGCACAGGAAGAAAATAAACTTCCCAGTTATCTGCAACGCGTGGTGGATAACGTGCCTCAGGGCGGCGACGGCGGTATTGTCTACGCTGGTGACTACGGTTGGGTGTGTGAATATAAAGACGGCTCTAAGGAGCTTCTAGAGGAACTCACCGGACTTGCCGGAACTTTGCGCCGTTATGGGTTAGATAAATTCGGTAAACCTATGAAACCAGGTACTGTGGTATCAACCGATATTACAGTTGAAGTTCTTCTTTTGCTTGATATCAATGATCTTAAGACACTTGCGGAACCCCTGGGTATCGACGCGACTGACCGTAATGAAATAATCTCGCAATTGACTGAAAAACTGCAGATTAAATAATCCCAGTGTATAACTGCTGATTATAATTCAATATGGCTATCGTTGACGAAAGCAATTTGATGGAGTACGCTCTAAGACATTATATCACCCCTGGTGTCTCAAGAGATGATTTGATGGTAGACATTCAGCGAATTTCGCTAATTAATCAATCATTGAAAAGATTTGTGCCAGGGAAAAGTCCTCGCGTACTTATCAACCAATTGATTATTCTTTTCAATACCTTTGAAACCGAAGCCGTGTGCCGAATGTTGGTGTTGAAAACGGATAAGAACCAACATCCTCGTCTTAAAGCAGCGCTGTTGACGTTAGGAGTTTGGCGAGATGATTTATGTTCCGGTTCATACGAACCAGATAATGAGCTGATGATGGCTCTGAACAACGATTTGGATGAGTGGAGGAAACCATGCCAACAATCACAGTATTAGTCGCACCGGAAGTTGTCCGCAACAAACCCGAAACCGAACGCAATCATGTCGTGACGGGTGTTGCAAAGGGTTGGCAAAAGACCAGCCTCAACCAAGATCCTGATGAGATCCTGACCGAATGTAAAGGTCTTGACGCTCTGCTCACCAAGAGCAATTTACAAGCGGACGGTGTCACCAAAGTGGATCCCACCAAGCCTATCGGCTTTCAAGTATCTTATGAAATCCACGATCCGAATGCCATTTTAACCACCGGACTTGTGATTACTCCAGCTACAGCCAGCGGAGAGGTCGGACAATTTGTTGAATTGCTAGCGACGGTATCCCCTGCCAATGCCACATATCAAGGCGTTAATTGGTATTCTGGTGATATTACGAAAGCTGTACATGTCGGTGGTGGTAAATTCAAATTGCTGGCTTCAGGAACTGTAACGGTTTATGGTGTCACGGTTGAAGGGAATCACACAGATTCTACGGTTATTACAGTTGCAGGCGCTCTATCGCTGTCGACTGATTTACCTGCCACCAAAGACGTGACTTCTGGACAAGACGGAACCTTTAGTGTTGTTGCTGCGGGCGGTACAACTCCATACACTTATGTGTGGCATTTCTCTGATACTCCTGGGGGTGCGGGGTCAGTTATCGATGCTGGCACTAATGCCACCGCCGCCACTGCTAACCTGGTTATCACAGCAGTTGAAGCCGCAAATGAAGGCGAATATTGGTGTGTTGTTTCTGATGCAGATGGCCATTCTGTCACGTCTACTCGTTGTGAAATGGCTGTGGTGTAATTTATGAAGAGCTTCCAGGATTTCCTTGAAGACTCTTCTGCTCCGGCAACCACGACCGCCGATGTGGGGAAACCCGAAGGCGGTATGGTTAAGGAGCCTGTCAAAAAACCAAAAGATCTTGAAGAAGAGTCTGATTTTAAAAAGATCTTTGGCAGCATTTTCAAAGATTTGGATTTATCCAAGGCGCGAAAATGGAATTTCAGGACAGGCCAATACGACGATTAAAGAGGCTTCGGCCTCTTTTTCATTTCCAGCATTGGGTGTATAATGGACCCGTTCCCCATGAGCGGAACCTAACTGAGGATATACCAAATGCAATCTATGATCAAACGTAAAATAGAAATCTCCATGAATGCCCATGTCGATATGATCCAGCAGCTTGTGGCAGATGCGTATGAGATACAAAAGGAACGTCAAATTAGGGGAGTGATAGACCCTATTTGCTCCGGCAACATGCTCTACTACAGAATGCTCCGCCAGACCGGACATACAGCCGCTCTGAAGAAACTACTTTCTAAAAAGTTTCAGGTCGAAAACGATGCATATGTGTTTGGCGTCTTCCATACTTCTCGTGAACGTGATGCATTCTTCTATCCTTCCCGCAACCCTCAGACGGGCGAAGAATTACTTATCCCTGATGTCGACAAGAAAGAGAGCACGACGACAATCACCCATTTCATGGGGACCAGGATCGATAAGGCTAACATAATCGTGTTCTCTGACACTCTACATGATGTAAAACGTTTAGCCGCTGCCCGTGAAATGTTGCAGGATGCTCGGACCAGTCTCACAAATTTGACTTTAGTAGTGTTTCTGGGCTAGATATCTGTGTGGGGAGAGAACTCCCCATTTGAATCGGAGGTGATTTATGCTACGTTGCAAAAGAGGTTCCAACTCCTTTAAGTTGGGCATGCTGACTGGAGTAACGTTCATGATTGCTTTAGACAGCCTTGTGGGACTGCTTTCCCTTCCTGATTTCAGGATGGAACGATTCATATTGTTAGTTCTATTTGGCGGCGTCTCGGTTATTAGTGCTTTGAAAGCGTACAAAAAGATCTGATTTAACACACACACACAGCAATTTTGATTTGAGACCCTATATCATGCTCCCATTACTCAATGTTCCAAAAGAACGTATGACGCCGGATAGTGAAGGTAAGACCCATTACAACATATACAGTCGAAGTCGCACAGAACTAGGCAGATTCCTTTCCCATTTTGCATACCATCCCATGGATACTGTTGATGGTAATTTCAACTCAATAGAAGGCTACTGGTATTGGCTAAAATATCGCCACGACGACTTGCGTAGTCTTTACGGGAACGACGCCAAGCAATTTGGACAAACCCTGGCCAAGTCACGCATCGTTGTATTGTCCCCTGATGATCCCAAATTTAAACGAGACATTATCGCAGCGACGAGTCAAAAATTGCTGACAATGCCATCCAAGTTGAGATTCCAATTGGCCCACAGCCGTCTTCCCCTTATTCATGCATATGAGCATCAGGGGAAATACAGTTTTCAAAACTCTATGGATTTTATCATACAGCATATTAACCGCTTCCGTCTAGAAGGATATTTGAAATGAATTTTCTAAAAACTATCTTCAACACATCATATGAACTCAGCCAGCGCGATCCTAATCGTTCTCCTGTGTTTGTATATTGCAAACTCGTGGAAGAGTCTTGTGAACTATCAGATGTGCTTTATGGAATCGCTGCATCCGAACCCCTGAACGGTGAAGTGGCGGACGTTATCATCTCGGCTCTGGATCTATTATATGTTGTGGATTATCAACAAGTTCAACAACATGGGTCTATGACCAAAGAAGAAATCTTTGACTCCATGGTGTTTGCTTTGGCTACGGCCAATCACACAACTGATCTCAGCCAACATACGTTGGAGGATTATTGGTTCTGCAGTGGTGTTGAAACTATAGACAAATATCTTGCGATGGTTAATCATTACAAAGGCCGCATCACTCGTTTACTGAACCAACCTCAACGTTCAGAAGATAATATGGTGGACCTGGTTTCAAATCTGATACGCAATACTGCCAAATTGGCGTGTGGATATAATCAAAACCATATCAACACGATCGTTAAAGTGGAACATGCCATAGAACACAAAGTGGAAAAATGGCGCACTAAATTTGGTCTATAAGCCAACCCCATACATAATCTTGTGTGTTTACCATTGACGGGATAGGCCGATGTCCAACAAAATTGATATTGAACGCAAATACAAAAAGCTCACTCACATAGAGCATATCCTACTTCGCCCAGAGCGTCATCTGGGCAGTATCCGTTCGTCTGTGGGGACGGTGTGGGTGTATGACCCAACCAAAGACAAAGTCATCTTCCGTGACAACTTTGAGTACTCCCCTGCGCTGATCAAACAGTTTGATGAAATCATCACCAACTGTGTTGACCACAGCAAGACCCCTGAGGGTAAAGGCTTGACGGAAATCACCGTCACGGTCTCCCCTATGAACGGTCAAATCATCGTTTCTGACAACGGGGGTATCCCTGTGGTCAAGCATGGCGTCACCAATGAGTGGCTCCCTGAGATGTTGTTTGGCTCGCTCTATGCGGGCAGCAACTTCAACGATGAGGACGAGGAGTACAACAACCAGAAGTCCGGCGGCCAGAACGGTGAAGGGGCTTCGCTCGTCAACGTGTTCTCAAAGTGGTTCCGCGTTGCTACCAGTGACGGCAAGAAGTCTTATACTCAGCTGTTTGAAGACAACATGAGCAAGAAGTCCAATCCGGTCATCGGCAATACACCGAAAGAGTTCGGCACCACTATTGCCTGGATCCCTGATTATGCGCGCCTGGGTGTTAAGGGGCTTGACCAGAACAACCTGCTCATGATTTACCGTCGTGCATTCGAAGTGGCGGCATGCAACCCGCGCCTGAAGGTTGTTCTCAACGGCAAGCAAATCCGCATTGATCGATTTGGTCATTTCGTTGATTACTTCTACGCTGGCTCGGCTGTTGATGAAACGGATGATTGGTCTGTTGCTATCACTCCCTCATCTGGTGCGTTCATGCATGCATCATACGTGAACTCAATCGCCACGCACATCGGTGGACCTCACGTTGATTATGTTGCTGACCAGATCGTGGCGGCTATACGCCCTCAGCTGGTTAAGAAGTTCAAGACCGAACTGAAGCCAGCGATGATCAAGAACCACATGTCATTGTTCATCGCCGCCGACATCAACAACCCTCGCTTTGACAGCCAGACCAAGGAGCGCATGACGACTCCTGTGAGCCAGTTTGGTACGTCCTACAAGCCCAGCGATAAACTGATTCGCAAGGCGCTTGAGTTCGTGACAGCAGGGCTGAGTAAAGAACTGGCTTCATTACGCAATGAACAAGAAGATGCCGAATTTGAAAAGGCGAAGAAGGATATCAGCAAACGGGATTATCGTGAGATTGAGAAGTATTATCCGGCGACCGCCAGAGGCGACCGCAGTGGGTGTTCGCTGCTACTGACAGAAGGTGATAGCGCATCCAACCCTATCCTGAACGCTCGTGATACCAAGAAAATTGGTTTGTTCCCGCTTCGTGGTAAGTTCATCAACTGCCTGAACGCCCCGCGCTCAAAGGTGATGGCGAACGAAGAATTCAAGAATTTATGCACCATTCACGGCGGTGCTGTGCCAGGCCAGCCGCTTGATATCAGTCGCTATCCACAGACCGTCGTGGCAACAGACGCGGATGACGACGGCATTCATATCCGTGGGTTGTTAATAACTCTGTATTGTACGTTCTGGCCTGAATACGTTCGTCAGGGTAGGCTGAAGCTCCTTCGTACTCCATACATGCGCGTGTGGTGTGGTAAGGTGATGCATGAGTTCATGAACAACACCGAGTATGAGGAGTTCCTGAAGACACCTGACGCCAAGAAGATCACGAAGAATAAATATCTGAAAGGTCTTGGCGGTAACAGCACTGAAGACTTCAAGCGTATTCTAAACAACCTGGATGCGTATACTACGACGGTCACGCTGGACGATGGCTATCAACAGTCACTGAAGAATGGCTTCGGTGATGAGGCCGCCGACTACCGCAAAACCTGGTTTAGCGACGTTTGCCTATTTGAAACGGAAGGGGAATAAGATGGTTTTGAATCCATTAGTACACCAAAAACAACCGACAGGCAACACTTGTATGTCTGCGTGTTTGGCCATGATTCTCGACCGCCCTGTACAGAATGTTATTGACGAATTCCATGATTCATTCGAATCATTTGAGATGACTATTGGTGACGCACTGCATCTCAATGGTGTGCCATTTATAGCTGGGCGTGGGGCTAATCAAAATATAACGATTTATCACGATTATGTTTATGTCCTGGTCGCCCCTTCCCTGACTTCCCCTGGCATATTACATCAGATATTGTTGGACACTCGAGATGGTAAATTGGTGGTGTATGACCCGCTTAAAGGGACGGGTAAACCATATTACACTCTTGATGAATCAGATGAATCGGAACAAGCGATTAAACTGGTATCTTGGTTGGTCGATTACCAAGTGGACGTATTTAATTTAGGGGGATACGATAAATGACGACTATTACCGTGACGGATTTCATAAATGGTGACCACAAGGAGTTCTCTGTGGTCAACAGCATCCGTCAAATCCCTCAACTGATCGACAGCCTCAAGCCCAGCCAGCGCAAGATCCTCTTTGCTGCTCTTGAGTACAACAAGGAGGAGATCGTTGACCGCCTTGGCATGTTCGCCGCCGCCCGCACCAACTACAAATCTGGTGGCGAGAACATGAGCGGCACTATTGTGAACATGGCTCAGGGGTTCCCAGGTACGAATAACATCCCATACTTTGACCGCGACGGACAGTTTGGTTCAATCATGGGGCGCGAAGCGTCTTCCGCTCGTTATATTTCAGTGGCAGTGTCTGAAGTTATCCGTAAAATCTTCCGAAAGGAGGACGATGGGATATTGGAATACAATTATCTTGGGGAAGAGAAACTAGAGCCGAAATTCTTTTTACCCATCCTGCCCATGTTTCTCGTGAATGGTATCAATGGTATCGGCTCCGGTTATGCCACCGACACCCCATGCCATTCCGTTAAGTCCGTGCTCAGTGCCCTGAGAGCGCTTCTCCGTGGCGAAGACCCGAAAGACTTAAAACCGTACTGGAATGGTTTCAAAGGAGAAACGGGCTATACTGAGGAAGGAAGAGCATACAGCCGTGGTTTGTTCACCCGCGTTAATGCAACCACTTTGAACATCACCGAGGTTCCTATTGGTTGGTTCTCTAAAACCTATGAGACCAAAGTGCTGTTGCCCCTGTACAAGGCGGGTGTCCTCACTGAGTACGCCAACGATACGACCGAAGATGGTTGGGATATCACTGTTGTATTCAAGCGGGGTGAATTGTCTAAGTTGAATGACGAACAGGTTGAACAGATGTTCCGTCTCTACTCAGCTAATAAGCCCGTGTGGACAGCTTGGGATGAAGATGGTGTTATTCACCGTTATGATGGTTGGAAAGACATGTTGCTTCCATTTTTCAATTATCGCCTGAGTCGCTATGAAGATAGACGTCAGTATCTTATCAAGGAATTGACCGACAAAATACACCGTTTGAACAATCGTGCCATATTCATTGGGTGGGCTGTCGTTACAGATATGCGCCGGAGCCTCACGGAACTGAAAGCGTTATTCCAGACAGACTATCCTGATTTTGATGGCGATCTCGATGATTTATTCAAGATGTCTTTATCATCAATTACGTTAGACGCACGTGAACGTTTGTTGAACCAGATAAAGAATTTAGAAGTTCAACGAGAAGAATTAAATAATAAGCAAGACATCGATCTTTATACTGAAGATTTAGATGATCTTGAAAAGGCATTGGGCCTATAAATCCGGAGGGTGAATTCCCTCCAAACAAGCAAGGGGTTCACCATGTTTGTATATTTCCGCAGTCTCTCATTGCTGACTTTCTTCTATTGGTTGTTCGATATCTTATGCCCTCGTTTTATTAAAGAGGAAGTTGCCTTCGTAAATTACGAAGGACAAGAAGACGTGTGGATACCGTTGTGTGCCCTTTCTGACGTTACCGAATTGGATGATGTTGGTATGGTTGGGACCATGCGTTCTTTTAATCTGTTCGGGTTTGCCCTCTTCCCTAAGTTAATTGGAGAATTACGCCCATACAATCCTGATGAAGAAGTGGAGGCGTGATATGTCAAAATTATTGACTCCAAAATTATTATCAATGGGTGGTTCCATATATTTTCATTGTCCTGGATGTAATATGCTTCATCCTTATCGCATTTCAGGGCAAACGCCTGGCCCAATATGGCAATGGAATCACGATCTCGAATCACCGACTTTCACTCCTAGTCTGTTGGTGAATCATTCTGATCCGGCGAGTCGTTGTCATTTGTTCTTGACTGATGGTAAATTACAATTCCTTGGTGACTGTTTCCACGAATTAAAGAATCAAACGGTGGAGATGGTTGATATCCCCGAACCTGAAATATGGATAGATTAGATTATGAAATTACTTGGATATTTTCGTTCTTTACCTACTGGATCTCCTAATGGGTGTCAGTTATATTCTGAGGTGAAAGGGGACGTGGACGACACTCACATCGCCTTGTATACTCGTGATATACCTGACCCAACCAAGTTTGATCGGCGTGTTGTGGCTGCTGCCAACAAATATGGTGATGTGATCGTTGTAAGCGCCCGACATCACGACAAATTGATGAACACGCAACTCAAACGATTGAAGGAAGCAGGTATTATCGAAACCACCCACACTCGTGAACAAGGGTTTATTGATAACTATGGGCAATGGATGTCCCGTGAAGAGGCTGCTGTGGTCGCTCGTGAAGCCGGACAAACTAATCAGGTCCGTTTGAAGAACACTCCTTTCAAAGAACTCTTTTCCGAAGACCTCTATTGAATAAATTGGCGGTATAATTGCCGCCTAACCCCATAATGAGACAAATAACATGGCAAATGAAATTGGTGATATTGCCCAGTTCCGTGCTATTTCACGCCGCCTGAAATCGTATGGACTCGTCATCGAAGAAATAGATGAAGATGTTCAGGGTGTATTGGAAGGGATGTTTGGGAGTACCGTTGGAACGGAATTATTTGAACTTTTAAAGATGGCAGCTGATAACCAATTCGTTGAATATATTTCTGAACACGCTATTGATGGTCTGAATAAATGAACGAGTTATATGAATTTGAACGCGTGTATGAGTCCGCTTCAGTTTCAGGATACATGAAACGATTATATCAAGAAATCTGTGTTCGTTTGATAATGCGAGGAATATCTGTCAATTGTGTTATGGCACAGACAGACAGTTTTATTATGACACTCACTGACCATCGCCAGAATATGTGTATCATCCAGGTTAGCTGTGTCAACAACGAAATTATACAATGGAGACGTTACGCATGACCACATATGTTATCACAAACGGCGATTTACTGAAAGCCGCTACGAGTTTTAATCTCATCAATGCTTTCGCTCATGGAGCAAATTGTTGGTCTGTGATGGGCGCAGGTATCGCCAACCATGTTCGATTAGATTTCCCAGAAATTTACCGAGCCGACCAATTAGATGAACGTGGTCCGGAACAACGTTTGGGGAACATGTCCTATGCGTTTGATCATGACACTGGTGTCTGGGGATTCAATTTGTATACTCAGTTCTACCCTGGTCCTAACGCACGCATGCCTTCCATTATCAGTTCAGTTCAGATTATGTTTGAACAAGTTCACGATATCATTGAGGCAAAAACTGACGAAACAGTCTATGTTGGTTTACCCGCCATCGGCTGTGGCATCGGTGGATTAAAACTGTTTCACGTGGTGAGTCAGATTAATAAAATCGCGGAGACTATCTTCGAAGATACCAGGCGTCGTGTCGTACCCGTCTTTTATATCCGACAGGGTGACGGGTTTGAACAAGATTTACAAGAACTTTCCCAGATGGTAGACTACGGAATCTCTGTCGTCGCTAGTGAAGAAGATATCATCGAAGAGGAAGGTATTGGATGAAGCGTGAAATAACAGAAGAGATGCTCGCCAAAGCCGTTCTTCATCCCAAGGTGCGTTTTGCATTTATCCCTACACGTTTACACGATGGAAATTGGGTATGGCTGGAGCATTACGTTCGCGCTCCTATCGGCCTATATGCCCAACTCCGTTATGGCGGCGAAGTCGAGTTAAAACAATATCGCGTCGGCGGGGGATTAGGCGGGTTGGATGACGGGGAATATTTCCCACATCGCAATTTCGCCATGAACGATAATTCATATTTCAAAGTCGAGTATGCCACCGCTTGTGGGACATATCCTTTGAAACTCCTTTTAGAGAAAGCAGGGGAAACTGATGTATAAATCTAATTTCTTGGCCGTCGCTGATAGCGAAACTCTCGGTCGTTGGGATGATGCTGTCATGTTGTCTTGGGCACAGACTATCGCCGACCTGACCAAGCGTTATACTCTTCAGCAGCTTGTTGTAGAGCGCACGACATTTATCAAACTGGATGTCAAAGAACAGATTGAACTTGGCCGTGTGAAAGACCAGGGCACTGTGGAATGGTGGCTGGGTACAGGTAAACGCAACCCGTGCGACGCCGCCCGAGCTATCAGTCTATATCCGACCGACAAGGATATTTCTATTTTCAAATTGGCCGATGAAATTCGCAAGGGATGCCATCGCCTTGGGATCGACCCGCGATCGGTTGACTGGTGTGATAGGAATCTGTTTGACCTACGCAAGGCTCAGCACATCATTGAGGTGACGTGTAAGCAAGATTCCAACGAACCTTGGGACTATCACCACACATTTGACATCGTAAGCTGGCTGAAGGGTATTGGGCAGCAGGATCGATATGCTGGTATCAAGGCGTGGGAACTGGAAGGTATGATCTATCATGACCCTCGTTATGATGCGGCGCTTGACTGGCTACGCATTCAGAAAACCATGGAAGACCTGATGGGGCTGAAGGTGGAAGGATGAATCTTTCCTTGTTTCATGGTTGTTTACAATCATAGTTTTCTTCATAGTCTGTGTTCAATATTTTGGAGGTTCTTAAATGTTCTTTCAAATTGTCGGGGTGATCACGACCATTGTTTTTGTTGCCATAACGCTTTGGATATTGTATTCTTCATTTATCCATCCGATTTTTCAGGCTCTCAGTATTACGCGTTGGCTCACAGCGTGTTCTTTGAAATCCGGAAGCGAATGTCCTTCTTTATCGTCCAAATGGAAATTCTTCAAATGGGCGTATGAAGTCGGAGGAGTCCGAACAACCAGATATTCAAATAATGTGGGGGAGTGGTTTAGCATCGGCAATTGGCGTTTATACGAATCTGAAGACAAATAAGCCCCGAAAGGGGCTTTTCTATTTGTATAATGTATTATCATTGTACCATCATATCTTTATGGCGCACAACAAATGAAAGAGCAAGAAATTATCCAGCATTGTATTCGCTTAGGAACATTAAAACCTCTCTATCAGGCTTTGCGTTTCAATGCCATTAAATTCAAACCTTTACCAAGAACTATTGCAACGTTCTTTGCCATGCGTTCTGTTGGAAAAACGATTTTCTTTGAGCATGACATTTATTTTTATACAAAGATTAATGGCGAAGATTTAGATAAAATGATTTTCGTGAACGACGATAAAAATATGAAGATAAAAGTGGAAAACGAATTGCGCAGGATAAATGATTCTTTAAGAGGAATATTTTAATGGAAATTGTTGTCTCAATATCTGATTGTGATTTTGTATACCGTGTTCTTCAAGGGGATGCTCCATTGCCGCAGAATAATCAAGAAGTGACGTTGTTCTGGTCTGGTGGGGTGGATAGCACATACATGTTGATTTGGTTGCTATCGAAAGGATATTCAGTTCATACTGTGTATTGCCACCTCGAAAATAATAAATTTAAATCTAAACGCGAAAATTGGGCGAGGAATAAAATATACAACTGGATTAATAAAAATGCCCCACTTCTCATGTATCGTTGGACACATCATCAAGAACCTATCAGTAGCATCAACGTCCCGAACGGTGGTTTTCGCGCTTGTTTAGCACAAGCCCCGATATGGTTATTAAACACGCAATTTAAAGGCAGTGGCTTGCCTTCCACGTATATCTTGGCATATGTTAACGGCGATGACGCAATACACTGGATACCCGCCTTTAATAAAGTTATTGAAGGATACAACATGATGACCAGAGACGGGGAAAGATCTATTGAAATTTTATATCCATTGATTAGTCTCAAGAAATCTTGGTTCTATCATCACATGTCCCCAATACATGACTTAATGACATGGTGTGAATTGCCAATTTTGAAAAAGAATTGTGATTGTCCTGCGTGTGTTCGACATCGCCATGAGTTATCATAGAGATGAAACGTTCAGTTGTTGTAAATGACATCACGAGATTGATAAATCTTATCAAAGACGTCTTCCCACAACAGGTGGATGTTGAGTATGTTGGGAAGAACGGAAAGTGCTATCAGGTTGCTCTGGTTCTGAAGCATGTGTATCCTCAAGCAGAGATCCATTACAGCCAGATCGAAGGTCATGTGTATACTCTGATTGACGGACATTACTACGACATCGAAGGCATCCACTTCAGTGTCCCACCAGACACGTGTTTGCTCGAATATAATAGAGGTCACAAACCGCATCGTTGGCATAAAGGGTTTGTGAAAGTGCCGATTTTAGAATGGCTGAGGAAACCATAATGGCGGGAATTGTAAAGCACCTTGGTGACACTCATCTTGGGCATAAGAAGGTCTTTAAACCGCGTGGATTTGATACACAGGAAGCCCATGACGCTGCGGTCATTGACAGTATCTTTCAGGGGTTGAAGTCTCGGGACGTTCTTGAACTGGCTGGTGATATATGCTTCATCGGGGCTGAAGGGTTCATTCGCCTGATGCGAGAGGGTGCCAAGCGAAACATTGATGAGTTCAAACGCCGCCCCGTTCCCGATGACTGGCGTCCGAACTTTATCATCAGGGTGGCACAAGGCAACCATGACAGCTTTAAGATGTTGTTGTCTCTGTATCTGGACGGCTGGATTAGCTCCTTCGGCGCTATGTATGAACGTGACACGCCTGTTGGCCGTGTGTTGACAACACATGTTCCTTATCAATTAGACCGTTGGGCGTATAATATCCATGGTCATCTTCACGAAAATATTCGCGAAGAGCGCGAATACCTGAACTGCAGTTGGGAACAATTCAAGCGTCCTGTAACCCTGGCTGAGTTGTTATACACAAATTTAGGAATTGTGCTATGAAAATATTCTTTCCTGGTCAGAAAGTACCCGAAGAAATACAAAAGGTCGAGTTATTTGGTTATAAAAGCGGTGATCCGTTCCTGCGATTTTCTTCACCATGTATCGTGAAGCGCAATCATGAAGGGCATTATGTGCGCCCAATCATCCTCATGGGTTCTGTCATGACGCTGAGAGCTAAAACGGATTCGGTTGTTATTACTGGAAGTCCCAACATACCCAATGGAAAGACTACGCTAAATTGCAAGCCCATCCTGTCGTCTTGGGTGTTAATTGGATTTCTGTCTATAATCTTGTTTTATCGTTACCTTACTGACTTGGGGATCTTATGATCATTGCAGTGGATTTTGACGGGACTTGTGTGACCCACGAATACCCAAAGGTCGGGCGGGACATCGGTGCTGATGCCTGCCTGAAGAGGCTCGTTGCCAAAGGGCATCAGCTGATTTTGTTCACGATGCGTTCTGGTGCGGAATTGGAGCAAGCGAAAACCTGGTTCCATGTCCGTGGCATCCCTCTGTATGGAGTTAATACAAACCCATCACAGAAGACTTGGACGGAGTCTCCAAAGGCATATGCCCAGGTTTACATCGACGACGCCGCTCTTGGCTGCCCTCTGGTATGGGATGAAGTTTCCAATCGCCCCTGCGTGAACTGGCCAGAGGTGGAACGCATGTTGAAGAAGAGAGATATATTATGAAAAAGCCAAGAATCACAGGACATCAACTCTGCGTCCTTTTAGGAATGTTGAATTTTGAAAAAGGTGAAGCCAGACGCCTTTGTCATTGGTATTTCAATCCCAAATCTTGGACGAACGATAAAGGGAAAACGGTTTGGACTTTTCATGCGCCACCGATATCTGGCGGGTTTCGTTCTGTAAAGGGTGATCCATGGGATACGCGTTCAGGTCAATCCTTGTTGTCTAAAGGTCTGATAGAACCTGCGTTTACAATGGTTCATGACAACTCTGAAGAGTATAAGCATTGGCCGAAGTCTGAAGTAACATTCTATAGGCTTACAGACCTCGGTAAAGCATGTACTGAATAATATTTTAGGTTATTGAAGAAAGGGGAAGGTATACTTCCCCTTAATTTATTGGGAGAGACAAACATGATTTCATTAAAAGAAATGTACGAACGCCTCGAAGAACTGAAATCTAAAGAACGTCTGTATTCAGAAGAGAATGCAGAAATGTCAGATCTTATCGAAAAAATTGCGTTGCGTGAAAAGTATCTTCAACGTTATATCAATCATCCACCTCATATGGTTGAGCGCATGTCTACAATTCTCGAATTGGACAACAGCGGTGTAACAGGCAAAGACCTGATTGTCAAAGAGGTTCATTCCATGGTGTCCCTCGGTCAGATCTTTGGCCGCGCCGACCAGGATGACATGATCTTTTTACTTGAAAAGGCTCTGGTAAAATAATGGCTATCAAACCACGAATGATGTTCGCCCATATGCGATCAGCTGCAGCATATGGTGTAACCAGTTATGCTCGGCGTCTGCAAGTCGGTTGTGTTATCGTAAACCCTGAAACTGATCAGCCTGTGGCTATCGGATGGAACGGAACGCCTCCTGGCATGCCGAATGTTTGTGAGATGGAACAACACGGGCAAATTGTTACAAACCCGTGTGTCATTCATGCGGAGGAAAATGCTCTAATGCGTATCCCCGAAAATGCAGATGATTTCACAGGGTTGGTTATGTTTGTGACACATAGCCCATGCCCTGATTGCACTCAGAAGATCATCGACAACGGCAAGATCGATAAAGTATATTATCAAGAGCCATATCGTATCATGGATGGAATCAAAAAATTGATGAACGCTGGAATTGAAGTTTATCGGATGGTAGACGATATGGCGATTCTTCAGCATGTTTTCGACGATCAAGGCGAAGTCGGATACGAACAAATCTTATCCAACCCAGACAAAGTAAGGAATTAAAATGCGTTATGTAGACCGCATGCTCGGCGAAAATGAACATGTCATCGCTTTCACCCGCCCGACTTGGTGGAGCGGTTTTTGGATTTATGTTCTGGTTATTTTAACGATTATCCCAACATTTGGATTCAGCTTGTTATTTCTGATACCAACAATTTTAAATGTATTGACAACTGAATTCGCAGTCACCAACAAGCGTGTTATTGTCAAACGGGGATTTATTCGTCGTGATGCTGATGAACTCCGTCTTGGTAAAGTAGAAACCATTAAGGTGGACCAGTCTATTACAGGCCGTATCCTGAAGTTTTCGACCATCAGTGTTATTGGTACGGGCGGTACTCGCCTGTTGGCTACAGGTTGTGCTAAAGGGAACGAATTCCGTCAAAAAATTTATGATCATCTGGGTGACTAAATGATTACTGCAGGATACACCGTCGATTTGTATTGTGAGTGTGTTGAATGCAAATCTTGTAATTGGGCTTGGCAAGAACATCACCCCAGATGTGGGATGAAGTCTTATGCTGGTGAATCTTGGGGAGACTGTGCTAGACAAGCCCGTGCTGATGGATGGATGATATGCAGGGACAAACAAACTTGCTTTGCCCCTGGACATCCAAGGAAATCAGGGTAATAACAAACCATCATCTTCCGATTGCGTTGGTTGTTTATTAGCAGTTTCCTTCTTCATTTGCTCTTTCAACGCATTAATCCTTTGAGCGCGGCGTCGATCTTCCATTTCGACTTCGCGCTTTTTCTTAGAACGAAGAGCAAATTGTTTTTTAACTTCTGGGTCTTCACCTGGCACCAAATGTTCTTCTGTCCAGATAATGAATTTCCAACCTACCTTTGCACAATGTTCTTTAGTTGCTGTCCACTTTGCCTGATTTACCAACCAAGTGCGCATTGAATTATTGAATGTTGATTCCTTCATCGTTTTAGTTTTGCGAGGTTCTTTAATCTGGTCTTTGGGTTTTATTTCAATAAGAGTAATTTGTAATTCATCGGAATCCTGCCGACGAGTCCAAACCTTCAAATCCATGAAATAACGATGGGCGCGGCCATCAACCGGAGATATGTAAGGGATTACACAAGTTTCCGAACCCCACTTCACGATAGCAGGATTCATGTCACAGAATTTGAATGCAACCAATTCTAAAGAGGATCGAAACACAATATCTTTTACGTCTCCGACATATTTTTGAGGATTGTTGGGAATAAATTTTCCTTGTAAATACGATGCCATTATGCTTTCCTCCAACCTTTATGTTGTATGTTTCGGCCGTTATGGACATGTCTCATAGATCCTTCGCTCAATTCATTTTCTTTACAGAATTTGGAAAGGTTGATAACTGTGACCAAATTTCCTTCTGGATTAACAAATTTGAATTCTCTGGAGTTCGCTTGGGATATTGCGTTCTTCCCTTCTTTTGTGATTGGTCCTTTGCAATTAGAATAATCCACGAGGCCGGATTCCACTCTTTTCTTGTTGGAATTTCTTATTTTGTCCTTTGTTTCTTGTTCCATTACATAGCCAAATCTTGAGTTATTTTCACCGGACCTGTTTTTACCAAACCAAAAATTTCTTTCTCCAGGAAATCCCCTAGATTTGTAAATTCTTTGTAATTCGTCTTTTGATTTTAAACTTAGGGTTTTGAGAGCCTTCTCCGAAGCGTTGGCCCTGATTAATGGATCCGAATTTATGTGCGTAAATGAACCACGCCCACCGCATGTTAAATTATATGTGTCATCTCTATCTATAAATTCTTGATTCACTATCCTGAATTCTTCTTCATACATTTCTTCTGATGTTTTACAAACTTTCAATATATCTTTGCGAAAATTCTCAACACCATATTTCAATATCGCTCTTGTTATAACTCGGCCAGAACCCATATAACCATCATCTGGAGTTCCTTTATGAACCCCAACATATATTTTATTGTTTATCAGATTGGTAATTTGGTATACGAGATACATAGCCATATTCTAGTCCTAAATAGTGTCATCACTCTATTCTAATTAAAGGGCTTCAGACCATGGCGAATTTCAAGACGACCATCGATAAGATCAAAGTTCTGAACACAAAAGGCTTGGCCAAGTCTCAGAAGCAATTGGTCTATCCATTAGACATAACAGGGGGTAAAACCCTCGGCCATTATGTTCTATTCAACATCAACCGAATATCTGGTTCTTCATATGGAGACACCACAACCCAAACCGTCGAAAATCCGATACAAAATCCATTGGGTAAGACTCCTGTGGTTTATGGTTCTAAATCGGGGTCTATTAGCAAATATGCTTGGGCGCGTCATGTCCGCTCTAACGAGTCAATTGTGTTGTGTATGCCCGAATCCATTACAACCAACTATGGCGTTGGCTGGAACGGCTCCGAGTTGGGATTAGCAGGTATGGGTGCCCAATTTTTATCACGCGCCGCCCAAGATATGAGTCAATTCAAACTTGGGGATGCTTTGAATGTTGGGAAAGAAATGGGGAGATTTGCGGCGACAAAGGCCATCCAATCTGCTTCGGAAGCAATTCCTTTCTTGCCGACAATTAATGCTCATGATACATTAGAATTGTTTACAGGTACGATGACCAACCCGTATGTGGAGATGATTTTCCAAGGGGTGCGCAACCGAGAAATCCCGTTCACATTCAAATTCACTCCAAGATCGCAAAAAGAGGCGAAAATGGTGCGGGAGATTATCCGTTTATTCAAGATGCACATGTATCCAGAATACAAATACAACAAGAATTCCAGCGCATTCTATCTTCACCCATCCACGTTTGATATCACGTTCATGGTCCAGGGAGAACGCAACAAATGGTTGCATCGGATATCGACTTGCGTCCTATCAAATATGTTTGTCAACGAGACGCCTGACTCTTCATATGCTGTACACAAAGATGACAGCATCGTGTCGACACAAATCGACATGACGTTTATAGAACTAGAACCGTTGCACAAAGGCCGCTTTGATACCGAAGGCGACAGCTTCTAAGGAGAAGATGCCATGAAATATTTTGAGAAATTTCCACTCGTGTGGCATCAATTAATTGGTGTCAAAGAGGATGACCAAGTCCTGTTGCAGAACTTAACACGACGGGTTATGGTTGTTAAGAAAATTAGGGACATAGAAGGGCTTCTCCTGCCGTATACTGTTTTCGATGGGGAAACCCCAAGGTCTTTTGCCGAACGCGTCTACGGTTCCTTCGAGCTGTTTTGGATCCCATGTCTTATCAATGGTATCATGGACATCACAGAGGACTGGCCAAAACCAGAGCGCCGTATCATTGAAGAACTGACGGCTCGATACGGCCTTGACGGAATGTGGGATGTGAAATACTATGTTGACGAATTCGGTCATGAAACAGATCCTAGAGCAATACGTTTAGCATATGGCCTTGGTTCTATGGATGATTCCACGATTATCGCCAACTATGGTCTGACAGGTATTACATATCATGATGATGCTATAAACAAAAACGAAGCCAAACGGAATATTCAGGTTCTAGACCCAGATTATGTTTCTTCCTTTGTTAATCAGCTGGAACAGGAGCTGACCAAATGATCGAAAATAAAGAATCCCAGGACGGAATTTTAACTCCGTCCACAACATTTGATTTGAAATATATGGCGATATTACCGCACACGCCTGAAGGCGGTACTCCCAAGCCTTATGACCTTTCATCGTTGTTTCAAGAATTCAACGTATATCAGGATCTTGGTCTGGAAGGGAATGCTTCACCGTCGCTGACAGCTAATATTCTGATCAAAGAAGGCTGGGATATATTGGATACAATGCCAATCCTCGGAGGTGAGGAAGTAGTGGTATCGTTCAAATCACCTGCGGCTTCCGACTACACTACGCTTTCATTGCGAGTCAGTCGGGTAGGGAGAGTTGCTGATGAATCGAACTCTTCTTCGAAAAAGGCATTCTGGTTACACTTGGTGACAACAGACGCGTATCGAGATAGCATGTTGCGTAAATCTCTTGGATTAAGCGGTTCTTATTCTGAGATGGCAGCTAAGATCTTTGAGCAACTGAATTCACGCACCAAATTTGAAGACATAGATCCTTCATATGGGATACAAGAAAGGTTCGCCACCCCTCTTTGGCCTGTACTCCGCTCCATAGATTATATGGCCAGCCGTGCATATGACGAATTATTCATGCCATTCGTTTTCTATGAAGACTTTACGGGTTATCACTTCAAAAGCATGACAACATTGTTCAACCAGGGCAACCAGTCTATGACTGCTGAAGAGAAGCAAGAGGCTTCTATTGAAAAGAAATTCTTCCGAGACCCTCAAGATGCGCCGTTGATGCAGGATAACAATTTCAACTCAGAACGTTTCATGCGGACTATCATCAAGGCTGAAAAGAAACTGGCGCGTGATCAGTACATGGCGAATTATCGGGATATCTTGGCAGTGAACGAGCGCGTGTATGACTTTAGTACAAAATCCACGACAGCGACCCAACGCATTTATTCAGAATGGTTCGACAGCACTGCTCACCTTGATCCTTTCCCTTTGTTCTCTGATCAATTCGACCGCGAGAACGTTAGGTACATTGAAGCGCAACCGGATGGTGCCGAACAAATAGATTACGCACGACGCGTTATAGAATTCAGCCTCGCGTCAACGGTTATGCGTTTGCTGGTCGTGGGGGATAACCGTCTGAATGTTGGGCAGGTTTATTATATTGAAGATTTGTCGAACCGCCCTAAATCTAATGAAAACATTGCCGAGTTAAGTAAGTTATCATCAGGCCATTATATCGTCACAAAGATACGCCATAAGATTTCACGCCTGACAAATGATTATCAATGCGTCGCCGAGATTGCCAAAGATAGTATGATCCAGAAGGTCTTACCGCCTCAGACTGGTCAAACTGTGGCTTCTACACCAACTCCGACGCCAATAGAGAAAGGACAAGCCCAGAAGGTCTGAGAGGTGACAAATGGCAGATAACAATCAACCGACACCAGGGCAGCAAGACATCGTCAAGGTTTTGGATAAAATCAAAAAAGAAATGATGGAGCGCAAGCAATTGCGCGCCCAATCCGAGACGAATAAACAGCTCGCCGATGTCAACAAACAACTGCAATCTCTGAAGACACGCCAGGCGTCTAATCAGGAGCAGAAAGTCCCGCCAATTAAATTCCCATCGGTGAATGATATTGTTGGTGGGTTTGTCCGCGTCAGTCCTATTTTCACAAGGGATTACAGCACTTGGATGAAAGACACCGTCAGTCTAACAAAGGATGGCAATGAAGAACTGATGCGTATCGCCACCAAGATCGAAAAATTTGGTGAAGCGGCGAATGGTCCGGTTGACGACATGTCAGTTGAATATCTTGACATGATATCAGATCAATTGGGTGCGGCCAACGAAGATAGTCTTGAACGCCTTGATGGATTAAAGGATAAGCTGGCGTTGGTCGGAGGGGAGATCGTAAACCTGACTGACATAATGCTTCAAACACATAAGGACACGCTGGATTTCAATAAAGATGCCAGTAACGAAACTGTTACCCGCCTCGACAGCATTGATGACAAATTGGGATACATGAACGAAGATCTTAATGATACTCTGACACGTATCTATGAAAGTGATCAAAAATATAGAGAAGAAGAGAAATTCCGTCGTGGCGAAGAAGGTAAGGAAAACAAGAACAACCCAGAGGCTGGTTCTATCCCTCCGTCTGAGCCTAAACAAGATGGTCAATCTTCTGGGTTAGGCGCGGCGCTGGGGGCACTCCTTGGACTGGGCGCGTTAAAACTCCTGATGTCCCCATTAAAACTTGTTGGTGGCTTCATTAAATTATTCATGGGGTTTGGTGCTGGGATCGGCGGGTTGCTTGCGCCTCTGAAAGCAGCAACCAAGATGCTTCGAGTCGGACCTTTGGCTCTGATAACATCTGTATTTGAATTCGGTAAAGGGTTCTTTAATGCTAAAGAAATCCTTGGTAAAGCGCAAGTATCGATCGTTGATCGGGTTCAGGCAGGGATAACAGAGCTGGTCGGTAGTTTCGGGGATCTCGCCGATTGGGTTGCTGAAATATTCGGATGGAACAATGCTGGGTTTGGAAAGGCGTTCCGTGAACAAGTGCTGAAAATGACCGAAGCGCCCGTGCGTTGGTTGAACTCGATTGTTGATTGGGTCACCAACGATTTGTTTGCGGGTATCGGGAAGAGTACATCACTGACCGAAATACCTGGTAAACTTGCAGATAACTTGCAAGGCCAATTGATAAAATTGGTTGATTGGGTAACGGGTGGAATAACTGGCCTGATAGATGACGGCATGGCGGCTGCAAACAAAGTCGTTGAAGACATGAAGAAAGGATTTGCTGAAAATGTGAAGAAACCTTTCTTCAACATGTTGAATGCTATCACCAATGCGATGTTTGATATCGTAGATAAGTTTGTCAGCATTATCCCCGATGCGTTGGGTGGTGAAGCAGCCAGGAATAAGATGGTGGAAGCAAGACAGTCTATGCTGATAAGCCAAGACGATAAGGCTCCTGAGAATGCCTCTGTACCACCGAACAGTCAATCGCCAGCACAACCTAATGCAGATATCAGCACGCTGACTCCAATGCCTTCTGGGGTTTCTTCGGATGCTGTGAACGTAACAGATCGCACTTCTCAATTGAAAGATGCATATGCTGGGATCGGGGGAGGTACTCTGGGCGGGGCTTATCCGGTTCAAGGAAGAGCAGCCAATAACATCGAAGAAGTTAAATCCGCCTATGCTAACCCGCCAGCCAGTGTGGTAATGCCTGTACAACAAAATGTGGACAACTCGAAGAAAGTCAGTACGACGAACAACTTCAACAGTTCACAACTGGAGCCGTCCAACCGTACTGATACAGGGCGCATTCTCTGGGATTGGTAATCAAATTCCGTGGGCAAGGATTAGCTCACGGAGTTTTCCTTTTGTGTATTCTGTGTTTTCATCAGGAACAACTGAATTGGTTTTCTTTAATAAAAAAGACTCAGAGTTCCAATAGATGTCATCCTTGAGTATTGTATCATATAAATGGATGAACCCCACTACTTTATTCAATCCAACGAGAAACCAAATTGGATAGCGTTTAACAATAATATCTGTCAGTAAAGGTGGATGCCCATTACCATTTCCTTTGATATATTGGATAAAATTCACGCCTCTTTCTTTTATCTCAGGGATCATATATCTCTCAAAATGTTCAAGAAAATTATATGAGAAGTTGTCATACAGGCGGCGATATTCATTATAATTTTCTTGGGCCTGTCTTGTAAGTAATGTTGTCACCCACGTCTTTGGTGATTTAACAAAGTTGGCAATAATATAATTTTCCACCACTTCACCTTGGGAAGATTCGAACCGACGAGCAAGTTTAGCAAATTGTTTGGCCACGCCCTGTTTAGAATAGAACGTTTCAAACTTGTAATTGTTCATCGGCCCATACAGGCCATAATCAAAGTCTTTTGTGGTGAAATGCAATTTGATCGCCATATAGATGCAATAAACGTTGAATGCCCTTTCATATTGCATTTTCTCCCACTCAGTTATCATGGCGTTTCTCCCTGCTTTTCTGTTTCTGTTTCTGTAATCTGCGGCGTTCGGAACAGAACTGATTGAACTCCGCCACCAAGCCTTTCTCTTTAATGAAAAGCATGGCGTTCCGGAAAGCGATCCCGATTTTGGCATATGTCGGCGGATTTTTACCAACCACGTGATCTCTCCTCTGATTTAACGAAACGTTGAAACTCTTCTGTTTTTCCTTGGCGATGAATAAACACCAATGCCAAAATAAAACGACGGAATGATTTTGGGATAAGACGATAACCGTTTGTCCAATTATAGACAACGTCAGAACAATTCATCATCTTCATCATCTGTAATTCAGAAACTCCCAATTCCCTCATAATGTTTATGAGGTGAAGAGAATCATTGTCTTTCCTTGGTTTCTTATCAATAAGTTTCATAATAACACCTGGTAATGATTTCTTGGAATTATACTGCTACTGTCTTTATTGAATGGGGTTCCGAAGAACCCCAATTTTCATGCCGCTTCCAACAACACCAAAATATTTTCGATATATGCTTTCTGGATAGCATAGACTTCAGCCAGTGTATTAGCGACTTTCTTGTCTGTGCGTACTTCAACGAGACGTGGAAGGAATAGAGACTTCATGGCGTCATCGGTTTTATCCTGTACGCCATTAGAGAGCACGGCGGCAATCTTACCAATGAAGTCCTCTTGGTTTTCCCACATTCGTAGTCTCAACTCATCTGAGATCCCCGATACGCCAACAACTAAGAGGCTATCAGAGGTCTTGCAGAGGAGAGATCCAAATGTCTTGGCGTGCTTCCCTTTCTTATCGGCCTCGTTGAAGCCAACGATTTCAAGGTCACATTCTACTTCCATTTTTAGCTTTAACCCTTCAGATGATGTTCCATCTTCCCAAGGCATATCTGCGGCCTTACAAATCGTGCCTTCTTCCCGACGAGCCAAAGCGTCTTTGAAGTGTTCGACAGCTTCTTCAAATGAATGAACAACACGGGTTTCTTGAACCTGAACCAGTCCGTCATCCCCTTCGAACAACTGTTGTATGATATCAAAACGGCGCTCATATGGGGTGTCCACACGCTGAGCATTGAACCAATTATCATACGGCACAACGTCCCATACCCGATAGATCACCTTGTAACGATCTTCCAGGGGTTCACCCGTTTGGATAACACTGTTGAGCTTACCATTGCCGATAGCCCGAGGCAACACTGTATTCGTTTTCAGATCAATGACGAGCAGTTCACCATGGAAGACGCTTTCACCAATCCCCGCATCGTAGATCAGGTCTTTGAAAACCAATGATAGGTTATCAACGGAACCACCCGCAATAAGAGAACCGGAACGAGAACGAATCTCTGGGTCTCTTCCATAACGACAGATGATGTTGGCAAACATGCCATCTGACTTCAGCTGGCTGAAGACGCCGCGCTTGAAGTCCATCTTCTTCAGCAAGTCAATCGTCATGTTATCATAACGGTGATATGGAAGGATATTAATCAGACGCCCTGTACCACCTGCTGCGTTGAATGCTGCGTTTATACCTTTCTCGGCAATTCCCGCTTTGATGTCTCTGTCGAGTATAATTTGTATCAGGGTATGGTAATCCGGATGGATGTTGGTCGCGGCCTTCGCAAGTTCTTGATCTGCCTTCATCCCACCGATCTTGCGTTCGGCCATCATATCAAGAACGTCATAAACCTGATCCCAGCTACCAACAACGCCGCGCGAGAGCATGCGAGGGAATGCGTTTATATTGAATTGAGTGCGGTAATAAGAACGCATCGGGTCGTAGACGTATTGAAGGAAATCAACCAATTCCGGATTGGTTCTGAACGCCTCGGTCAGCACAGCTTTCTTGGCGTTGGTGCCTTTGGTATCGCGAAGATTTTGAATTATTTCTAAAAGAGGAAGCATCATGTGTCTCCAGGGTTATTCGTCATGCTATTATAACCCCAGAGACTTCAATAGAATTATTCTAACTCCTTTCCTTGACAGAAGTGAAAGATTCTTTCCATCCTTTAAATTGTTCGGTCAGGGATTCTTTCCCCATTTCCCCATTGGAAACGCTATGGATATATGCAAATGCATCGTAACCATAACCAGGCATTGCTTCACAAATACGAAGAGAGACCAATGTTTCGCCAACAGAAACCAGATAATGATCACGGCGATGGCTCAAAGGATAGTGATTGTCATGGAATTTGTCGATAACAACGCAGTTCTGGGGTTCGGCGTCAATTGCCAGCCCGTTGGCTTCGCTACCGCCGCGCCCAAGGGTGCATCCTGGGAATAATGTTTCTACGAGTGTGGTCATATTACTTCCTCATCATATTCAATAAATTAATTTTACCCTTTGCTTCTGGGGCATACCAAACGTTCTGAGAGTGCCTCTTACAGCACGGACAATCCTTGGTGGCAATTACACAGGGAGCCTTGTCCACGGCATATCCAGCGTCTTCGGCTTCCTTGACGGTGTTAAATGGCAAGTATGCACTTGTGCCTTGCCCTCCGCATGAACATTCCATCAGCGTTTCCTCTTAAAGGGGATGATCAGGGCTATGATTAACAGCATAGCTGTGATCACTCCGCATGCGATAAGACCGAATGCAAATGCTTTCAAAACAAATTGAAAAATAATCATAATTTCCTCAGTTTTGCCCTTGTGATCTGAGTTTGTTTAACACCTTTGAATTCGGTCAATTCTTTGACGCGACCACGAATGATCATATCACCTTCCAGGAATTCGGTTTCCATATAGGAAGTCTTCCATGTAATGGTATTGCCTTCCTTGGTTTTGAAAGTATACAGATACGTGTCACCATAATCAGATGAATACAGGAAAATCCTTGCTTCAAATTTGACCTGTGCTTCTAACATTTCACCAACTTCACCAACCCAATTTGATACAGTGCGCGTTTGGCGGGGGGTGTGGATATAATCATAATACTTTGCTGCTCCCCAACGAACTGTTGTTGAGTCTTTAACAAGGTGATAACCAGGTTCGCACATACGTTTCAGCCGGACGTTGAAATCGTTATTTTCAGACAACGATGAGATGAAAAGCATCATATGGTACATTTCTGATTGAGCATCTTCACGGGCTTTAACAGCCTTGTTATAGAATATATCAATGTCAGAACCTTTCTCTGGACGAGTACCGCTAGAGATATGACCAAGAACTCGACCAAAATCATCACTTTTAATGCTCAGGCCGGACAGCAAAACCTGAAAGCATTTACGCAAATATCCTTCTGTGTCAACATAATCTGGTTCATTAACCCGATAAATCCCTTCTGGGTCATCTTCATCGGGGGTAAACATTTCGTGAATAGACATGTAATAAGACATAACCGCATCAAGGGATTTCTGATGCGGGACATAATGATGCATACAGCTGCTACCCACGAGCATCTGTGCGCCAGATTGTTCGTTACGAACGACATATGTGTTATGACGACGCACAGATTTGTTGCAATGCTCGCACCAAGATACGTTTTCAGCTTCAAATCTTTGAACGAAATTTTGGTGGATGTCATCTGACAGTTTATTCAGAATGACTTTTGGATACTGGTGGTTGAATTGTCCAATGATACTCCACCCACCATAAGAAACGGGGCGGTCGATGCCTTCACCAGTTAGAGTACAATCTTGCCACCAACGATAAAATTTTTCGCCAGTGATAGAATAGCGGTGTTGTGTTTTGTATGGTTCACTGAACTCAACAAGAGGGAACTCGAGTTTCAGGCGGTTTGCCGTTCTTTCAAGTTTGGCAAGACGTTCCTTGACACGACCAATGTTATCAATTGGGATGCTGAAGGTCTTGGCTTTCATTTTTGCCTCTCATGATGTAGTGAAACTTTTCAATGTAGGTTAAATGATAGCCGCAAGTTTTATTGAAGTAAAGTTTTATTGAAGTAAAGCCCAACAAATGTTGGGCTTTAACCGATATTATTCATCCGTGCGATCAGGCGCGGCGTTAGGATACAGCGACTCATAAAGATCTTGGTATTTGGCGCTGGTCTCGATGGTCTTGGTATAAGTTCCACCAGCGCGATCGGTAACGACTTTGCGCAGATCAACGGCTTTGATGCCTGTTTCTTTTGCCAATTCAGCCAGGGCTTCGGTAACAAAGGTCTGTTCAGACTTGATACGGATCTGGGCGGCACGACAATTTTCTAAAGTCTGCATCATCTTTTGACGCAGTTTTGGATCAGAAGGGAGTTGATAAAAACCAATTTGTTCAACTGACATAATATATCCTCATTAATGACGAGAACCGAGTGGACCGATACTAGTTCCCAAACGGCGCAGGAAGAAATAAACGATACTGTGAAAACCAAACTTAGGAATAATATCAACGCCTTCAACATTGTAATATTCCTGAGTGTTGGTCTGTACTGGCAATGGAAAAGACGGAAGATCAAGCTGAACCAATTCACCTGGTTCGCAATGTATCTTGACATTCTTACCCCAATGCCGACGATTCTTATAAAATTCTAGAGTCTGCTCTGTAGTGAGTTTGAGACTGGTTTCTCCAGACTGGCACACCTGTTGTGCCGCCCGAATCAGGTCAGCTATAAATGCAACATCCGACATGATGTGCTCCTGGGTTAATATTCAGATCATAGAGATTATACCCTATGATCACCATTATTGAAGTTAACCGAAATTCCAATTATTCACGGTCTCGGCTTTCTTGACATCATTCGAGTCGCCTGTTTTGTTTAAGTCATGTTTGATATGAACATTCTCAACATAACGGGCTTCTTCATCAGTCAGGTCTCGTTTGACTTCATTCCAGTCCAAGTCGAACAAGATCTGTTTATCTTGGTCCATACCAAACAAGAATGATTTGAGTTTCTGCTTGTTGGCATAACGATTTTTCAAGATTGATGCTCTGGCTTTCTTAACAGCCGCCAGTTCATCAGGAGCATAGAACGCCATGATGAAGTCTGCAACCTTCGGAATACCGATAGCATCTGCCAGGTCGCTAATATCACCATCAGTCGCCGATTGTTTTTCACGGTTAAATTGCATACCCGTCCATACAGGGCAATCAAATTCAAATCCAAGCGCACGGAATTCACGCGCCACCGAAGTATAATACACGTTGGTGTTCTGCATTAAATGAGCAGGAAGACGAGAAGACGCTGATTCACCCAAGTAGTCTATAATAATGACGTCCGGCGTAATTCCCGTTGATGTCGCGTAATCAAGAATATCGCGGCGATACAGTCCTGTATGCCCAGCGCCTGAAGGATATTCCTTGATAACAATATCACCCTTCATGGAACCGTCTTGACGAGTTCGCAACTTTTGTATCGTAGCGACATATTCATGTCGTGAGAGCTTCTCTAAGGACTCGAAGTCCCTGCGCATCATACGGGCATCAAGGCGGTGACGCCAGACGTTCTCAGCCACTTCTAGGGTGAATACGAATACGTTCAACCCTTGCTCGGAGTAACCAGCAGCCAAATCAATCAGAGTTGTTGTCTTACCCGCATTAATTGCACCCGTCACGATGTTCAGCGTTTTCTTACCAACACCACCACGAGTCGCTTTGTTGAATATCTCTACAGCGAAAGGAATCTTCGCTTCATTAGAGTTCATGTGGTCGTATTGTTGTTCAGCCATTTCCCAATAGATATGGCCAAGATAAGAATCAAAACTTATCGCCAACGCCTCTTGTAGGAGAGTTGGAATCGTGTTCATCTCATCTTTACGTTTCTCATCACCATAGATGTTGACGGCGTGTTTGATCGCATTATGAACAGCTTTCTGCCGCGCCCAACTTTCTGTTTCTTTTACAAGCCATTCCTGATGGAATGTGTTGTCATTGATATTCTCAAGAGCAGAAATAGCTTGTTCAAATACGTGTTCGTTGAGCGAAGTCTTTTCCAGCATAATAGACAACGCTTCAACCGAAGGACGAGCATTATATTCGCAAGTGTAATGGTCAATGAGACCGAATATAATTTTCTCGCCTTCGTTATCGAAATAATCGGCTTTCAAATACGGCTGGATCTTTCTTTGATATTCTTCGTTATAGATTAATTGGGAAAGCACGACAGATTCGAGTAACATTGGCAACTACCCCACCAAAATTTTGTTGTAATCCTGAGCATTTTGCTGTATCAGATCAACTAAGATATCCCCAGACACCACAGTGAACAAGTCATTTTCTTTCAAATTAACAAATAACAAACGCCATGGTTTCTTCAATATATCTGTTGTAAAGGATAACCGAGGCTCTCCATTATCTAAATGGACACCCACTTTCCCTATACGAAATTGAACGCCACGGAATTTGCCTTCCGTTATTTCGATTATTGCTAACTGATCAGAACCAGGGTCGATGATTTTGTAATTAACGGGGGAGTCTCCTCCCCCTGCAATATTACTCGGTTGTTTTGATGACATTATCGAGGCGCTCCAGCATATCTGCAGGCATAACCGAACTCTGAGAGATACCGAACATGTTGTTCACATCGTCAACAAAGTCTGGGTTTTCCAGCAGCGGATACCAGAAGTCATCCCCCAGCTCTGCCTTACGATATTTCTTTTCTTTTTCTGGATCAAACCCGCCTTTGGCAGTGCGTTGATACCAAGAACCACTCACCAAATCCACATACCCCAGCATGCGCGCAATTTCTAACATACCGGACCAACGGTCAATACCGCCTTCATACAACACAGTGACAGGGAACTTGGCTTTTTCACGGACAAAGCGGCCTTTCATAATGTTGACTGTAAACTGCCATCCCAAAAGGTCTTTGTCTTCTTTAACTTGAGCACGCGTGATGAACCACAATTGGTTAGAAGACAGGAACCCCTGTTTACCGCCTTTGATGTTCGGCTCGGCGTATTGGTTCCCGATTTCATCATAGTACGAGTTGATCCATACCAAAACGAATTTCTTTTCAGTGACCAACGGGGTGATAACACGCCAAAAACTATTGAGAGCGCGAGCGCGGGTCATATCTTGTGTGTCTTTGCCCGCGATGGCATCATCAACTTCTTTGGTAGACGGCAACTGGCTGATTGAGTCAATGAATACGATGATCTTGTCACCTTTCTGTGCATCGTTCAGAAGCTGTGTCAGCTTGATCTTCGTCTTTTCAACGTTTTCAATCGGCAGATACAAGACACGGTCCATGTCAATACCCATAGATGTCCAGTAGTTTTCATTCGCACCGCCTTCTGAATCCGCGAAGATACAAATTGCATCAGGAAACTTATCCATGTAAGCCTTAACATCCACCAGCCCAAACATGGTTTTGAATGTACGAGAATCCCCCACCAACTGTTTGATGCCTGATATCAGACCACCATCAATACGACCGGACCAGGCCAAATTCAGAATAGGAATACCCGTACTGCAAATAATGTCAGGCTTCAGCGCATCGGTCTTTGACAGCACTTCGGCATTCGGGTCCAGTTTCTTTGCTGTCTTGAGCATGCGAGCCATCAATGAATCGGCCATTTCGTTTCCTCTTGCTTGTTGATCGTAATTAATAAATCGGTGCCCAAGACTTTCTTGGACAATATATTGATTGCTTCGTGAATCGCCATTATTGACGGGAGTTTTTCATCGTTAATTTCGGAACCCCCGCGTTCTGTTAAATACATATTGCGCAAACGATTATGCTGTGCCCTGTTGACGCACGATAAATTTAACGCAATATTCAAAACATACATTAGTTGTTCGGTCGTAACATCCTTTGGTATAGCATGAATATAATATATCGCATCTTCAAAATAGATATGCTGTAATGACTCTGGAATTTCTTCCCCGCCAAAAGCAAAATCCTCAATGCGTTTAAAAAGTGTTTCCGGCTCTTTGGTTGTAATGTGTTGTGTTACAGTAGCCGCACCATCTGGCTCTTTCTTGAAATTGGTCGCAATAACGACATGACCGCCTGGTTTAATAAACTCAGCGAAGTTCTCTGCCATGTGCGGGGCATGTTCCGCATAATATGATACGACAACTGTAAACATTAGAACTCCAGGGTCAGAGGGGTTTCTGCGGACTTATCGTAGTTCGCGCCACCAGCAGCACGCAGCCGATTGCGATCATTTTTGCGTTTGTGTGCCAGCATGTAGGTCTCAATGTCAATCTCCATGTAAAAGCAAGCATCCGACAGGAAGAACATGAGAGTCTCGACGCAAGGATCGTTCATGAATTGCCCAAGGCGATACGTCACACCTCGATGTCCGACAGCAATCGAAGCAAATAAGGTGAATTCGCGACCACTGAGGATTTCGAATTCTTCTTCGATCTCGCCTTTGGTACGGTCCAACAGGACGAAGCACAGCATGAAGTGAACCACGTCCACCAGTTCATAGACTGCGTTCGCATGGTTAAACCCGATGTCGTTTCCATAAACCTTCCAGTCAGCAGTCGTTTCATCAAGAAACTCTGCCCACTCACGATATATGGAGTTGACGACGGCGTTATGACTCCATACATTCTTCCACTCTTCCCCAAAGTAGGCCACGTTGGTGGCCTTTTGAAGTTCGAGCAGACTTTTAATATGCTCTGCTGTGATCATTTCCGATCCCTATAAAATTTGACGAACGGTTGCCAACCTTCAAACGGATTGACAAATTCATAATCAACTTCCATCTTATCAATGAAAGCCTCTATGTCATCCTCTATGATACCACCACGATCCGCCTTTGAAATGCGGGTGATAGGACATTTAGTGCTCAGCGCCCATTCATATTCCTGAGGAGTACGCAAATCACTCACGATATAATGAACATTGGGGTTCTGTTCAACCAAAGGAAGTTGATATCGTTTAAAGAATGACAGGAACAGGTCTGGCTGTACATAACGCAAGCCCGTATCGCTGCCCAGATGAAGCCAGATTTGGCGCGGGGATAAGCCCTTGGGGTTATCAGGGTGTACGAAGGGAACGTCCTTCACAGCATCCTCCACCTCCGCTGGTAGCCATGGATAGATGAAATTAGCGACACGTCGTAGTTCATCCGAGAAAGACAGACGACGAATATCCATATCACCCTGAATATGATGAAAACTGATCAGGGACTCCAAACAGAAGTCCTTACCGGAGCGCTTGCGCCCCGTGAAGAATTCAAGGTTCGGGTACATCATACCACACCTTCCAGGAACTTGGGGTCAATGATCTTGCGGTCAACAGGTGAATGTTGCAGTGCTGCGTTCAACCCGTGGTCTTGGATCATGTCCATGTTGATCTTGTAGTCGTTCAGTTTGCAGTACAAGCAGTATGCCATCTGTGGTATCAGGCCGCGATCAGCGTCGTATTTCTTAAGATGGGCGACGACAGTTTCCCACGGGCTACCAATATCACAGTGATGAAGAACACCAGTGAATAGATCACGGATATGGTTCTGGTTGGTCACGTTCTTGAAGTAGATCAACGAGTTGATGAACCCGGCTTCCACTTTGGTTTCCTTCGTGATCTTACCGAGCTGCTTCTGGCTCATTTCATTGTTGTAGTAATGAAGATTGTTAGAGAAGAGCTTGTACTGGCCGACGTCAACATCCAGCACCTGAGCAATCACTTCCTGAAGGATAGAGAACTCAATGAAGTTGATTGAACTCATACCCCAGAGAACATCCTGCGATCGGTTGATGACTGTCAGGTTCAAGCGACCTTCAACGATAGCGAATAGCAGGGCCAGGTTGCATACCATGTCTTTGGTCTTCGCTTCACCACTCAGGCTGAACTTCGCCAGACCAAAATCTGAGTCTAGAGCCGGATCATAGATGGTGAGGTATGCCTGGCGCGTGTTAGGATTCTTGCGCAGGCGGTTGATGACGCTATCCAGCTGGCCATGGGCATACAGGCGTGGTCCATAGGCGGCTCGCCACGTGTGGCCATTATCGGAGAAGTTAGCGGCGCGGGGTAACACACGAGAAAGGAAGCGAACATCATCGCGCCCCGACAGCACCCAGAAGGTTTCGCCGATGGCTGCTATTGCTGATGAGTTGCGACCTTCAACGGAAAGCCAGCGGTCGCGAATATCACTGACGGTAATAGTCACACCATCGAGGAAGCGGGTGCCGTCGGTGTTGATCTCCGCGTTACCTGGATCAGATTCAATCCCGTGCTCACGGATAGCCAAGACAGCCTGTTTCAGCATGTCGTTGTTGTTTATTGCTTTAATTTCCACAATCAATACTCCCAAAATCACGACAGAGGAATGCCATTACAGCTTGGTCTACTGTTAGACCGTGAGACTTCATCATACCTGCGGGAACGGTAGGGAACAAGCCTTTATGCCGTTGGCGGTGGTCATGAACTCTCTCCCACTTTTCGACCACCAGGCTTTCATTGAACTCTGCGCCGCCATTGCGTGATTTCACACGGGCAATACATGTTTCAAGAGGGGTATCCATGAAGAGGACGACCAATTCTCGTGGTGGGCGCGTCAGGCGGGGAATCCATGAACTGAGAAGAGTTGAAGGGATGATGCCTTCAAATATCACGTCGTATTTCAGATATTCTGGTTGGTCCGCAATGGACAAGGCGAACAACATCTGCTCGGTGTCTTTCAGGGAATCAACACCTTTAGACTTAGACTTGTCATATTTACCGATACAGATAATGTTATAAGAAGGGCAAACCGTGAGCATGATCTTGCTATCGCGGGCCACGACATATGCCTGAGGATCATTCTCCGCCAGATAGGAAGGGACAGTGGACTTGCCGCTACCGTTGGAGCCTTTAACGTAATACAACTCTCCTCGTGCCGGATATTCCCCTTCAACAGCGGGTGGTTTTACAAACAGATGAACAGGGCGCTTCAACAACCCTTTGAGCGAATACGACATGGTGTGCTCCAATAAACAAAAGGAGCTGCTATTATAGCAGCCCCTTCATCTATTGAATGCTTCTGAGTTAAATTACGCAGCATCTTTCGCTTCAGCCAACGCCTGAGGCAACCATTCGTTGATTGCCTTCACCAGAGACTCAGCGTCAGTTTCTTTGATTTTCTGACGCTTGGTGAATGACTTACCGTTCACATACAGGCTGAATCCCCAGCCGCCGGAAACGATAGGTGCCAGATCAACATACGTATTGGTGCGGGCATGCGGATTGGCTTCATCCGCCAGTTCTGTAACAGGGAACTGGAACCAGCGCATATCAGGGTTCACATAACTCAAATATACTCCAGGAGTAACCCCTGCTTCAACCGCCGCCAGGATTGGACCATAGTTAGAAGCACGAGCAGCGTCAACCATTTCTTCACGTTTGTTATGACGACGCTTGCGTTCTTCAGTAGAAGACGCAGGACGCATTTCAGAAGATTTCTTGGCCAGAACCGCCTTCGCGTTCGCTAAAGCCTGATCATCCTTCGGATTTTCAACGTCGGCGATTGCTTCAGCAACGGTTGTGCCCAGCATACGACGGCGAACTTCTTCAGCACGGGCTTGCGCTTCTTCGTCAAGAACTTCTTCGCCTTCAACTACCAGGGAAATGGAGCCGTCTTTGTTGACTTCAAGAGAACCGTCTTCAACGGTCTGGGAATTTTGATCACCGACAGGTTGCTCAACCGTTTCTTCGGCGTCAATCACCGGATTTGATTCACCGTCGCCCTGTTTAACCCCCGCATCTTCGGTCGGTTTAACTTTTTCGGCTTCAGCGCGGTCAAGAGCTTCGAGAGTCTCTTCTTTCTCTTCCTGGCTCAGACCTTCAATGAGTTCAAAGCCGTTGGCTGACTGGAGGACGCCTTCCATCATGCGACGCAACGTGACGTTGCCGATGATAAGGTCTGCACCTTTGATTTCTGCTTGAAGATCAGCAGCGGTTTTACCATCAATTTCAAATTTCAGGCCGGACTCGATATGAAGAATATAGGACATAATAAAAACCCTTTTGTGTAGTAACCTTCTTTGGCAGTTTTTAATGTTCAACTGTGCGTCTGGAACATTAATATACTGCCTTTTTAGAAGATGTAAACCACTTTTTATTGAAAAGTTGGTTAACACTTCTGTGTTAGACAACGGAACGCTGGAATAGCGCGGACTGACGTGAATATTAACTTTGTATATCAATATTGAAAACTGTTTCAGGTGGCCACATGGCAGATAACTCGATCTGTGTGAACTTCGGTTGAACATACTGATCCAACACTTCATCCCAGAGGGCATGCTCAACATTGGCAATCAACATTTCGTCATCCACTATTTCGACGGAATGAACCACTATCCGGTGATCATAAGTCAGAGCGTCGCTCACGTGTTCATTTTCTGCTCTCAGGTGCTGCATTATGAAATATTCGATTACAGATTCCAGTACCGTGTTCAGGCGAACATATTTCTTCATACAGCCCCCTGCTTGTGCTACAGATAGAAATTAGGGATTTCGCCGGATTCACAACCAAACCCGTTAAAATTCTGCTCAACGTGTAAGCGAATTTTATTCACCACTACCTGACGATGCTCTTCTTCCATACAACGTTCAATCAAAGAATACGCTGTATATGACAGACTGTTGAACAATCTGGAAATAACAAGGCAATTCTCTTCATTGTAAACGACTTCAGTATGGATTGCGAAAGCGTGGTCTTCGTCGGTAAGAATTTTACAGCCTTTGACCACAAATGGTTTTTCAAAGAAATCACGAGCTGAATCAGTGCCAGATTCTGGCATTAAACGGAAATCGCCTTCTTCGCCGAAAACCGCTTTCAGATTTTCTTTACTGAATTCCGCTTCCATCTGTATACGTTTGTCGGCAAGATATTTCGCCGCAAAGTAGAATTTACCCACTGCATCATTAGCAGCGCGGCGGTTCGTAGCGGCTTGGGTATAACCAGAAACGAAGTCTTCAATGAATTCCAATGCTTCTGGTTTGCCAAAACGAATTTCGTCGCCCAGATCCAAGCTGGCTTCGGAATCAAGTTCAATACCCATAACCTTAAGAAGATCCGTTTCATTCAGCCTGTGCTGATTAAACAATTGTTCCTTGGAATATCCCAACTGGCTACCGAGTTCATATCCGGTTTTACCACCCGAATCTTTATGGGTGCGATCATATCGAACGCAATTAGAACTGAATTCAATACCAAAAATACGATGTAGCTGTGACATATCATAACCTCATGTTTATAGAAAGCCGTTCGCGAATTATCACGTAGAACGGCTTTTAGAACTAACCATTTTTGTGTTTACGACGTGCGTCCTTCCAAACAGACATCTGACTCTGTTTCTGGAATCGAGCAGTACGCATAAACAAAACGACCTCCCAATATTGCGGTTCAATTTCATAAAGTTGTGAACGAAATTGATCTGCGCGGTATAATTTGACACAATGATTGTACAAAGGGTGATTCGCAAACCGCTTTAGCGCATCCCAGGTAAGTCTCAAACGTGTTTTAGAACGATATGCCCGTTCATTTCTCAATTTAATGAGATCTTCAAATACCAACAATCTGAGTTTAGGCGGTAAATAATGGAGGTTTAGGCCATAAAGATAGGTTACACCACGTTCACCGAATTTCACTCCATCCCCCTTCACAAAATTGAAGAAGAACACCAGAGGATACATATCCCAATACGGGAGTTCATCTTTAGTCAGCGCATCATATTTGAAATAATACATGCGACCAACAATATAACGCACACCCTGAACAGGACGTTTATTTTCAGCGAATGCTTTCATCATGTGATTCGGAGATAAGTTAGCATCTTTCGACACGCGCTCCATAAACCACACATGAGAACGACGGATATTACGCTTCGCTTCCGGCCCAAAATGTTGACGATATTTGCGGATGTAACGCTTGACCAGTTCTGGGGCGTCCATCTCGGCGGGAAGCAACAACGGGTCTTCTTCACCCATAGCGTTCTTAGCCATTTGTCAACTCCTTATAAATATCAACAGATATATTATTTAAATGGAGTCCTCATCGTGGAAGACTATCGCAATTTTCTAACGCAACTGCTTCAACGGGGTATTTCCCGCAAGAACAGATTTCGTGTTACAATTCCGTTGCCGCCTGGGATATTTGATTCCAATGCAACACTAGCAAATGATGGGAACGCGTATCCTTCATCTTCATCATTTGGGGATCTGTTCAAACAAAGCGCCCGTATTGTAAACGCATTCTTTGGAGGGACAAACCAAACATCTCGTTCCCTGCAAATGATGTGTATGGTCGCATCTTTACCTGGTACAGGGATTGACACTACTCCCATGACCAACAACGGCAACCACATTAAAATGCCGAACAACAAGACGAACATTGATCTGGAGTTGTCGTTCCTCCTCGCCAACGATTATTATGAAAAGTCGGTCATGGACAAATGGAAGAATCTGATATTCGACCCATACACAACCAAGATGGGTTATTATGAAGATTTCGTGACCGATATTTGTATAGAACAAATGGATACAGAAGATCAGGTTGTTCATCGCGTTTATGTGACTGAGGCTCACCCCATCAACTTCAGTTCTATAGACCTGGATAAAAGCGCCGCCGATCAATTTAATCAGTACAACATTTCCTTTTCTTATAACAAAGTATTATCGGAGACTGAATATGAAACGCGCAGCCTCGCCAGCGATTTTCTTCCTTTGGGTATTACTGATGCTCTTGCTTCCGGAGACTGGGAAACCGCTGCGTCAAAAGCCGGACAGCTGTATAAAAAGATCAAAGAAGGAAACTTCACAGGTGAAGCCCTGCTGGCTTATAAGCAACTCGATCAGCTTGTAAACAATCTGGCTGGTATCAGCCTGGCTGATTTCGAAAGGATCTCTATCGGCATCCAGAGGGATATATTAGGCAATGATAACCTGACGGCGTCTGAGAAGAGTAGTTTACTCGGATTGTTGCAGGATGTTGTCAAAAACTAAAAAGCCCCCGAAGGGGCTTTAGCGAAATTAGTCTTGCTTCAGGAACTGCTCGAACTCATCAATGGAAGCCGTCTGTTTCGCATCGGCACCACCATTATTGGCTGGAACAGATTGCTGTGCATTAGAAGGCTGAGATTGTTGTTGGTTCAGACTTTCCTGCGCTGTTGGGCGCTGGGGTTCCTGAGACTGGGTAGGCGCATGCGCCATAGTAGAAGCACCACCTTCAACCAGAGGCTGATTATCAGGGATGGCCAGAACTTTGCGCAAACGTTTTTCCAGATCTTCGTACGATTTGAAGTTGGCCGGATTAAAGAACTCAAACAAGCTGTGCTCTTTTTCCCAGATCTCTTCAATGTATTCGTCTGTCCCCAAAGGTGCCGGAGTATCCCACTTCACATTGGTGAAGTTGGCCACCAGACCTTTCCAGTTGCCGAACTCTTTCTCTTCGCCAAAGAGGTTCAGAATCAGGTTCGCGCCTTCCCACATATCGAACGGGTCGAATTTAGGGTCAGTTGAGAACTTAGGATTCTGAGCCGAATCCAGGATTTTCTTGACGGCATTACCGAACTCAAGCAAGAAGACCTTGCCGTTGTTTTCCGGATTGTTGCCATCTTTGATCACCAGGATGTTGGCGTAGTATTTGGTGTCCGGCAGACGTTTTTTGAGAACTGTTTTCAGCTTTTCATCATTCGTTTCTTTCTGTTGTGCCCACAGAGGACGGTCATGGTCACGAACAGGATCATCGTTACCGAAAGTCTGTGGAGAGTTTTCGATATACCAACCACCAGCGCCCTGGAATGCGTGTTTCATGATCATGGCACACGGAGTTAACACAGCATCTTCAGGGATGGTGCCTTCTTCTTGAGCCTTCATGTCCACCAAAGGGATCGGCAGGAAACGAATGATGTTTTCAGAAGTACCCTTGTCATTCCAGGTCCACTTCCAGATGCGTGGGTCACGACCGCCACCAACACGCTGGCCTTGCTGAGCGAGTCGCTGTTGCATAGCTTCGGCTTGTTGGCCACGAGATTGTTTAAGACGATCAAATAAATTACCCATTTTAATATTCCTCTATAATCCGCCCCTTCGGGCTATTCTGTAAATGTATTTGTCAATTATTCCGACGGTGTAATTATACTGCGTTTTGCTATTGAGTTAACCCGCAATCATTTGTTTTGCTGGGTCTATTTCAATAATATCGTACACATCTGAGAAGGTTTTGTGCCCTTCCAAGAATGTATGGTATTCGATGACATAGGATTTACCTTCCGGCGTCGTGTAACGTACACGATCCATATCATCAGCATGTTCATTGAGGCTACCGTGCCGCCAGCGGATAGAACCTGGCAGATACTCTTGCGCCTTCAACATTTTATAGATTTGCTCTTTGCTCATGTTACAACCTTAAATGAGTTTTTTAGATTTCAATTCACCCTTCAACAACCGAGCATCAGAACATTCAGCTGTTAGCCTTGACAGAAGAGGAGGCGTGATCAATTTTTTGACCTTTGCTTCTTCGATGTCATACTCTTCACAAACACTGGCCATCGTTTCAAGGATTGATTCCTTGCGTTGGCTTGCTCTCATCAACACCAATTCGGAAAAAGAATCTGGTGTGAGCACTTGTGCTATTTGTTGATCAGACATCGATTGTATTCCCCTTCCCTGATTGCTTCTTAATATGACGCAAAACGTCTTTGAAGCCATCAGGCGCGGACTGAGGACCACGAACACCAGATACGATCTTTGGTGCTCCAATAATCATTTTTATTTCACCGCCACATTCAGAACATGGCTCTAATTCAGGTGTATGACGTTCAGCACAAGATTTTCGAGCACTAAACGAATTTCCACAACCTGTACAGGCATAATCATAAAACGGCATGAATCGCCTCCAATACGTGTCGCAGAAATATAATAACTGCTCCCACCAGCGTAGAAAACAGGACAATCCTGATTGCTTTGTCACGCAGCAAAACATATTCGGCCAACATATCAGATTGATTTGCAGCTCTTACATTGACGTCACTATGTGGCGAAACCGCATAGAAAGATACCATGGCACTTAATGAATGAAGGAATGTCAAGAATCCCTTAACCCAAATAAATGCCGTTATCAACAGCAAGGCGAAAAGCAGTATGTCTGCCAACAGCCAGTAATTAATCATTTCTTACACCTCTATTGAAATCGGGATAATTTTCTATGAAGTAAGGTCCAGACACCATGTTTGCGAATGAGTCTACAAGATCATCGATAGGCTTTGGATCCTTCACGTCCAACATGTCCATTATACCACGCATCTTAACGTTGAACAGCTTCTCAAAGTGATCTATCATGACCAATTTGTCGGCATTTCCTTTACCACAAAAATGTTTCTTAACAAAAGACGGGGTAACAATCTGAAATTCCATATTGTTACGGCGCATCGCTTGTTTCAATAGAGATGTGTTCTCGGCGGTTTGGCATATGTTGTTGGAGTTTTTTGAATTCCCCATAGCATAGCCTTCTAGGGTGATGAAATCCGGCTTCTCTGTAAGAAGTACGGCTTCAGCCCATTTGGAAATGTTATAAAACCGTTCTTCGGGGGATTCATATTTGGGTTGACGTAAAATAAGAATATTGTGTCGCACTTGACGACAGTGCTTCTCAACGGTATGATGTGCATAGAAATGAAGATGATCAAAATCCAGAGGATCTTTGTCGTCCCAGAAGCACATGGCTGGACAGCCGTAAGAATAGTCGATTCCGCAAAATTTCATAAAAATACCCATAACGAAGTTTCATTGTGTTATGGGTATTTAGACCGGATTATCTGGTGACGATTTTGCTTTCCGGTAAAATCAGGCGAGGTTTGGAGTCCATTTCTTCTTGCATCTGACGTATCTGTTGCAGTAATGCAGAAGTGTCCACATGACGTTTGATCCCTCGCGCCTCATCACCATACGACACATGGCCGTTGGCGTCCACATAATGCGCGGTGCAAACCATCAAAACATAACCCAACTCACCAACGGCAACCGTTAAATCAACCACTTCGGAAGCCAAAGATTCTCCGTCAACACTGAGATTGGGAGAATAATGGATTTTACCATCAGCCATAAATTCGCTATTCAGCATAATCATGCCAGCGATCGTTTGTACAACGGGGTTCCCCTGATCATCGGCAACGAAACCGTCGAATGCGCCTTCAAACCCTGGCGCAATTTCTCCCTTTTCATTTGTGATAACAGCACGGAGGCGTTGAAGGATAACTTTTTGTACTTGCTGGATATCAGCGCGTTCTACGTTTGGCATTATTGTTCTCCAGTTCATAATCCCGTTCTTTAACATATTCATAAAGACGAGAAGTAATTCGGTCGGCGTTGCCTGTGGTATTCTTCACAACCCAACCGCTCGTAAGGACATCCATTTTATATCCGTCATCGCTATCTTGAAAATAACTTTTAATTGATTCAAGCCGACGACGTTTATGAAAATACGGTATTAATTCACCGATGATGATACAATCCGGATAGTGTTTGTCCAGGGTGTTAATATCTCGTTGCACCCAAACCGGAATAACATCATCCTCTTCAATTGGGCTGTACGTTGGATCAACGATAATCACATTGAAACCATAATTCAATAAATCTTTAACTCCCAGCCACCCGAATTTCATATCGGACACGGTCATGGCGACATTCTTTATCCCCAATTTATTTGCAAAATCTGTGAGTAATACAAAAAAGTCCGTGTTTGCATCCGGATAATTAATTGCGAGTTGCTCCCCCACTTTACTGAAACAGAACGCGTGCATTTTCAGTCCTCGTTATAAATACAATTACAATATACCGTGGAGATACATTATGAATTTACCATCATTGCCCAAAACTGAGAGAACACATAAAAGTGATTTCTGGCCGACTGTGATCAAATACCGCGCCTTCACAGCAGGGCAACAGACCATGTTACTTCAGGTTGCTGATCCGAACACTCCTATGAGTGAACGTGTGGCGACGCTGGAGCAACTATTTGATAGTTGTGTTGACGCTGGGGTTCCCTTTAGTAAACTGCCGATCGGTGTTACTGAAGAAGTATTTTTAAAGATGCGCTGTATATCTATCGGTGAGATCATGAAGATACGTTACAAATGCAACAACAAAGTTCCAGCTGCCACAGATGAAGGCGAAGAACCAGTTTCTGGCCTTAAAGAATGCGGTCAAGAACTTGTTTTACCGATCCCCCTCAACCAAGTGAAATGCGTGTCCCCAGAAGGCTTCAGGGAAACATTTGACCTCCCTGGTGGCTATCACATCAAGATGCGTCAACCGTCCTTCTCGGACGCCTCAGTGCTCAACGAAGCATCATCTGTGGAGCAAATGATCGCGACCTTTATTGATTGTTTGTATGACGATGATGGTCAGGTTTGGAAAGTAGAGAATCCAGCAGAGCCTGGCATATCTCCCGATGTTGCTAAAGAACGTCAACGTGTCAAGGATGAATTCATTAAATGGGTGGGGGAAAATATTGAATCTGAGATTGTTCAAGATATATCCGACGATTTCTTTAAAAAGATTCCTCGTATCCGTTACGCGACGAAAATTAAATGTCCTTCGTGTGGGAAAGAACACGAAGTCAAATTTAACAGTGTCACTGAAATTTTCATTTAATTTTTGAAATTGATTTACTCTCCTACTTTGTGATGTGTGACGAATTAAAGGCACATGGCTATAGCATATTTGAAATAAGCGAGTCGATGCCTTGGCATCTTGATTTGCTAACAGAGACACTGAAGATCCGATTGTCTAAGAAATCTTCCAACCCCACGTAATGTGGGGTTTTCTTTGCTTAACTGTTTTATAGGTTAAGACAGGAACGTTTAACCTTAAATTGCTATAAAACCGTTGTTGCTGAAGTAAGTGTTGTGTAAATTGGGGTTTGAATTTGTTTTGAAGCAAAAATAATCCTTTTCTACGCATGTTCTGAGGTGTACAGTATTTTCCTCGCCTTTATGCCTCCATGGCATTGGAATGGGACTGCCTGTCAAGGCGGTGTTACGAGCTTCAGCGAGTAGAAATGAAAAGAATAAAGTTGAACGGAAGCAGAGCTTCCTATAATATTACTATTCGACAGATTTCAAATCCCCGCCATAAATAACCCATGATTCTAATTGACTAATGGGTTTCAATATGTTAGACAACTTGCGTTGGTTTTACGGGCGCGTTGAAGACGTGAATGATCCCGACCAGAACGGGCGCGTCGCTGTGCGCATCTATGGTGTACACACGGAAGATACCACTCTCTTACCTACCGAATTATTGCCTTGGGGTAAAATGCTCATGCCAGCATCTAACGCCTCCTCGGCAGGTTTAGGCTGGTCTCCAACGGGTATTACAGTCGGGTCGGATGTTATGGGTTTTGCTTTGGATGAAGCATACCAAAATATTCGTATCGCCTGGGTTTGGCCAGCGGCGACACCAACAGATGGTTCAGACACAAACCCGTTGGCGCTGGGCCAGGTCGTTCAATCTATAGAAAGGCAGAAATATAACGCCGTTGAAAATGTTCCTGTCAAGATTGAAGACGAACCTCAACCAGAACCTCAACCTCCTGTGGACGGTTATGATCCTGAGAAATGGATGACAGTGGCTCGTGGTGAATTAGGTGTCAAAGAATATTCTGGTAAATTCAATAATAACCCAAGGATTTTGGAATATCACAAGACAACATCTTTGGGCGCTTCGGAAGATGAAGTCAGCTGGTGTGCATCATTTGTGGGATGGGTGTTGATCCAAGCAGGATACACTTCAACGCGCTCGGCTTTGGCTCGTTCATATTTGCAATGGGGTTCCCCTTTGTCGGAACCCCGCTACGGCGCTGTTGTTGTATTCCGGCGTGGCAACAACCCAACATTCGGACACGTTGCGTTCGTGCAGAAATTCGATGCCAATTATGTTTGGTGTATTGGAGGCAACCAATCAGATTCTGTGAAGGTGAGTCGCTTCAGCCGCTCATCTGTGTTGGGTTATCGTTGGCCTGGTCCTGCTACGACAGCATCGGCGGCTCCTACACAACAAAATGGTAAATGGTCTGAGCCAATCCCTGATCGTACACCAAAAGTTCAGGAAACTCCGCCTCCTTCTGGGCGTGTTCAAGATATTGATAACACAGGAGAGGTGTCGGTTCCTTCTGCTGGCGGGTCTCGTTATCCTTACAACAATGTCATGGCATCTCGTTCGGGACATATTATGGAGGTTGATGACACACCAGGCGGGGAACGTCTCCATTGGATGCACTCCTCGGGGTCTTATAAGCAGATGCTTCCTGACGGGGACGTGGTCAATAAATCAGTTAAAGATCACTATGATCTGACGATGTTTGACAAACGTTACTATGTTGGTCGTGATCACAACCTGACCATTGGTGGGACTGAAGTTCAGCGCAAGACAGGTGAGGTCTATCATCTACATTCATCGAACTATTCCAATGTGGTTGCTGGCACGGCGCTGTTGAAATTTTCACAGCTGGCCGAAATTCAAGCGCAAAACGTGATGCGTATCATCTGCGAGATGTTGGAAGTTTCCAATACTTTGAAAGTGCCTAAAATACTGGCTAGTGAAATAGTTTGTGATAAGTTGTCGGTGGCGCAGACTATTGAAGGCAACATCAAATATGCTGAAGGTGCTGGTCGTGCTGCATCACGCGCTGGGGCAACTCCAGTATCTACTTCTGGTCCTGGTCCAATTGATATAAAACCGGAACTAGAGGATAATGGCGGCAACTTTGGTGGTAAAGACGCATGATTACACTGGCGAGGGCAGATATTGCCCTCTCGTGCCGGAGAGGCAATATCCAAAGGGGTTTAACATGAAAGAGTACAAGGACATTGACCTGAAGTTTGGCATGCATCCGGTCACCAAAGATGTCACTAAGAAAACAGGTGTTTATGCCGTGTTGCAATCCGTGCGGAATATCGTGATGTCGACTGTTGGGGATTGGCCGACATACCCAAGTATCGGAGCTGGGCTGTATACCATGCTGGGGGAAAATACAAACCCCACAATTCAGGTTGACGTTAAAAACAAAGTTGAAGACGCGATTGCTTTATTTGAACCGAGAGCGGAGATACAATCAGTTGATGTGTCATTGTCTGACGATTATCATTCTCTGGGCGTAACCATAACTTTTTATGTGGTTAACAACCCAGAGCCGATAACAGATACCATATGGTTGAAACGGACAAATTGATCAAAGAACGTCGGTGGCAGAACATTTTGTCACTATCTCAAAATGAGTTAATAAACGATATAATATTTTCCCACCCGTTCTGTGGACTATGGTGGTTGGTTTCAGATTAACCACCATACCGTCCAGATCACCTGTCAACACAAATGTTAGACGGATGCGTAAGACGTCGATGCCTTCAGAACGCATTATTTGGCAGTCATGGCTATATCCTATTTGCTTTCCCTTTAGAACCAGAGGGATACGGACATTTTCCTTTAACAGAATATCCAAATTTTCAAATAATGGACCTTCCTTTTTGTGAACAGAGTACACCGTTTCTAATATCGGGAATTTGTACATATCACGGCACCAAAGTAATGACGATCATATTGAGTACTGTATCAACCGCGATACCAGAATCTTCTTCATGGATAGTTGATGCACGTAAATGAATGTCAGAAATATAATTGTCTATATGCATAGACGTCAGGTAAGGGCGGTGCTGGTACACAGGGCGATTGACCTGAACATATTCACGCAGAATGCTGAATGAAATGTCTTCACATTGAGTGGTGTCAATGCGCAAAAATCTTTGAGCGTGACAGGTCTTTAACTCAGTCACTTTTCCCAAATAATGAAGGTCTCCGAATGAACCGATGCGGAACATCACATCCACTTCAGATTTGAAAATTTCACGTTCAATAAGAGTCGTTGGTGCCCAACAAACTTCTTCCTTGTCTTCAGCAAACAACGTGTCTATCACTTCTGGTAATTGGATATAACCAAAGTTGTGGCGGGGGTTGGTGAGTAATTTGTTGGACATATTATGCTCCTATTACGTGCTGTTTGGCTTGTTCATAGGCTGTGCGGAGTTCAAGATAAGAATCTGCCAACAACGGTGATTTGTCGTTTTTCCGATTCATGATTATTTGGTGGTTAACGACAGCACGGCGTAATCTGAGTTCTGCTACCCAGAATGCTTTTTGTTTGGCGTGTCCTGGACGGGCGCGTAGGTCATGATAATGCATAGAAGCATGATATATTTCAGAATTGGTCATGATATAGTTCCTGCTGTTCAATTTGTGGCGTTTGCCAATGAATTACTGGGAAGTATAGGCGGGAAGGTTTCAAAAGTAAAGCCCCTGGATCAGGGGCTTTGAAATATCAACGTTTTAAACTTGCGGCGAGTCCAGTAACATCGGTCACGGTTTGATCAGCCAGGACAATCACGGGCATAGACATGCGCTGTTTACCAGTGATTTTCTGTAATTCTTCCAGCTTGTAATCTTTATCAAGTTTCAGAATCTTGTGTTCAATACCGCGAATGCGGCAGATGTTTTCGGCTTGTAAACACTGCGCACAACCTTGTTTGGAATAGATCGTAATCATTTCTCACCTTTAAACAAATTTCAGACCGTCGGAGACTGATCCAGTAAGGACACCAGTCAGATAATCAGGGGCTTCCGCTTCCTGTAATGCGTATTGCATTGTTTTATTATCTAGCCACTCATTTATCCATGGAACCGGATTGTCTTTACGGGCTTGCCCAGGGTACGGGTGGCCAATCGCGCCCATACGATGTGTTGCTAGCCAATCAACCATTTGGTGTAAGATATTTGCGTTCAGACCCAGCATGGATCCGTCTTTGAACAGATAGTTCGCCCACTCTTTCTCTTGGTTGACCACATCCACATACATCTGGGTCATTTCGCCACGCAGTTCTTCTCTGATAATGGCAAAATCAGGGTCCATCAGTGGTAGACGGTTCAGCAGTGTTTGGGTGAGGATCAAATGGTCTTGCTCATCACGAGCAATCTGACGGATGATTTTAGCGTTGCCTTCCATTTTGTTGAGGAATTGCATGAAAGCCCAAGAACACGCAAATGAAACATAGAAACGGACGCCTTCGAGGGAGTTGGCGGCAAATAGAGCACGCCAGAATGCACGCTTGGCGTTCATGATATCATCACGGGTAAACAAACGTCCCGCCATGCGCATTCCGCTATAACGCACCATATCGTCGTAGTAGGTGCTGATCTGCTTGGCACAGTCTACGATTTCGGCATCGTCCAGGAGGTGGTCAAACACGATGCCAGGGTCGTTCACCGTATTGCGCAGGATGTGCGTGTACGACAGGGAGTGAATAGATTCCTGACGACACCATTCCTGTACAGCGAACTGCATTTCAGGCGTTGAAGTCCACACCTTGAACGCCTCGTCAGGGGCGGCACCCTGAATAGAATCCAGCATGGTCTGCCGTTTCAGATTGCTGAAGTAAATGTGTTGTTCTGCTGCGGAGAGTGTGGCAAAGTCGGCTTTGTCTTTAGTCACGTCTACTTCTTCCGGACGCCAGAATTGACTAAGACCTTTTTCATACCATTTCTGCACAAAAGGCCATGCGACTTTGTCATAACGTTGGATGCTCACAGGGTCGCCAAAGAACGGTAAACCTGTATTATCTGAAGATGGGTCAAATACTGAAAATTGCTTTTGTTCGTTCATATTTCTTTCCTGATGAATAAGGGGTGACGAATCACCCCTGATATTAAACGTTTGTGTTGTATAGACCTAATCAAACAACACAGGTGTCACATTCAACAACAGCCTGAGACAACTCCTCGTCTTCCTTGGAGTCTTTGTTGGTGTTGTAATACAGAGTTTTACCACCCCACATGTAGAAAGACAGAATATCCTGCATCATAAGAGAGCGCGGGATCTTGCCTTCTGGATATTTCTCTGGGTCATACCATGTGTTGGTGCTGATAGATTGATCTACCCAACGTTGTATGACCGCAGCCGTCTTCAGGTATTCAATACAATCCAAATTCCATTTCAGGTCATATAGAGGACCAAGGGTTTCTACATCCGGAACGATCTGTTTATAGACGCCGTCCTTGCTGCCTTTGATGCTGATGAGACCTTTTGGTGGTTCTATACCGTTCGTTGCGTTCAGCACCTGAGAGGAGCTTTCAGTTGGTGCTACGGCTAACAACGTGGCGTTACGGATCCCATACTCGGATAGGTTCTGCTTCAGACCTTCCCAGTCAAGACCATAGGCTTGCCCAACAGGCTTTTTGCCATTGGGTAGGATGTCTAGCGGGAGAGGCTGAAGGTCTGCTGTCACAAATCCAGAATCATGGATAGTTGACTTCTTACAAGATCCGAAACGCATGGCCAGACGGTTGGACGCTTTGACCAAGTAGAAATGAAGATGTGCCATCCACTTGTCTAGAAGTTCTAATCCGACAGGCGATCCATAACCCGTGAAGTTCTTGGCCAGGAAATGCGCGACGTTGACGATACCGATACCCAGAGGACGATATTCTTCTACAGCCAAACGGGCTTGGCGAGCTGGGTAGTCCTGATATTCCAACAACATATCCAAAGCTGAAACCAGAACGAAAGCAACATCTTCCATTTCTGTTGGATCTTCAAACGCCGTCAGGTTAAATGATGCGAGTGTACACAGGGCAATGCGACCATCTTCATCATCATACTGTTGGAACTCACGAGTAGGAAGCGCAATCTCCAGACACAGATTAGAACTATAGATTGTGTCTAGATTGAATGGACTGTACTGGTTCATGTGGTCGACAAACGCGATGTAGATGCGGCCTGTATCTGAACGCTGATCCAACAACATCTGGAATACTTCTTCCGCATTCATCTTCTTGGCACGAACCAAACCAGCATCAGCAGCTTTGACCATGTTGTCGTACAGGGTACGGAACTTATCGACATCTGCGAAAAACGCTTCGTACATATCGCGGTTGTCTTTCGGATCGAACAAATACAGGGGTTGTTTGTTCACCAGACGTTCGAACATGACGCGGTTGATCTGAATACCATAGTCGATACGGCGTTCACGGTTCTCTTCAAGACCACGGTTGTTCTTCAGGACCACAACATCATCAAATTGATAATGCCAGATAGGGATATAGCAAGTTGCTGATCCGCCACGAATACCGCCTTGAGAGCAAGACTTTAATGCCCCAGTCAGATATTTTATGAAAGGAACCAGACCTGTGTGCACCATTTCACCTTTTCGGATAGGGCTACCGATGCCACGAATTGCTCCGACATCAAATCCGATCCCAGCGCGTTTGGATACATAATCAACAATACTTTTGGCTGTAGCATTGATTGAGTCCAAAGTGTCACCGGTTTTGATAAGAACACAAGAACTGAATTGGCGGGTTGGGGTACGAACGCCGGACATGATGGGTGTTGGAAGACTGAATTTACCTGTACTGGCGTATTCATAAAATTTCTTCACCATCGTCAGGCGAGTTTCTTTATCCCATGCAGAGAACAGAGCCATCGCGATCGCCATATACATGACTTGAGGCGTTTCGTAATATACTTTGCTGTCTGCTGAGCGATCGCGCAAAAGATATTTTTGCGTGAGCTGGCCCATAGCCGCCCAAGTAAAATTCTTGTCGCGTTTGTGATTGATGACCGTGTTCAGTTCTTCAAATTCTTCTTTCGTATAGAGTTCGAGGAATTCACGATCATAAACGCCCTGCTTGATGTTTTTAGCGAATATATCAAGCAAGTGAGGTGGCTTGTATCGCCCATAGACGACTTTGCGCAGGTCATACGATTTCAGGCGGGCAGCAACATATTGGTAGTTGGGTTTTTCTACAGAAATCAATGTAGCCGCCGCTTGGATGATAATATCCTGAATGCGTTCGGTTTTCATATTGTCTGTGAACTGAATCTTCGATGCTGCTTCCACCTCAGACACCGAAACTCCTTCTAATCCTTCACAGGCACGTTCAAGAACAGTGTGGAGTTTTTCAATGTCAAAGGGGACAGAAGATCCGTCCCGCTTTATGATGTTAATCATAGCGATCCTCGGTTTGTGTTAATGCAGGCTGTTATTATACGTCGCCTCCATGGATTGAAGGCGACGGGGAAGTTCGTGTGGTATTTAAATGTTGTACAGGTCGTTAATTTCTAACATCAGGCGGGTGAAGTTACCGCGACCATTACGATCAGACTTATCGAATTCGATGATGCTGAATGGCTGAACCCACTCAGGATATTCATCTCCGATTTCTACACCGTCAATTTGCAAAGAACCTGTTTCCAGCTTGTTGTTGAAGTCTTTAAAGGAATCCACATACGTCTGTAACGCACTATCACGCAGTCGCTTGTTAGACTGTTTGATATCTCCATTCACGAAGATGTACGAAGAATCTGAAGCACGAGTCAATAAGTTTTTCAGTTGCTCCATATCGCATTCCTGCGCCTCTTCGATAATCAGGAAACAATCATCGAAAGTCATCCCCTTCACAGTTTCAAGGTCTTGAATTTCTATGATGCGTTTCTCCCACAGATAGTTGAAGAAACCGTCGGAACCCGTATCTGTTTTGAGAACCTTTTTGAATGTCTGTATGAGCGGCATCAAATAAGGCATCAGCTTTTCATATGTGTCACCAGGCCGGAACCCCGCTGTGGTTCCAGTCGGTAAAGGAGAACGCGTGATGATAATCTTGTTGATGGTTTTGTCAATCAGATGCTTGGCAGCAGCGGACGCACCACAATAGGATTTGCCTGTACCTGCCGGACCGATAGCGATAGTGAGATGTTCATTGAGTGCGGATTGATATGCGAGGTTCTGATTTTCTGAGAGGCCATTGAACGGAGCAATTTTGAAATCGCCTTTGGAAAACTTCATCCAGTCTTCTTCCTTCTGGATGGTGTCTTTCTTACGAGCAGATTTTGTCTTCGCTGGCTTCATGGATACAACTTTAGACGCAGATTGCATGTTGAACCTTCCTATATCTACAGGGGTTGTCGACACCTTTAATTAAGCGACGTGCCCAGCATACCTGTATGTTAGATAAAGAAAAAGGCCGTTTCCGGCCTTTTGTTAACAGAAACTCTTGTATGCCGCCGCTAGTTTGGTGTCATACTGGTTCTTGGCATATGCTGGACCATTGTACCGACGGGCGAACTCAGCCCAATTTTTGTTCTTCAATGCTTTCCACATATTGGCGTCAGCTTTGATGAATTTCACAAATGCCAGAAGATGTGCACGTTCACCAGTCAGAAAATCTGTGAACATTTCTTTGGCGTTCGGATAACCACATATCTGGCAATTGAACCCCATGATCTGGAATAAGCCGTAGGACGCACTCTCGTACGCGCAGTCCTCATCAAGGGCGATTGCACCCTGAAGGCGTTCCAACTCCGCGTCTCCGCCGATATAGCCACCAGAATTGGGGTTAACCAATGTTGGGTAAAGTTGGTACAGAGCATTGGCTCTTGCTTGTCCGAATTTAGCCGCCACTTTCTTATACATGATGTGGCGCTCGAACAGAGTTTTGATCTTACCTGTTTTGGTGAAACCAGTACCCCGAGATTCGACCTGGTTAACAGCTTTCATGCTGGCCAGTTCGACACCAAGTTCACGCGCTGCGTCAACTAAGTCGGCTTCGGTAAGATGTTCCTGATGAGCGTCTCCGGCATTACGGATAGCATAGAAGGTTTTTGGACCTGCAATACCATCAATCACCAGTCCGGCACCTGCCTGAACGGATTTGACAGCATTCTCGGTCGCCTTACCAAATATGCCATCAGCTATAAGAGAGAACCCGATTTTATTGAGGCTTTGCTGAAGTGATTTGACTTCAGAACCTCGGTTGCCAAGTTTTAGAATGGCCATAAGAAAATACCTCCGCAGTGATTGCAGAGGTATTTAAAGTGAAAGTGAACTGACTTGAGGAACTGCTATGTTAGATAGTTGACAAGAGAGTGTTTAGATTAGCGATCTGCATTTGAATGCCTCTCTTCAGACTTTCATATGCCTCCACTGGTGAAGGCACGGAGTTAGATTGCTTATTCCCACCATAAGTCTGAGCCGACCAGCGGCCAGTGTCTTGCCAATAGAAGAGGACGGCTGTTGACTCTTCGCTATCAATCATGATCGCCCCTACGCCATCAGGGTGATCTTTGTACAACTGATGCTTCCACTGCTTGCCTGTCTTTTCCTTCAGGAGGTGACAGGTTGCTTCGCCGATTTGTTCGAGGGTCAGGGTCATCGCGCAACCACCACAGGCATAATTTCGTTGAAGGATTCACGGACTTCAGTGTCGTACCCGTATTTTTCCAGGATCGTTAGCATTGCTTGCTCGATTTCCTCTTGGAACTGAGGAAAATGAACATTAGGGATGCGGGTCATAACCCAAATCGCGCCTTCTGAAACGTGGATAATCGGACGTCCCATGATAATCTCCTACCAAAATTCTGAATAAGGAGGGGAGTTGCCTCCCCTTGTGACTTATGCCAGTTTGCTTACCAGAGTTTCAACGGCGTCGGCGCTCAGTTTACCCATTTTGACATATTGGGATTTTGCTTCACCGCCAGCGGCTTTCACGATATCGCTGTTGTCGTAACCTTTTTTCGGGAATACCATCACAGAGAAGGTTCCGTTATTCAGCGGGTTCAGCTGGATGCGCCCCTTTCCGACAGTGATGGTGCCGTAAGTTTCGGTCGTAGCTTCAACAACGTGGATGTCGTGCCCCAGGCCTTTCAGCATGCCAACTTTGTCAGCGGTTTTTGCGACGACTGCTTTGTCAACCACAACCTGCTCAACCAGGGTGAAGCCGTTGGTCGCTTTGACTTTGCCGTTCAGCAGGTTCATGAAGGAAGTTTTGCCACCAGTGAAGCCAGCTGCCTGAGCGATGCGGAACATTTCAACTTTTGCAACTTCAGTGTTCAGTTCAAAAGAGATGGTGCCGTTGGTGATCAGAGTTTTGGTAGTAGCCATGATGTAATTCCTCATAATGTAGTTGGTTCGTTTCACTTTTCATTCGGCGGGGTGTTGTGTACCGCCCTATGTGAACTATAATAGTGCGTCATTATTGAAGAGTAAAGTCTTTTTCAATAAATTTTTAAAATATTTTTGAAGTATTTTAAGAGGCCTCATAGAACGAGGCCTGGAGGGAAATATTTTGAGTTAAAAAGTTTTAGGTCAGTTCTTATATCTTCCTCAAATCTGAAAACCTCAGGGACGCTGCCAACCCCTGATACACGTTCTTGGCTATGATCTGAAGCAAATCACGAATAGGGATGTTCCCCTTATCCGGATGGACCATATCGTTGATATCCTTCCATGGAATTTCTGGTGGGAACAGAACGACTTTGACTCCGCTGTCTATCATTTTCTGTATACCATCACAAACTTGTTTGTTTCGATATTGGTTGTCAGGGATATAGATATCCCCCTTGGCGCTCAGAAGGTCGGCATCCGCAGTTGCTAAACAATTCGGGAGGAACAGGCTATCAATTGGACCTTCAACGACCAATTTGGTCTTATTCCATATGATGCGCTCTTCCCCATAGATTTTAGTATCCTCGTTTTTGGGTTTGACAGTGGCGTACCGCAACACATTATCAGGAAGGTTATCACCGAATGCGCGCCCCTGAACGATCTTCATGCGACCGTCTTGAGTCCAGAATGGGATAACCAACCGTTCATCTTCAGGGATCTTCTTCTGTTTTTCAACGTCTGTTTCAAAATTCAAAAGATCCTCGCGGAAGTTCTTGCTGTAATACAAAAGAGATAACGCGCTCTCCGGCATTCCCCTGCCTTCAACGTAACGACGGGCGATATGATCACGGTCAAGAAGATCAAGGCGTATCATATTCCCAAGGTGCTCTTCATCCCGTTTGGCGACCTGAGAACCGATACGTGCTGTCTGGGTCAGGCGCTGTAATGGTTTGAGTTTTTGTAACGGGCGGGAACTGGTATCCCCCATGATCCTGAATTTTTCAAGGTTGTATTCATTATACAGACGCTCGTCAAACTTCTTCAACCAGAATTCAAACGCCCAACCGCTCATTTCATTACAGTTGTGGCACTTGAAACGAAACACATCGTCATCACGATCATAAAAGAAGTGACCACGACGCTTGTTGGCACTCTTCTTAGAATCCCCACATAATGGGCAACGAAATTTGGCGACAGCGCCAACACGTTCCCAACTGAATTTATCAAGTCGGGGGGCGAGAAAATTGATGTATTGTTCGTCCAAGAATTTCATTAGATATTTGGCCTCTGGAACACTTCTGTCACATTATAATCCACCCCGCGACTTTGAGCTATGCAAAGCTGTCGCCAAGCCCCATACAGAATATTTTGTTCCGCAACCTGATTGCGTTCAAAGTGGGCGAATTCTTCCAGCATCTGTTTGTACCCTAATAGATAAGGAGGGATATCTGTAGGTCTTCTTTTGTCCAAAGATTTAGACAAATATGATGCATAATGTTCCGGTGAAGACAAAGAGGAATATTGCATATTTGGAACGTGAACGGGCTTCAAAGATTTTCTAGGGGTGAAGTACAACAAACCCCACTTGGGAGGGAGGTCTTCAATTTTAATAACATCTGCTGGGCAAACATAGAAACGATATGCTCCCATGCCTATGGAAGGATTCATGCGATGAGGTTTCTTTTTGTCTGTCAGGAAGTCGGCGCGGGAGACTTTAACTTCCATTAATATAGAACAACCTCCAGGTCTGAACCCGATGGCGTCAGGGGATTCACGATTATCGAATGAATTTGGTTCTACGAACACAGCACCACAATTCATTTGTTTGTGTAGAAATTTTGCAGCGATTTGACAACCTTCTGAGTGAGAAGGTATAAAGATTTTGCCCATTGTTATCTGTATCCTATTGATGACGAATGGGCAAAATTATAACCTGATGATGATCCTATTGAGTTAGGACAATTGCTTCAGTTTGTAAATCGTTTGATAGCACAAAGTTTTGATTTCGTCAAGCGTGTTTTGTAAATGGCTATCACACTGATTGTAGATCCCATTAACGTCGATGACCACGCTGTTGATATACGATATCGGTTCAGGATTGTATAATTTGATGTTCTCGAATCCTGGAATGTATATACCACCCGCACCAATATACGCTTCCGTAAAGGTGTCCAGCAAGTCCTCCAGTTTCCCGTAGAACTCCCCGAGTGCCTTGTGCTTGGCATAGGACGTTGTAACGAAGTGGAGGGCATGAGAGTGGGCTATAGCAAGCAGTCCACGGTTGATGAATATACTCGCGTTAACCATGATTGTTTCCTCAGAAAAAGAAATCCCCCTGTATTTAGGGGGATTGTCATCAAGGCTTGATCAAAGTCAGCTTGACGGTTTCACCCGTGCTGGTGTTCGTCAGGGTCATAATGTTCTGTGCGTTCACAGACTTCACTTTCCCCTGATGTTTATCCCCGTTGCGATCATAGTAATCAATCAGATCGCCTTTGTTAGGGCGGCCAACGTCGGTGATGTCATACATGCCCTGCTGTCCAAGACGGCGATGGTCAACCTTTGCTTCCTTCAAGAGGAAGTCCTGGAATCCTTTCATACAACCTCCTTAGACAGGTTTAACGCCGATATATTTGGCAATGTCCGCAGCTAGGGTTTTTCCCTTACTGATGTCATGCTGTTTGCCAGCGACTGTGACAATTACATATGGATCGTCTTCTCCGCCGAAGTCGATTGCGACAGGTTTTCCAATACCAGGAATACCGGAATATTCAAACTCTGTACGACCGCTTTTACGAGATTTGCCAACGCCCAGCGCTTTACCGATCATCTTATCCATGTTCGCCAATTCTTGGGCATAGGATTCTGTGACCTGACCTTTGCTGGCATCTTTCCCAAAGAAGAACTCAAAACCGTCATGAACGGCAACCACATCTTTACCGACAGAAACTGCATGAACCTGGTCCGGTGTGAGTTTTACTTTGGTGGTGTTGCCGTTAGTCAATTCCAGATTATAGATGTCGGCCTGATTATCTGGAGTGATCTGGGTCACGGTGGCACCAGTACACCATTGGGTTCCGTCGGCCTGTTTGGTGATGGTTACACTTTTGCCTTGTATGCCGCCATGAGTTTGCGGTTGTTGAGCTTGTTCTTTAAAATATTCTATAAACGGTTTCATCGTGGATCTCCTAAGGATTTTGATGTATTTAGCCCCCGAAGGGGCTATGACTTATTTCAGACTAATCTGAAGATTACCACCCAGCGATTGTTCATATTCACTGTATGCACTATCACCATTACTCATAGCCCATTCGTCGGATTGGCGAGCGCGTTCAAGAGTCATGAGATTTGGCTCGGTAGGATTATAGCCTTTAGATTTCGCGTCGTTGTATACCGTTTGCAGGTATTGGTTGGCACGGTTGATCTGATCCTTGAATTCACGATATGCTCCTTCGGTCGTATTGCGACGGAAAGTGATATCCCAAGCAACATTCAGAACTGTACCATTACTGGCTGTGTATACCTGCCAATCCAGATCTCGTCCATTAGGAGCGCTGTCACGAATGGATTCGGCATAGGTGGCCAGATCACCTGCATTCTTACCTCCAGCAGCCTGATCTTTAGCCCGAGCCAAAGCATCAATGACTGCCGTGCGGTTCCTGGACTGTGCCAAATCTTTGTCTTGGAACATAATCGCGCCAAATTTACTGACAGTGATGTCATTCAGGAACAGATTGTTAGGGTTATAGTTTGATGAACTGAGATGGCTCAGTTGCGAAGCCGCGTCTTTCAGGCGTCGAGAAATCTCATCCAATGCATCTTGCACTGATTTGACAGACAACGAAATATCATATCCATTGCTGTCTACCACATTTCGACCATTTTCAGTCAACATGGTGGTGATGTTGGCTTTATTTCGATCAAAATCGTAAGTTACGTTGGTAACGAATCTTGCGGCTTGCAACTTGCTACCAGCAGGGAACTGGAAATCCCACGCTACAGAGAAGCCATGAACGGTTTCACCAAAAAATTTAGCGTTGCTTGGTACTTTGATGTTTGCAGTGATCACTGCATTTTCACTGGAATTGGTGTTGATTTCACCAAAGATAGTACGCTCGTCGGAAGATTGAACCAACAGAGTATCTTTTCCACGCCAATCATAGCGGACTTTGAATGTTGTACGAGGAAACTCTTTCATCAGATCAAGTTTGACCGCCTTGCCCAAGGTAAACCGATTCAGCAGAGCGTCAGCGATCTTCAATGTGAAAGAACCACAATCAACGTAAGAATATCCCTGAGAACGGGAAATTTTTTGAATCGGATATGGGGCACCATTGATAGGAACCACACGGCATTCTACTTCTCCCGCAAATTGAGAATCGGCTGCACGGGAGATTGCGCCCACTATTTCATAAGCGGCGTTTTTCACGTCTCCTTCCAGCATAAGTTGGTAATGACCAGACAAATCTGATACTACTTCTACAGAAAGTTTTCCGTTGACAATTCCCCAGAAATAAACCTGAATGTCCAGACCACCCGAAGTACGATATTTGCCCGCGCCGATTCGTGTTAGTTTTTCACCTGCATACATACCGACCTGTTGTGGAGCATATGTGTCTACAATCCCCAGAAGGCGAGCAATATAACCCTGATTTCGTAAGTCATCCACAGATCCTGTTTTTGGCAAAGTCTGCATGTCTATTTTTCCAGAATCTCCCGTCATCTCTTTCCAGAAGATGGACGACTGCTTGGTGAAATCATTCAGAATATTCACAGGGATCTGCGGTAATCCCAGTTGGCGTACAATAGCGTCTGGGGATTGAGCGCGGATCCGTTTCTCGTTCATGATACTACCAGCATACACACCAGGTTCATTCGCGTGAGGTGCGATATTGGCGGTAATAGTCCGCCCACGTTCTTTACCAGACCAGACCAGCATAGGCTGAGTATGATCAGCCTTGGTCAGAATCCAGCGAGAATCGGCATTTATGGCTTGGCTCAAATCATCTATGTCACCTTGTAGTGCGGCGTCACGAGCAGCCTGGTCAGGAACGTCGCCGACTTTGTCTGGGTCGTCCCAAGTCACGCCTTTCATTTTCGGACCATCGAATACCTGAGCAGGATCCTTACCTTTACGCACAACCCATACGAATGCACGATCAGGGATAGGGGTATACGTCAGGTCCATGACATTGAGCTTCTGCTTCAGGCCGGACTGACGGATGATCTTCGGCAGGAGGGTAACACCACGTTCCAATGCTTTCTTGGAGAAGTTAATTGCAAAGCCGTCAATGGTTTTCCCCAAAGGCGTCGCCATGAATTGCTTTGTTGCTTCGATCATGGATGCGATGACACGCATTGGGTTTTTGAAACGACCGATTGCGTCTGGATAGGTCGAACCACGTTTCTGGCCTATGAAGACCTGACGAACGTTCTTGCCCAGCCCCTGCGGGGTATAAAATTGGATGCGGAATTCTTTTTCGTCTTCATCAACAAATGTGAAGAAAATGTCACCAGCGTTCTTCTTACCGAATGTCAATTCATACGGGGATGAGTTAAACGCTTCGTCTAATTGTTTAGACTCTTCAAGAAAGTTCAAGAAAGATGGGATGGCCATTGTAATTCTCCTGATTATAAAATCGGTGCGGTTTCCCTTAATTAGCGAAAAGAAAGGGATGCTAACACCCCTTTATTCTTAACGACGGAACGGGCGAGACGCGTTTTGGCGATTGTTGTAATTCTTATCAAATTGTGCCAACGCCGCCGGACTCCATTCGCGTTCCCATTCTTTGTCAACTTCGGTTTGGTTGGCAGGTTCAATCATTTCAACAGTAGGAAAATCGCGTTTCATAATTTCACGCAATTGTTCAGAAGGGGCGGTTTGGGCGTGGACTAATTCTTCACCGTCGTAAACTTTGGCCATCAACCATTTGCTGCCGTAACGGATATATGCGTCGAGGATGATTTTCATAATGTAGTTCCTGCTTTTCAAGTTGGTGTCGTACTGCTTATGTTTAGAATTATACGTGGGTTATTGAAGAAGTAAAGGGGCTTTTGCCCCTTTTATTGAATATTTTAAGGTGTTGGATTGACAACGGGAATATGGAACCTGATTCCAGAGACAATGTCCTTCAGCTGAGGCTTCCAGCCGTCCACCAGGCGGGACAACGCGTTAGAACCAGGATAGACAATAATGATATCGCTTCCGGTTACATTATGTTGAGGGAATTGTGACATGTATTGCTCCATCGTCACCCCTGGGTCTATCAACACAGGACCGACATCCGAAGATGCATATGTTGCCCCCAAACCGTCGACGCCCCATGCTAGTATTCCATAATCAGGAATATTGGCTTCAGAAGTTATGGTGAATCCGAAGATACGATTCAGCGCAGAAAAATCATACACGCCGTGAGCACTGTCATATGTCAGATAACCCTTTGACAGCATATCAGCGAATATCGCGTCTGTGTCACCAGTTGCCGGAGTCGGTATGGCAAACAATAACTCACCAGCAGGAGGTGATGGATACGTGCCGAGCGCATAAAGGCACCAAGCGTCAATGCATTTCTTGATGAATGCTTCAGGCGCGACATAATCCGCAAGGCGCATTGTACCGGAATATTCTGAAGTAATGATCCCTTCCTTCGCGCCCTGAATAGCCAGAAATACCATTATGTGTTCATATCCGGTCTGAGATGGAGTGATATTCATTATCTGGTCCTCTTGAGTTTCTCAATCGTGCGCTTATTCATGGCGATCACTCCTGGGTCGACCTTTGGGTTTATTGCCATGCCTTTGAAAGACACACATCGTTGAAGATATTTAGCCTTCTTCACGACGTCGGCTGCATAAGAATTGGATTTCTGGTTACGATTGAACCCAGCATTGTAAGAGGAAAGGGATTTGCGGATGTTTTGGTTATGATATTCTAGCCAGAAATTCATTTCATCAAGGGCAGCATTGGCAGCATATTCTTGATTGACCAGTAATTTGATCGCAACATTGGCGTAACACTTCTGTGTTTTGCATCCCTCCCGTTTCCCGACGGTTTGGACGCGATTTTGAAATGCCCCCATATTAGCCGATTTCAGGTTATTCCGCATGGATACAACATCTTCTCCGGCGCGGCTTTCCCTCCATGATATTGCGGCGAGGGTGAAACCAAGGTCTTGTTGTTTGCCCACGTGATAGGCTGTGGCCATGGTTGAAAGTTGTTGATCAGAAAACTCATAATCACATTGGGTGGTACTTTGGGAAGCGTGCACACTCCCGCTGGCAATGGTAAAGGTCACGGACAAGGCCATGGCCTTCAACGTTGTCATCGTCATGATGGCGTTCCTTATGTGTTTGTCGACTTGCAGCTCGCTGGAGCCTCCTGACAGGGTTAAAAGATAAAGGGCACGTGATATTTAGTGCCCTTCACCTTATTCGTAGATCAGATGGTATGATTCCTCGATGCATTCCAACCAACCGTAGACAAATTCCATAGGATCATCCCAAGCTGATTTTGATGCCACTATGAAATCCCCTTGGAGGATTTGCATATCTGTGTACTTGTTGAAACCCAAGACGGCGTCAACAACGATCAACCCACCTTGCTCTAGGTAACGTTTTGGTGTCAACGTCACCTGATAATGTTTGTTTCGCTGATTCCATAACTCGACAGCGATATCGCAAGCAATCTGAATTTCATCTCGGCTCATCAAAAGAACTCCATAAGTTCAGATGGTGATTACATTGGTTATACAGACTCTCTAACAGGTAGGCAAATGCTTCCGTGGTGTGAGTGTTAGCTACCATATTGACGGCTTCAAATATGTTTATTACCGCATGGCTCAGTTCATGTACCAACACACCTGAATCTGAAATGAATACTCCGACCACCATCTTTCCACGACTTTCATCGGAACTAACCATACCGATAGTATCTTCTAAATCATGTATGATACCTTCATCCCTTATTTTAGATAATTGTTGTAAAAAGAGTATGCGACTGTTAGTGAACCAAATGTCTGGGAAATATGGATGGCAATCAAGTTTTACAAGAACTTTTCGCATATGTTTGTCTCAAATATTCAGTAAAAGATTTACCCAACTTACGGAATAGTTTAATACGACCGATCACTTTGACATAAACATCTCCATGACATGGGCGCGGCTTACACCAGCATCCCAAGGTCTTTCCATCTAATTCAAGGAGTTCATCTTCGGCGATATCCCCTTCAATCAGGCGCACATACAAGTCGTCTTCAAACAACTCAATACAGTTTCCCCGCCCGTGGTCTTTGACCTCGAACGGGTTTCCCCATTTACCAGGGCGACCAATGTAGACGTCGTATGGCTCCTTCTTGAAGTGGACAACTTTCATTCTAACGTAAACCCAGAGAAGCCGAACGCCAGAAATGAACCCAGCGCGATATACATCAGGCCAGTGATAATATCAGCCTGAAATACACGCCTGTAACCTAAGATGAACGTGGTTATAGAAGCAATTAGAAAAACGGTGGCAATCAGAACATTAGTCATGATCAATCCTTCTTAATCACTTCGGTCATGCCATTACGCAGACCATAACGAATGTTATGTTGGAAATATTCTTGGAACTCCTGTTCACGCTGACTGATGACAAACAGATTGTTCCCACCAAATTTATGTTTCAACATCTCGACGGATTCTTGAACCCCACGCTCACTCATGTTTTCGAGTATCTCATCTAACACGAAGAGGTTACATTGTACAGACGCCTTCAGGTTAGCGACGTCCCGCAGGGCTAATGTCACCGCCAGATTGAGTCGGCTGCGTTGTCCTGTAGACAGGGAGAATATGCTTTGCCCTTTACGACCAGCAGCGCTCATAGTGATTTCAAATGTATCATCAACCGCAATATCCAAGAACATATTGAGTGCTTCAAGATACTCGTTTATCTTGCTATTGAGGAAAGGCAAGTACAGACTGATAATGCGCGCTTTGGTCTGGTCATCTTTCAGGAAGAACAACAGATGGTTCAGATCTTGCAATTTTTCATCCAATTCCACACGTCTTGTGTTCAAGCCATCCATTAACTCCGTGATGCGGGTGATCTCTTCTTCGAGAGCATCGGTAGGCGTCGGCTTAACAGCCAATTTACGTTCTAAATCGGCAATAGATGCCTCCAGAGGAGCACGACGCGATTTCATGCTCGTGAGTTTATCAGCAGTGTCATTGATGCTCTTAGAGAGCTGATCACGGGCTTGGCGAATAGAAGTTGTGATATCTTCATAACGGACATCTACTGCTCTGAGGATATCATTAACTTTAGATTGTTGTTCTCGCTGTAAAGATGCTTTCTCAACCGCCGCAACCTCGTAGAACCCCTGGATATCGCGCTTTAAAGCCGCGATCGCTGATTCCGCTTCTCGGATTTCATTGCGCAAAGCATCCAGTTCTTTGTCAATAACCGAAATCTGAGAAGATAATTCTGAATCTCTGACATTGTAATTCTCAATCAGGGAATTCACTTCTTCTAGGGCTGTATCAACCTGAAGAATCTTGTCAGTCAGTTCACTGATTTGTGGATAATATTGACTTTCAATGCGTGATTTGGTATCGTCCGACACTAATTGCGTACACGTAGGGCAAGTGCCCATATCGTGGAAACGTTTGATGGCAGATTCATGGCCTTCCATTTCTGTGACGAATTTGAAACGGAAGTTCTCTCCCTGTTGACGCCGCGCCAACGCTTTATTCAGTTCGTCGAGATTAGCATTCCGTTGGCTGACCAGATCGTTTTTGCGTTCTGCGACCACCGCCATTCTTTCGCGGATTTCTTGTAACGACCTTTCGCCGTCGGATACTTCTATGCGTTCATAATCTTCAGCCTTGGTATCGGCTTCATCCTGAACTGCTTGGATTTTGGCCGCATACTCTTCATTGATGGCATCGATATCCCCTTTCATTTCGGCATTCAGGCGATTACGGACTTCTGATAATTCTGATTCCAATTTAGAGTCTTGAGCACGGGACTCTGTCAGTTGTTCCTGCACTGCGCCGATATCTGAATTCAAACTATTCAGACGTTCCTTCTCTTGGACAAGGATATCAGCAGATTGTTGCTGGATCATCGCATTGGAATTATTGATCTGTTCCAACTGCGCTTGCTGGCCTTTTAAATTTACATCATGAAAGGCGTAATCATTGGTGACCGTCGTGAGTTCATTTGTTACTGTCTTGATAGATGCTTTTACATCTTCATTCATCAGACTGAAGAACCCCAAATCCCAGATTGTCTCTACCATAGCGCGACGGTCGGCAGTGTACATTTCCGTGAATGGGATGAACTTCTCTTTGCCTAGAACCAGGGAGTTCTCAAACATCTTCTGGTCCACGCCGATGAGATTCACGATGTACTTGTTCATATCAGCTTTGGCCGCATCGTTCACGACTTGCTTCCACTCTCCTTCCACCATCTGATAAACTTCTACAAAATCTGGTTTGATACCGCGACGGACTTTCCATTCACTACCGCGAGTTGAGAACTCAACTTCACCCACGCATTCTTTTTTGTTTTGAGAGTTAACCAATCCGGCTTTCTTCTCTTTCTTGCTGTACGTGTCGTTGTACAGAACGAAGAACAGCAGCCAGACAAGCATGGTGGATTTACCAGCGCCATTGTCATCGGATGTAACCAAGGTTGCCGAATTGCGTTGGTAATCAATTTCCATGAATTCATTACCGATAGAACGGAAGTTTTTAGCGCGACCGCGATGGAAAGTCAGTTTGTGGGTAATTTCCCCACGAATTTCAAATGGTACTTCAACAGAAACAGGAGTGTCCGCTTCTTTCAACAGCGAACCAAATTTTGATAATAGGTCTACATTGCTCATTATTATGCATCCAATGTGTTCAGGCGTTGTTGGGCAGCATTATAGAATTGTTCTGCTAATTTGCAAACATTTTCAGGGCGCTGGATATTATTGGCGGCGCGGATATCTTTCTTCAAGACTTCCACCGCATCAGTAGCCACCATCTCTTCAGTGACTTCTACCTTCTCGGAAGCAACAGTAATCGTCCGATCGATGAAGTTGTAATCGATGCATTTACAGCGCTTCAATGCGTCGCAGAACTTTTCATAATGCTTGGCATTATCGCGGTTCTGTACAATCACCTTAACGATTTGCCCTTCAATACCCAAACCATTGTTTAGCCAATCTGGGTCAATCCAGTTTCCTTCGATGTCGGAAGACATTTGGGTGTAGTCGTATTCTATGAATCGGAACAACGTTTGTTGTTCGTTGTTGGGGATAAACAATTCCCCGCCATTCATGTCGTCTACATAGAATCCTCGGTTCGTCCCGTCTTTATGGTCTTCCCAGGTAAGGTGATAAGGAGTCCCAATATACTGAATGTTACCTTCCATCGAACGGGTATGGAAATGTCCGGTATCCACGCGCTCGAACTTGGAAAGGAGCGCCACGTCGATCTGACCTTTATCACATACAGAGGACTGGTACATTTTGAACCCTGCCAACTCCAGATGCGCAAAACAGTACTTGGCGTCTGTATCTTGTATCGCTTTAACAGATGCATCATAATTCTCTTTATTGATCCACGGCAGTAGGAGAGTCTTGACACCTTCAATCAATACTTCAGTGGGTTCACTGTAATAATGATAGACGTCTGGCGCTAATTCATTCAGATAGGATGGCCAGTTGATACGGTTAGATTCTTCTAAGGTGATATCATGGTTTCCAACGATGCCATTCCATTTGATACCCGCCTTTCTCAGGGCTGGCGTTAATTCATCTTTCAACCAATCTTTATCGCGCCCATACATGAATTTGCGAACATCAAACGTATCACCAAATTGCCAAACTTCTTTAATGTCTGCATCTACCAATTCGGGAATAAAATAGTTGATGAGATAATTCTTTATGAATTCACGAACGTAACGGGAACCATTGCGGCTCCCGATGTGTAAATCGCCAATTTTAGCAATCGCCATTATTCTTTTCTCCAACTGATTCGGCTAACAATGTGGGGCTGTCCATTATATCTTCAAGACTAAATTGAGTAGAGCCGAAGTCATTATCTGAATTATCTTCGGCGTCAGCGGTAATGGTATTTTCACTCTTCGTAAGACATTGAAGTATACCGCGAGGAATTTTCTTATTCTTTTCCTCTTCTTTGATGGCGATTTGCTTTTGGCGTTCCTTTTCGCGCTGGGCTTCTTTCTTAGTTTCAAAATTTCCGATACGCTCACGGAAGTCCATCGTTATCCCAGTGCTATCAACGAAGGTTTGTTGTTGGAAGTCTGGGTCATCCGATAATGCAGCGAACCCACCTGCTTCTTCAAATGAACGCAACTTGATATAATTGTGTTCTTCTTCACTGGTGAGTTTCTTGGCGAATGAACGGTCGGCGCACATCGTTACCCAAGAGAAAAAATTGATTTTTCCTTTCTTGCCGATATGACTGACATCAAATGTATGGAGGTAACGAAGGATGTTGACAACGGCCTCACTGACCATGTCTTCGCGGTATGGATAATCACGATAGTTGTAGCGCATACTCATGTTCTTAATAATCATCTGAACATTCATGGCCACATAATTGGGGATTCTTGGTAGGGGTGTTCCTTCGGCCAAAGCCTTTTTGCGAGCCGGAATCCAATCTCTCAATATTCCAACAACACGGTCATTATCTTCGTCTGTGAAATATTTGGTGACGTTATCACCCCTGTCTATAAAATTCATACCCATCGTGATAATCCTCAAATACCAATGAATTCATTGAAAGAACCAACGACTTTCTTGACCGAGAAACGGTTATTTTCAAGAACCATTGAACTATCTTCTTTGGCTCTAACGCTCCACTGATCCGCAATTTCGTTGCCCATCGTTCCTGCATGACCTTTCACCCATTTTAATTCAAGTTCACAAATTGAACAAACTTTGTCATAATAATCGAACAACTCGAGCAGAAGTTCTGTGTTCTTAGGCGGCATCCCTTCATATTCCCATTTTCTACGCCACTCCAAAACACTATTGATAACATATTGGCTGTCGGATATAATGCGGGCTGGGGGAATGCAGCGTTCACCACAATTAGAGAATTTCCATAGGATCTTCATCGCGTTTATAACCCCGAGTAACTCAGCTATATTGTTCGTTGACGGCGGGGGTAAATACCCATAAAACACTTTCCATTGCTCTCCAGTGATTGGACTGATGGCAAATGCCCAACCAGCAGCTCTTGTCTTCTGAGGGGATGATGCCCCGTCAGTGTATATTTCAATCATGTATAAGTATCCCAAACTGGTTTTATCGATGAGGAACGAATCATGTCAGAACGCGCATATCGTTTCAGTCTGACCGCCCCAGAAATTGAGCGTTTGCTCTTGTCCATAAACGACTCCATCCAAAAGCTGGACATCGTATATGACTACACGGCGGGTGGGACTGAAGGTCAGGTCGCAGCTGCGTCAGCTGTCAAAAACATGTGGCTAAAACTCAATGAGATGGTCACAGGTGAAGGTCTTAAAGACGCAATCAATGCAGCTAACGACAGCAACGTATTCACCGATTATTATAAGTCTATTTTAGATCGCGAAACCTGGAAATTTATTGGTTCTCCAGCTGATTTATTAGCACGTGATGACATAGACACATCCAATTTTGAAGGCGGTGAAGTAATCCTTCTTCAAAAGAATGCTGCTGGAAATCCGGAATTCCAATATTGGAAGAGAACTCCAGTAGCGGGAGGAGATCCAACTTTTGGTTGGGCGTCAGTATATGAGGGCAATTCCAACGACTCTGCTATTGATATCCCTGTTGTCGGAACCAGCATACTGAAAACAATCCCAAAAGCATTGTTCCATATGATAGAATTCCGAGTACATGCTCATGAATCCACGTTAGGCCATTGGCAAGACACTGATGGCAAAGTAGGTTATCGCGGTGAAGATTTGATTTACAGTCTGTATAATCATGTGCAAACCAAACCGATTGCAAATATATCTTTCAGCCAAGATGTGGATAATATGATCATCACGATAACGACACTTGAACCAAATATCAAGTGCCATTTATCGTTTATTGCAGGTTATTAAACTTCAAATACTGCATCGGTGAACCAGGTTGGGAAGAACTCTGGGTTGCGCATCATAAGAGATTCAAAGGAAGAATCAATTATGTATGTTGCAGCCCAGTCATCGACACCCCTGACCGAGCGTCCGCACATTTGTACAATCCTCAGTACCGCATTGCGGAAGTACGCTGACGGATCTACTGAGTTGATATGTGCAATTAGAGGATCACCCAGATAATCGTAAGGAACTTTGATCAGTATCTGGAATCGGCTGTAATCACCTTTGAAGTCATATCCTTCTTCCATAGCCGGACTGGCAATGACACAAGGCGTCTTTGTCCTGAATGCATTTTCCATAATATCCATCAACGCCTTTCGAGTGCGGGGCACATGGATAAAATTCTGGTATTTGCTGAATTTTTGTATCGCCAATGCACGATCATAACTCACCGTGTGTATAATACCAGATTGCCCTGGATGAAACGCGATTATTTCATCGATGTATTCCGTCAGCCTTTTCATTTCATAATCGCCCATGTTGTTGGTCATCTTAACAATGGGCATATAGTTGACTTTACGATTTTCAATTGGGATTGGATTTCCAATCTGTATTGAATGATAATCCCCCTGGCGGATACCCAAGGAACGGGCATATGAATCGATCCCACAGATTGTTGCCGACATATGAACATGGTAATCGGCTTTCCTGAACAAACCAAATTCACTTACATCAGAAGGCATGACGGGTTTGAACCGGATAAAGTCATCTCCCTTTTCCTGTACGATAAAGGTGCTGGCCTTTGTCTGAGACATAATACCACAATAATCACTCAGATTGTGTAGCACATCTATAATGTCAGCGAGTTTCATCACCTGGCTTTCACTCAGGCGGTCATCTTCAACCAATTCTTCAAGAACTTCCAACAAAGACTCCACTTTAAGATGGAGGTCTTCGAACATCGAATGCATTTCACCAGACAAAGAATACAATTTGCCCAAGACATAGTCTTTAGTGCGGTCTACAATATCGGCAATGATGGAGACTATCTCCTTCCCTTCGGGGATAGTTCGCAGCCCATCCACAGCCTTTGTATTGTATTCCATTATCGTGTGCTCTAGGAGCGTGGAGGGCATCTTATGGCACTCGTCTAAGATCAGCATGTCGGAGCGGTTTTCAGGCTTCATACATATGGTGGTGCACATCTCAATCATCATAGCTGCATTAGTGCAACGCAATGATGAAATGTCCGTCCACAAATTACGTGCTTGTACATATGGACAACGGCGTTTACTACAATGCCCGTCTCGGCATGCTATACGGCATTGCACAGCGTTATAATACACATCTGGGTGTACGTGGCAACGATAGTTCTTCTTGCCTTTCAGGATGTCTATCGCCACCGCCTTTTCAGCAGCATATTGGTCTTGTAGACCTTTGGTGGGTGTACTGATAGACGTGCGGAATTGCCCATAAGGATCGGCATGTAAAACCAAATGGCGAATAACTTTATGAATCGTTGTTCCGATCAAAGATTTCCCCACGCCAGTTGGGGCTTCGATGATCACATGTTTGACCTTTTTGTTGACCAGTGCATCAACAGCTTCAACGATACATTCCATCTGGCCTGGGTTCGCCTTGTCATATGGAAATTCGTTTTTGGCAAGGCTTTCTATTTCTTCTATAGGAACCTTACGGCCTATGGCGTCAATCGCCTTTCGGTATTGATTAAATGCTGTCACGTTGTTCCTCCTTTGGGTTCTGTTATAGTTTACCCGAATTCCAGCAACGAAAAAGCCGAGGTTAATGCCTCGGCTTTCTCTTTTAGCCTAACACGCTGTGCTAGGCACGCCCGCTCTGGATGTGATTACTGGCCGTTGGCAGCAGCTTTCAGACCTTCGCCGACTTTGAATTTAACAACATTTTTCGCTTCGATCTGAATCGCTTGCCCGTTCAGCGGGTTGCGGCCAGTGCGCGCTTCCTGATGTTTAACTTCAAACGCGCCGAAGCCGACGAATTGGACAGATTGGCCAGCTGCGACTGCAGTTTTTACGCCGTTGATAAAAGATGCCACGATCTTCTCTGCTTCGCCTTTGGTCATACCCTGAGTCTGGGCGATGTGAGCGATAAAATCAGTACGGTTCATTCGGATTACTCCAGTTAGTTGTTTACAATGTTTCACTACAAGAGGACTACAGCTTACCTAACAAATATTATTGAATAAAGCGTTTATTTGCCGACGTTCAGCATTTTACCTGAGCCGGATCCGTCAACGATCAGAGTACATTTTCCACTGTTGGCGCATGATTGTAACACCATGTTATATTCATGTTGTAGATATTCAGGCGTCAGCGAGGTGGTCAGTTTTTGGTTCGCTTGGGCTTCTTGCTCGCGAATTTCAACGTTCTTTCTTGCCGTATCCAATCGTTTGTCCGCCATAACATTATCACGGATAGACTGCTCAATAGAAGGATCTGTCAGCGCCTTTTTCACTAACACGCGTGTAATTGTGAACATACCAGGCGCAGCAGTTTCTAATTGTTGCTGAGTGCGATCTTTAATCATCTTCTCCAATTCAGCACGTTGGGTGTGAATTGTCATAGAATCAAGAGAAGAAACGGCGTCCATTGAAGAAGATGATGCAGCAGTTTTAACCAGATTGAAACCCACCGCTATCGTGCCATCATCGAGTTCAGCGCTCTGGCCAGCAAATTTGGTATGGAACCACGGAACCTTTGCGACGTTGGGTGTGTAATAAACATCTACATCCAAGTCTTCCAGAGTCAGGTTGTCTTTCGCCTTTGGAGTCATTTTAGTAAGACTCACAACGGCTTCTTTGGTCGTGTAAACATCCACGCTTGAAACAAAGCTGGTGTAGATCCCCGCCGTTACAGGGTTCATGTCTACTTCACCCCATTGGGTACGAACGCCGACGTTACCTTCATCGATAACGCCACCACAACCAGAAAGTAGACTTGCAGCCAGAACCATAATTGCACCGAACACCAGTTTCTTGAACATCAATGTACCCCTTCAAAAATGTAGATATAAGCACCCAATGTGAGTGCGGTTATTGTAACCGAAGAAATCAGCAGCAGGAAAGTTGCCCTCACCCGTTTGCGCCAACGTTTACTTCGGTAGATTTTAGTCTCTTTCAAGTATTTGAAAAAGAAAAATAAAATGAATGTTGAAATTACGAATATGAACAGGTAACGAATTAATCCGATCATTTTACACCTGCGTTTTCCACAATTGCTTGATAAATGTGACGTTCAATAGTTCCATCACAAAAACCTGGCCGAAATAAACCAGCTATCGCATCCAAACACTTCTGAGTCGGTTGAACCGGAATCATAATGTGTTCTTTGTCTTCGACAGGTGTGGGTAAACAAATAACCTGACCAACCGCGATATGGCCTGGGTTTTGGATATTGTTGAATCTGGCTAATTTGATATACTGTTGGGCATCACCATATAATTTTAGAGCGATGCTGGACAGAGTATCCCCAGGCTTTACAATATATTTTGAAATCATATTTCCCACCCTGTACTGCGCAGATGCTCGAAATAATCGTTGAGTTCGTCAACATCTTCCATATCAACCCAACGATCATCCAGACCCATATCATTAAGATCATCATCGGTCAGATCATGTTGATAAATCTGAATGCCCGAAGCATTGCAATAATCCGGCTTGATATTGTTGTTGAACTGGAACAAATCATAATCACCCAGAGCATTCTTCAGGCGCTGCGCTTCTTCAAATGTTGGAACCTCAACATGAAAAGCGATCCCAGGAACCTGGGGAATATGCCAAACGCGAAATTTAAGTTCAAACGGTTTATTCGACATGGGGTTCTCCCTGAGCCAGTATGGTTTTCATCTGTTCACGCGTGATAATTGTTTCAACAAGATTCTCATCGATCATCATTTCGTTTAACAGTTCACAACCCAGCACGTGTGGTCGCGCCATATACGGCATGGCGTTGAGTTTTTCTTCTATGTCAAGAACGCGCTTGACAGTCAGACCCATAGAAGAAAAGGGAACAGGATAAAAGAATGAAATAATCTGGTTATCCATCCCGTTTGAAAATCTCACTAATAATACATCACACCATACGCCGGACATATTACACCTCCAGACGATTGCAATGGGAAAGAGCGTTGTCGATTTGCTCTCGAGACAAATATTCCAGAGGATTGCGAGAATACGCATCTAACAACAGCAGCTGAAGAACAGCACGATTACGAGTCCCGCTCTCCATCATGATCCCATTCATATGTGGAGAACGAGCTGTCCATGATACATATTCTCCCAAATCTTCATTCGCAGTCAGGCTAATTCGGAACCGATTACACAATCTATCGATAAGAGCATAATCATTGGTAAACGTCCCTTCGGTTGCCCAACTCGTTTTCTTTACCTGAAGAGCTTCACCAAGAACGCGAAATTCTAATGTCACGGTATATGTTTCATTATCGAAATGGGCAACTCTTTGAGTTTCGTTCCTTAAAGTTCGATTCATATTGTATGCGAAGAAACGGGCGTCAATCTCTCTGGCGGTCATGGAATTAAAATCGATCGGCCAAGAACGAGCGCGCATAATTGCGCCTTCCGGTAATACAATCAATCCCTTTTCACGATGGATGTAACAAAGTCGTTTGATCGCTGGATCTGGATGTTCGACACAATAAACAGAAATACCTGTTGGAAGGATGGCGTGGGCAATAGCACCAGTTGTATCAAAATACAGATTTCCCTGATCCGCGCCGATGATGATACGACTCTTCTTATTCATAATATAGATCTCTCAAATAAAAGGCGGTTTAATAATAACCGCCCTAATGTTATTGAATTATTTTATATCACCAACATACATGTTCAGGGTTTCATCCCATTCTAAACGAACGCGGATGGTTCCGGAATCGTTAGGGAAAGACAACTTACCACACATATGTTTGTTGGCATACGTTCCGCTCTTGTTTACGGGATAATCGTTCCCTTCACTAATAGCAAATCGTTTAAAATTGCGACTCACCATCATATTGATGTTAGGCCATGGTAGTTGTTCACGCAGAGTTTTACACAATATGATCTTTCCGTTGCATCGGAATGACACAAATAAATCATTTGGAGAAGAATAACGTTGTTCTTGCGGGCACAACTGTCGTATTGAAATAAATTCAGACTCATCATTATTTTCTACCGGAGTCTTCATAGATTCTTCTTTTCTCTTTTCAACATATTGTTCGAAAGCCTTTTGACCCACAGGTGGGAGCGGATTATTGGTGACAGGAATAACGGCTGGTTTTATTTCCGGCTTCTCCGCGGATGATGTGCGAGCAACCCGAAGTTTTTCCTGAGCCTCTAAAATCCTTTCTTGGCGAGTTTTGGGTTTAGCTTCTACCTTAGAGCTGAAATCGCAGACCGTAACCCAATCACCCTGATCATTGCGCTTGGCAACCAGGGTTAATTTATAGATGATGCCCTGCAGCTTGCTTTCGCGCATAGTATCTGCGAACCAGAAAGCACAACCCTGCTCAAACTTCTCAGCGAAGATGACGCGCCCGTCTTCGTGAATCAGAATGACCTTTGCTTTGTTGGGCGCGAACATCTTATTCTTTTCAACGATCGATTCGGCGATCTTTTTAGTAATAATCATCACGAAGTATTTCCTTTCAGTTCAATGGAAGTTAAATTTTAACCTGAAAATTATCTTTGATTTCCAACGAAATTAGTCGCTATTTCCCGACACATAGTCAGATCTTTGATCGTCTGTTTGCTATTATCGGCAGCGGACTCCATCATTGGCAAATCTAAAGCATTCTCTATTTGATCCACGCTGTAGAGATCAAGGCGTTTCAACTCACCTTCATAATCTGATAAAAGGATGGATGTATCTTTATCATCAGGGTGAAATTGTTGATAAGTAGACAACCAGGCCGCACATATATTCAATTTGCTGGCCGGAGTTGCCATAACTTGGAATGATGCTAACATAGAAAAGAATAACAAGAATATTATGTTTCTCATCTTTCGTTCTCCTTCATCATATTGTCGCAGTCAATCCGTGTTTGCTTGAGTTCACGCGAAAGCCTTGGGTCGTCTAGATTGACAGACAAATTAGTAGAAAGATCTTTCAATCCGTTCTGAACACGATCCTCGTAGTAATAATCGTTTTCTACGAGCCATGCTCTCAATCCAAGGGCGCGTGTCCGCCATTCCTTTTTCAAACGTCGATCTGATTCTTGGTCGGCACTATATTCAAACACCTTGATGCATTGGTTGCCATCATTGATCAGATCCAGATGTCGACGCCCGATTTGCACACCCTTCTGTAATGCCGGAGAGGGGAGAGAACGGCATTGCCTTACAGTCATACGGCCTTGTGTGCCCATACGGCCAGTCATGATGAGATCGCCAGCCTCCATGCCTCCTCGGTTAAATTCATCGTCATTCAGGTAGCCTTTCAAGTTGTAGGCTCCCTGTTTGTAACGGTTGAACTCAATCCCAGCATTAACAACAGCAGTGGAGACGTTACCCGTGTTCCAAAGTTCAGCAAAATTCTCTATGGAACCGGACTTGTCGATAGCGACCGCCTGGGAGAACCCAGCACAGTAGGAAAGATCAGACCACAGTTTCTCACCTGTGGAGTTCAGCTTGGCGGCGGCGGGTAATGCCAGACCTGCCAGCACAACCCCGAGGATTAAATGTTTCATGGTGATTCTCCTTATTTCATTGGATAAAATGATAGTCGGCTCACCATGTTGAGTAAAGGGTTTCAATAAACTATCGTATTCAGAAACGGGTATCACTGACCGTTCTGTACCGCACACCCTGAAATTGTTTGGCGAGTTTTACGAATTCCATCGCGGGTAAATCAACTTTGTAGACCTTCATTCGCTGTTTACCATCCATGTTCAACGCAGCGACAAATCGGTGAGAACCGTCAACAACGTAATTGTCAGAAGACACCCAAACTCGACCCATAGGTTTCTTATTTCTGATTTGCTTCATGATCTTCCAGACCTTCATTTTATTGATTTCGTTCTGGGTAAGACGAAGCATTTTGATGGGCACTTGCGCAGCATCTATGGACACACCGTTGTCTTCAAGATATTTGTGAAAATCTTCTTGTTTGTCGGCATCTATTTGCGGCATAGAAGAACGAGAAAGCCCGAGGTTCCCAACAGGGATCCTCAGGCCATTTATGATATTCATCCAGTCAATAAAGGATGTAAGGAACATGTCACACCTCGGGATATAGGGTTATCCCTTAGTTAGTTCATTCGGACTTAAACAGCAATTCACGAACAGAATTCCCAACGTTATTCTGGGCGTTCAACAAACGAGTTAAATCATCCATGTCATATGCTGAATTGGTGACATGGCCCAAGATAATCGCCAACATTCCCTCCAGCGCTCTCCGATTGTTATTCTCTTCAATGTCGAACTTAATTTCAACAAATCGAGATAGCATTCTGGATTGAGCATGAGTTTCGTTGGTCTTGCTCTGTATAATATCTTTGATTTCCGAACGAGCAATACTTCTTTGATCTGTCATGATATAGTTCCTGCAATTTCAAATAGGCGGGGTAATCATACCCCGCCGTAAATTATAGAATTAATTGATATGCTTCAGAAGAGCAAACAAAATAGCCGCCTTCGCTTTTACTTTGCCCACGACACCTGTTTCAATGTCAACTTCTTCAGCAACCCATTCTTTACCTTTCTTGCTGATAATAACGTCGCGCCGCTGAACATAAACTTCCTTGGTCATATAAACGCGACGAAAACCTTTAGCGCGGAGTAATCCCCAATTACGATCAATTTCTACTGTCGTTTCAACTTTCTTATTAGACATTATGCCACGATCTCCACGACTTCTTTCCCTGTGTCTAAATGGACACCCACAAAATATGTTGGGTTGGTTTTCAGACCACGCCCATTGATTGACACATATTCGCCGTCTATTTTTTTGTTCTTTACTCCTGTAACAGACTTAACGCCGTATGACAAAATCAGTTCGTGTAGTTCTTTAGCAGCGGCGTTACCTTCTTTGTATAACCGCATATAAACTTCAATGTGACCTGGTAGTTTCATTTTGTATCTCCTTTTTCTAGCCAACCCCACGTTAGCCAGTTATTGAATAATAGGACATTCTTTAGAGGAAGTAAACCCCTAAAAGTAAAAATCCCCAATATTTTATTGGGGATTCTTTTGGTTACTTGCTGAGGGCAACTACCAATTCAGCCAATGCGCCGAGCGTGGGGTCATCACCATGTTTGCCTACCCATTCATCGCTGATTTCAACATCATATTGTTCTTCAACTTCCATGATGAGTTCAATCATGTCAAGATCATCACCACCGAGATCGCTCTTGGCCCGAAGAGGAGCCAACGCATCAATGTTGTCGTCGATATTATCGAACTTTTCTTTATGGTCGCCGTCGCGCCAAGTTTCCATGTTTAGATTGTCACACGCGTATTGGGCCAAAACGCGCATTACATCAACATAAGTCGGTTTGTTGCTCATATTCATTTCCTGAAAGTAAGGCGGGTTGGCCCCGCCAATTAGATTTAGATCTTGATTTCTTTTTCGGCCAGTTCGGCAGTGACGGTGTATTTCACCCCATCAACTTCTACATCCATCGTAGACTCTTCCAGATCCAAATCAGTGAACCAACCATGACCAGCGACGATGCCGTAAACTACTTTAGACAGCGTTTTGTTCAGGGCGCGGACTTCGTTGATGGCTGCTTTTGCTGCGTCGCCAATCCAACTTTCAATCAGCTTTTTCTGAGTCTCTTCAGGTACGCTGGTGATCATTGGAGATTTAACAAAAGCGTTGTATTCGGCCAGAGCATTAGCAATCAACTGATCAGCGACATTCAGTTTTTTACCGTCTGCTTGCTTTTTAACAACAGACGCAATACTCGGCAGCGACGAAGCACCTTTGATTTTCACGTTCAGTTCACGACTCATGTAGACGTCGGTTGATTCCACAGAAGTAGTTTTCGGTGAGAACCCGTAGTCACGAATGCCATTTGCTGACAAGAAATCGGCGGCTTCTTTACCATATTTAGACGCCAGGCCTGTTGCATTACCTTTGCCAACCAGTTCATCACGATAGAATTTCAGAACTTTCTGTTTTGCCTTCAGCGCTTCGCGACGAACGTTGTCGGCGAAGAATTCGGCAGCACTGATATTCTTGGTCATGGCGCGGTTGACCATTGGAACGCTTTCTAAATTAACGATAAAGATTTCCGGACCACCAAACACATTAACGCCCATGGCGGTCAAATCTTGGACAACCTTAGCTCGGACAATCGGAGATTCAGCAGTAATCGGCATCGTCTTCAGGTTGATGATGCCATCTTTGACGATGGTGTAATTACGATAACGCCAGGTTCCCAGTTCTTCAGGAAGTTCATATTTCTTCTGTACGAACTCCGGCACAACAACCGTCCCGTGCTGAACGGTCTGAATGCTGATGTTAGGGCGCTCTGAATTGTAGACCAGATTGCTAATTGGGACAATCCCTTTGTCGTCAACCGGAGTAAATTCCGGCGTCCAATCTTCGTGCTCGGCCAGTTTAAGAGCCAGCGCTTTACGCTCTGCTTTGGTTTTGGCTTCGGCGATTTGTTCAGCCAGCTTGTCTTCTGTGTCATCAACTTTCTGCACAGTTCCGCGACCGATGCTGTTGTAAGAGAACAACGGATGCTTAGTGACAACAGAGACGTCGGCTTCGGCCAGATAGGTCAAGACATCAACAATGGTCGTCGCATCTTCAGCTGGAACCATGTTGTAATCGATACCATCTACGCCGCGCAGAGTTTCATCCACGATAGCCTGGGTCAGGTCGACTTTGATGTTGGAATAGTCCTGCTTGGTGAAACAGTTGCTGTATTGTTTGATGAAGCGGACGTCGCCTGTCTTCTTCAGCGCAGCCCAAACCAGATCGGCATCCATGGTATACACGCCATAAAATGCCAGCACGTATGCCGCCTGGATGTCGGCCAGATTGTCCAGCTGGTCGATCATGTTGGGGTTTACAACCCACAGCTGAGAAACGCTTTCAGGAATGCTCACGTGGCCAATCGGGTGTTCTTCATCTGGCTGTATGGCTAGCACAGTTGCCACGCCGTTTTCAACGTAGATGGCATGAGTGTAAACCAGGGGAACATCAACAACCACTTTCGGCGTAGATGATTTCAGTACGTTTTCCAGTTCGGTCTGATATTCAGTCTGACCTTCGGCAAACACGTGGGTCGCGCCAGAACGCTCGGACATCAGAGCCAGCAGTTCGCGATTACAATACCAACCGTATTCGATGAAGGTAATGTTATCAAACGCTTTGGGCAGTACTTCAGCTGCTGCCAGAATTTCATTAGAGCGCCAGCAGTTGTCATAACCGTCGGTCATGAACGCCAGGTTATTGACATAACCAGGTTTGTTCAGACTCAACGCGGTTTCAGCAGCCAATTTCAGAGGTTCTACAAATCCCGTACATCCCGACGGTTGCAGGAAGCGGTCAATTAGATTATTGATCTCAGTGAGATCAGTTGCACTGTTAATCTGACGTCCGGCAAATACCGTTCCGAAATCACCGCGAGATGAAAAGTAAAGGATGCTCACAGTATCTTCCGGTTTCACCAGGGAAGGCAGGTTCTCCTTCAGATGCTTACGAACTTCTGGAAGTGAACGATACATGGAACCGGAGATATCCACAACGATTACATGGTTAGACGGCGCGACAGTCGCAACCGCATTCTTAAATGTTAATGATTCAATCATCGTTTTGACCTTTTTGGGCTTTGGAGTGTTTGGAGTTCGCGTCGGCGTTCTCCAGCATAGTTTCAATGAAATCCCGGTTGTTTTCCATTTGGGCGACCAGAACATCACTGGGACGGAATGAATTGTCAAGACAATCAAGTCCGGCGCGTTTTAATTTGTTGTCGGTCATCAGGCTCTCGTGAGTTATATTTCCCAACTATTTCAACATGGGACTATTATATTACGACAGGCGGTATTGATGCCAATTAATATAATAAAATGCCCGATTGAATATAACCGGGCATTATATTATTGACAGGTTGAAATATTATTCAGAGCTTATTTAAAGGAGTCTACAATGGATTTGAAAATATAATCTTTGGAGCGTTGTTGTACCGGGAGTTCTCCATACGGAACCATGCAAGGGTGTTGCTTGGTCTGAGGGTCTTTGACTGGGCCATACACCCATCCCTCAGCCTCCTTCTCCGCCATCCAGCTCTCATGCGATTCGCTGGGCTTACGATCACCAGTGAGATGGAAGATAACACCTTTGCAAGCGCTCTCACGCTGCCAGGCCGGAGATTGTTCCCAAGGCAGTTGAGAGTCGTCACCAACAGACTTGCAGTATGCGCGGTTGGCTTCATGACAAATCTTGGCGATGCGCAGAACCAATGGCGAATAAGTGAGATCGAGTTTGGAGTTGGCGCACAGGAAATCACTAACAGCCTTACGAGATTTGGCGTTGTGAGAGTCAACAACAAGTTCCATGTCATCCGGCCCACAAACGAAAGACGCCAAGAAGCGCTCGCCATTTTCCGCTCTGAACATCACGTCCTGAATCATCACATTGAAGCCGAGGTGATAGGCCGGACAGAGGGCGCTACGTTCAACAGCGTATTGATCGATCCGGATCTCTGCCGTTTCCGTGGCTTTGGCCAACAGATCTTGTTCAACAAGCGCCCGGTACGCCTCCAGCTGCCACAGCTGGTCGAAGGTGTTATTGTAGGAAATCTCTTTGCCCAGGGCTTCATCGAAGTTGGCCGGGTCTATGGATGTGCTGGGCTTGGTGCCGTGAACGACGAAGCCGTTATCCATCTTGAAATGACAAGTGATAGCCCGGTGACCGCCGACTTCGCGGTCTTCGTAAATCACCTCAGCGATATGTGACTTCAGGACTTCAGGAGTGAGTTTGATGCCAGTACGAGTTGTCATGTGTTATCCTATGATATTTGTTTACAGACCTCCACTACTTTACGGCACATGACGATATCGAACAAGCCGATATGGCAATCGCGCTTCTTGATCCCCAGATTATGAGCCAGCCAGCTGTAAGCATCACTCCTGCTCCTCTGCCCACTTTTCCAGATAGGGTCAAACGACCTATGAGCTTCCTGCTTAGCAGCACGGAGAGCGGCATTCGCCATCCTTCCCAGAGGGGTCTTTCCATCCCCATGGGTATGGCAACCCACACGAGCGTCACATGGAGTGCATACCCAGAACTTCAGATTGCGGAGGTCTGGGCGGTGGGGGTATACAGCATCGCCCCCGACGTATTGAGCAGGTTGACCGCAGTAATCACAGACGACAGGTTTCATATTCTTTACCTAAAAGAAACCCCGCACACGGCGGGGTTGCTCAGGCCGGAGCCGACAGATTATTTCAGGAGTTTTTCCAGTTCTTCAACAGAGAGACCTTCCAGTTCCTGCTGTTTCTTACGCTGGATCAGTTCCATGATCGCCTGGTTATTCGCTTTACGTTCGGCGGCGGTTGCGCTTTCGTCACGTTCTTTCAGTTTAACACCGATGATCGCTTTCACGATATCGAAACGCAGTTGTAACTGAGAGTCGACTGCGCTTTTCACGCCGATGAAATCTTCTTCATCGCTGGCGGCTTCCTTCACCTGACGGCTGAGATCTTTCGCCATCTCATTCAATGCGTTCAGATTCAGATCCCAAACCTGCTCAACAGACAGCAGACCTTTGTTAGAGTTAAAACGCAGTTTTAAACGGGTTGCTTGATCAAACATTTCTTTGTTCCTTATTACGAAGTTGTTGTCAAATCAATTAGAAAATGACTTTTACAGTACGGTTAAACGCACCGGACACTTTGATGAACACATGATTGCGTTGCGTCGTTGAGAACCCCAGACCAGACAGTTGGTTTTCGTTGGGCTGTACTTTCATTTTACTACCCAGCATTTCAAAAACCTTACGATGTTTATCCAGTTCCGGCTTCAGATATTCGTTGTAGAAACCACGAGTACCTTCAGGATTTGCACAACCTTCCAGGATGAAGAAGACGTGCTTGTTGCCAGTTTGTTCACCATCCCAATGGTTCGGTGAGTTCAGGACCAGTTGTACCTTCTGGAAGGTCGCTGTCTTAATGCCCCAAATTTCTTTGGATTTATCAACATTCGCCAGCTCGGACTTGATGCTAACGACTTGTTTGTCTTTAACAGTCAGAACGACGGCAGTGATGCGCCCCTGGTCTTTTAACCCATTGTGGCTGAAACGTTGCGTAGTGCCTTTGTATTCAACTTCAATTTCAAACCCTTCGTCGATCTTTTCACGTTGGTTGTAGTTGTGAATCTCAAAACGATATTCACCGTCACGCAACTTTCTTTCATCAGTGAAGATGATGTTTTCTACCGGAGAGCGGTTCGGGTCGATGCCGTCCATACCGTTCATGTCGATATCGAGATGAGCACCAGTCATTGAACGACGATCGCGGAAGTACACATGTTCCATATTGTTAAAGAACATATGCAGGTCGAGGTCATCGTTGTTGTGCCAAGCCAAAGACACACGGAGGAACCCGTCGACTTTACCACCAGCCGCTTTCACACGCTCTTTGATGGAGTCGGTCACTTCGCCGTTGTATGACCATGAGAAACCGTTGCCCCATTTGAAAAGGTTAGGAGCACCTGCGATAGCCGGAGCGACCAGAGACATCAGGTTTCCTGTATGCGAGTTTTCAACCAGCACTTCCATTGAATGCGCTTTCGGCAGGATATTGCTCAGGAAGTCGTCAATGCCGATCTCTTCAACTTTATCCAGCGACTTGGTCGGCGTTTTCACTTCGGCGGCCAGTTGAGCGAATGGATCCATCGCTTTTTGAGCAGCCAGGTCTGCAAACAGAACGTTATTGATCGTCAGGTCGTCATAAACTGCATAACGACGCGCCAGCGAATCTTCCAGACCGAGAGCAATCACTTCTTTCTGAGCGTTTTCGATCATGGACTTGGAGACCAGAGCCGTCGGGCGTTTGTAGTTCGCTGGGGCAACTTTGGTTTCAAACGACTTAACGGCCTTTTCCAGTTCCACGCCTTCACTGATATCAGTCAACAGAGTACCGATAACGGTGTTGCGAATGCCATGTGGAACATGATTGTTTGAACGATAACCAGTGCGCCATGCCCACAGAGAACGGTTAGATTCTGGGATTTCTTCATATGCCGTCTTGGCTACTACGAAGCCCATCACCGCAGCTTTATGTTCAGCACCGCGATACAAAGAATTCTGATCAATCAATTCCAGAACGATTTCTGCTGATTCCAGAGTAATTTCACGCAGACCGCGTTCAAATAATTCGATAGCCTGACGGATTTCACCTTTTTTAGATGCGATAGCATCAGAACGCAGGACATAGCTGCCGAGCAGTTCGGTATGGAAATGGTTATACGTGCGGATTTTACCGTCTACACCAGATTCGTGGTTATGAGACAGGCCGACTTTAGCAGAATCGTTAAAATACACGTCGACGATTGCGTGTTGTTTAACGAAGGTCGACAGCGCCGCAGCGACCACGTCGTATTCGTTACCCAACTCAATGTTGTCCCAAATCGAGATAACGTTCAGGTCAGCATCGATAGTCACAACGCCGCCGATATTACGGATGAATTGTTTACAGCAGGTGCAGTCGTGTTCAGTGCGTTCGCGGTACATCGGGTTGGTACCAGCTGGGAAGGATGCCAAATACAAATCCCACAGAGCATCTTTATCAACGTTGGTCATGAACAGACCAGTTGCGGACATCGCCAGCACGTTATCATTAACAGCCGTTGCGAAAGGTTTAAATTCTGCCATGGTGTAGTCTTCCTGTTTCAGTTCAAATTGAGCGCCCTAAATGGGCGCGTCGTTAAAGTGAGGTCAATATACGTTGAAAGGGGGTTATTGAAGAATGAAGTAAAGCGATTCTTTATTCAGGTTTCTTCAAACGATCTAACAAATTGACCGATCCGCGATTGAGGACAACTTCATCGCACCGCTTTTTGTATTCCCCGCCTCCATCGTAACCGACCTTGCCACGGGGCTTTTCCCCTCTCTCAACAGCCTGCACACAGCGGGTGTACTTGCTCAATTCACAGAACATATTCTCCAGCTGCATGACATTCATGCACTGATCTTCCGGTGCTTCGGCTGACCAGAACTGCTCTTGGACATAACCATACTGGGCAAACAATTGATACTGGTGATCTCGAACCCAGAAGATGCATTCTTCATGAGTCATGCCGTCCTTATCCAGGAACATCAGGTCAATACCCGCGCGACAACCTGGGCCAGCGATAGTGAAATGGTTCTCGCTGAATGGATATTCAGGGATGTACGTGAAGTCTACCCAGATCTGATAAGCCAGGAATGGTCCAAGCCCTTCAATGTCTTCATACATGCGCTGGTAGACTTTCATCGGAGAGTCAAGACGTAAAAGATCATTGAAGTAATCAGGATACTTGTTGACAAATGCCTTCAGGGAACGGATAACACGCATCGGCATGTACGGCTCCCAGCCCTCGATCGTGTACTCCCCAGGATTCTCTTCAACCAGCTTCTTGGCGACCTTGTAATCCAATTCATCAACGATACCCTGACCAACACGGTGTACCTTAACCATCATACCACCAAAGCGCTGCTCCTTGTGGTTGACAACAAGTTCAGGGAACGCCAGGCATTGTTTTAGACCACCTGTGTTGAATGCATTGGTGAATATCTTACCACCTTCTGATTCAAACTTCTGAAGACGGGCGCGGGTCTCGTCGAGGTTGATTTTAGCGAAGTCTGAAATCGTCATAGCACCCTCGAGCGCCACCTTGATCGGGTCCCAGAGATTGAACATGCGAAACAGAACACAATTGAACATCTTGTCAGCCATGCTCAGAGCGTCGTTCTTGACGATATTGTTGATCAGGTTAAGAGACTGCCTGTCGTGCTCTCTCCGGACGTTGCAGAACTTGACCTGCCGTAGTATGGGATTATCCGTCCAAGGAGCAGGAAGACGCTGTACGTCCTTTCTCACGTGGATCTTATAGCGCTCACTCATCCATTCGTATGCGAGTTGTTTATGAAATGGACTTAACATGGGATGTGCAGATTTAATTTTGGCTTCTCGAACACCGCAATAAGGAATGTCACACGGTTTATCTTTCATGGTATCCTCTCTAGAATACAAAAACAGAGGCCATTATAGCCTCTGTTGTTTAATGAATAACGGTTTATATTAATCAATACGGGAAAGGTGTGTTACCGTGTTCTGCACTGGAGTGCTCGCATAAACACGAACATTAGAACCCCACACCCCACACAGCTTAGGCATATTGGTATCATCCACGATGAACGCGGGCACATAGCTTTCAATTTGCCCGTCGATCTCTACAGGTTGAGAAGTTTTTTCAACAGCCATGGAAAGAATTACACCCAATGTGTTCGGGGATACCAACGCCACACCATTGAGATCATCGATAAACACCTGGCCTTCTTCAATCGCCATGCTGGCAACGATATCGTTGATCTGACGGGAAGGAGTTTTAGTCAGCATGTCAGAAAAATCAGGCTCTTGGAAAACGGCCATGTTTTTAAGGAATTTTCCTTTAGGATATTCTTTGCCATTCCAAACAACAGTTTCATTAACTTTGATGCACGCCTGAGGGAATTCGCCTTCCACGCGCAATTGCCCATCAGGGAAACCGCGAGAATAGTAATAGTCCAGAGCCGGACCGACTTCATCTTCAGAGCGGATAAACTTGCTCATGTTGGAGGCAAACACGCGCTGTAAGCACTCATCACCATTAAAACCCGCGATATGCGCCACGCCGTCGTTGACAGTAGTGATATCACCCTGGGCATCCATGATGGCTTTCATGCGGTCTTCGATAGTGGTTGGGATCTCACTTTCACAAGGGTTCAATTCTAATGTTAGAACCACTTGATGATCAAAGAACGCCGCTTCCAGAAGTTCTTTAGTTTCTTCCAGAACGAGTTTTGCCTGATTGCGAATTTTGCTAAAGTCGGGGGCGGTCACGTCCCCTGCAGCATTACCAAAAGCCAGATTCAGTCTCACGTTTTTATTAAATGTAGTTGTCATAATATAGCGACTCCAGTTATTCGCTTTTTGCCCGACTCGGGCGGATGGTATATTTTGGAACCAGTTTCCAATCAGAAACTTGGTCATGTTTTACAACTTTGATTCGAGACATATCAGCAACTTCGGTAATCTGTTCCGGATGCAGTATTTTAACCATATTCCACTGCTCCAAAAGCCGAATAATCCGATTCATACGCAGGACATCTTCACGCGTAAAGCCGTTGTAATGCCCATCCAGCATGAAAAGATGCTTGAAGTGCACGATGTGATATCTGCCAAATTTATGCAGGATATGACATGTTTGATACAGGGTATTCGGCTCTTGACGAGTGTTAACCCCTATCCGGCTCAGAGTTTCCTTGATACCCAGAAAAATTCCTGGTTTATCTTGGTTTAATTGAACTTCAACCATACAATCAACGATGCTGGCCTCATCGTTAACGGCTGAAAGTTTCAAGATGTCCAGCGTATTACGCGCCATGACTCGTACCCCTTTAACAATAATTTGAATTACTTAGCCTTGCGCGGTTTAGCTTTTTCGTTGCTGTTAGAACGTTCGACCTTCGCCTTGATTTCAGCCAGGACTTCTTTCGGCAGGAATCGAACATATTCAGAAGCCTTTTCAGGACTGATGTAGTAATACTCGGAAATCAATTTTACATCAGGGTCCATGGCTCCTTTCTTAGACCATTTATCATAACGGCGTTTCGCCGGAATGCTATGAAACGCAAGGTTCCATTGCATCCAAGGAGTAATGGCATGAAAGTGGTTCATTCGTTCTGCAACCACCAACGTGTCTTTACTCTGGGCAAGGCCGCGCCGAGTCATGAAAGGATCAAATGCCTTTCTGATTTCGGGGTCTTCGGTCAACAACAGATTCTCTTTGGTGCTGTTCAGAGCACCCAGGTAATCGAACAGTGACGGAGCGGCCATAATATCACTTCCACTTGATGTTGAGCATGACGTTGGTCAGGAAGTAAACGCCGTGTAACCAGACGTCTCCAACTGAACGATGTTCAATCTGTGACTGACCACAAACGCAGACCAAATCTGGGATAGATTCGTTCTGAATCAAAGGAGTCTTCTCTTTGTTCTGTGGGACACAGAAATGGAAGAAACGAGAGTAGAAGTCCTCTGTAATATAGTTTTGGTTGTCAGTCACCCATTGCTTCATGCCAGCCCAATCATTGGCCTTTAAGAAATCGACCAGCGCCTGGAATTCACCTGCTTTCACCTGAGCCAAAGCACGTTCATCGATTTTACCAAACGTGGTGGCATTATCCTGAAGGGTTCCCATAATCTTGCGGTTGTCAGGGAAATAAGATTTGACAATCGATGCAATAACACCAGCTTCGTATGGGATACCTTCTTCCGTCAGGATAGTGGCGCAACGACGCATGAATTGAAGTTTAACTTCATCTGCTTCCTTTTCAGACCAGATAAAATCAATTTCACGACAGCGGGAACGCAGAGGTTCGTTAACGCGCTGTTTCGCATTAGTCGTCAGGATGAAGGAGCAGTTTTTGGAGACTTTCTCTACGATGCCTTTCAGGGATTCCTGTGCCGCCATAGAAAGTCGCTCAACTTCATCAAGGATAACGACTTTACGGCCACCGAAAACACTGACGCCAGTTGCGTATTGAATAACACGGTCACGGATGACATCAATGCTGTTATCCAGTGACGCATTGATCATCAACGGTTTGATACAACCGATTTCGTTGCAAACAGCCAGAGCAGAAGTAGTCTTGCCCGTACCAGGCTGAGGGGAATAGAACAGCATTGAGGGGATGTTTCCATTGCCTGATGTAACATAGCCATGGATTTTTGCACGGACGTCTGAAGGGAGGACGATCTCATCCAGATTGTCAGGGCGATATTTGTTTTCCCACGCGTATTGATCTGTGACGATAGTGATGTTAGACATTGCAGCCTCTTTAGATAAAACGTTTCAAAGGGCGGGGAAACCCCGCCACCGATAATAAAGCGCCGAATCGTTATTGATTAATCCAGCTGCATGCCGACGTAATAGTTGATGGTGCCATCTGCGGATTGGAAGTTAACCAGTTGCATTTCGGCACAGGCGCGGATCACATAGTTGCCTTCGATCATTTTCAGGTTGACCACATCAACAGGCATAGCAAAATCACCCAGAGTTGTTTCACCCAACTCAACAGTGTAATCGTTGGAATTGTCGATAGTAGTGGTCGTGCCCACCAGACGAGTTTTACCGCCGCTGGCCACCAGGCGTACAGTTTTGTGGCCCAGAGTAGAACAGGCGCGAGTCAGCTCTTTCATTTTTTCAGGAGTGACTGTTGCTTCAAATTCTACAGACGGAAGATCGATGCTGTCTGCCGGAACGACAGTCAGTTCTTTAGCGGAACGCCAGAATTGCAGTTGGGAGTTTTCACCTTTCAGCAAAATGTGGTCTTCCGACATTTCAATTTTACCACCTTTAAAACTCGGCAGACGCTGGATTGCCAGCAATTTGGTCAGATCCAGAATCGGGAATTCGAACGGGAAGTCTTCGTCAATGTCGGCAATAGCGATAACTGTACTGGAATCGTTAACAGTGCGCAACTTTTTACCAGGTGCCAGAACGATAGAGGGGCAGATGGTTTCAAAGTTAGCCAGCAGTTGTAAAGTGCGTTCGGAAAGAGTGATCTCTTGCATTAGTTGTATCCTCAAAATATAGTGGGGTTCAAGTCATATTTGACGCAAATTAGTATCGCGTGTTTGTAGTTATAGAACAAGTGATAAATTGCCCTACGCGCGATAAATAAATGCCTGACGGCATTTATAATATTCTGTTTTAATAAAACCTTTCTTTATCAGTCTACTCGCTTTGCTCGTGATAATACTCGTTGCTCGCAAAGCTCACAACTCGTATATTACGCACGGATTGTTCAACAAGAAAGCGATTTTTATTCAACAAGTAAAATATTTTATTTGGTCTAAACAGAGCATGACATTATTATGTAGTCAAGTTTGCTAACACGTGAGAAATAATATATGAAGCAATTTGTTGGTTTATACGCAGTAGGGAAAGACCAAGAAGTAATTCTTTCCATAGCAGAACAACGTCCGTCATTAAAAGGCGTTTATTTACAAAGCCTTTTCTGTACATCGGGGTTTATTGTGTCACCGATGTTGGTGATACCATTACTCCCAAATAACAAAGGTCTGTATGTTGGCATTATTCAACAAGGCCAGGCGCGGGAAGTGAAAGTTGTTCCACTGCTGGCATCTAATGAAGAATTGTTTTCTCAGATTCTTGAGCCGAAAGTGCTACAACAATGTATTGGCACGATCGACTGTTTATTTGGATCCAACAAAGAAGGCGAGGCAACCCCCGCCTATGTGAATCAAGATATTTGAAATGGTTAGAGCGCCACTTTTTTCATTTTAACAGGGTGGCGCTCCATAAGATAAAATTTATATCTCTCATGAGAATGCCTGAGAGCATGGTTGTAGGAACCGTTGTAACGCAGGTTGTCTACCAGGTCCCAGATTCGCGCAACATCCTTAGAGGAATGCTGGCGCATCAAACGCCCCAATGTCTGTATAACACGGATATAAGATTTGCTGGGATGGGCCAATATCAGATGATGGAGTTTTTTGATAGATACGCCCTGTTGCATAGTACCATATGATGCCAACAGTGTTATATCTTCCCCTTCTTCCATAGCAGCCTGAATCTGTTTACGAACTTCTGTCTTGACTTCCCCGTTGATGACGAATACGTTTTTCTTGACTGCCGATAGCATTTCATAAACCAACATCATGTGTGCATCGATACGTTCGAACATTACTGCGACGTTCCCTTTCAAAGACAGAGCCATTCGAGCTATCAATTCATTGCGGCGTTCGTTAGCAATGAGGAATTCTATTTCCTTTTGATACTCAGCACCGTGCATTTCAATACAGTCTGCCACAGGATGTATGACTTCAATCATATTAACATTGATGTCTGCCGCATATCCTAGATCGATTAAATCGCGCGCTGTAATAATTTTATGATATGCGCCAAAGTGAGCAACGACTTGTAACCCCGCGACCTTTGTATTCGCCAGGGTTCCGGTTACTCCCAAACGTTGATCAGCGTTAATACAGTTGTTCAAGATGTAAGACAATTTATCTGATTTTGATGTATGTACTTCGTCGATGACGATATCTCCAAATTGATGGAACCACTCTTTGGGTTGGTTCTGGATACCTTGCCAAGTTGAAATAACTATGGGTTTGAAAATCTCTTTCGTTGCCCCTTCGTATATTGTCTGGACATTCATCAATGGTTTCCATTCTGTCCCGTGGCTATATTCTTCGAAGTTGTCATACAACTGAGTCACCAAATGAATGGATGGTACAACGATTAACGTCCTCAGATTACTTTCGAGGGCATCTCTGCGTTGCCTGTAGTAACGCGCCATGATGTACAAAATAAAGGATTTGCCAGCACTCGTGGCAGCTTCGAGGACACATCTGCTTTGGCGTATTGCTGTGGTAACGGAATCAAATTGATAATCGCGGACAATCGCTTTTTGATATTGTTTGTTTTCGTCTCGGTACACCGCATTCAATGTATCGATGAACGCATGAATTTCTTCATCCGGAATATCTTGAATATATTTTAAGGCCGGATCTAATTTGATGGTGTAACCGTTCATCTTACAGAATTTGAACACCTCAAATAACAGGCCGATGTCGATAAGCCCAGAACTCTTTGTGAACAACCGCACTACGCCGTCCCATTTACTGAACGGATTCGGTTGGAAATTAGGATCTTCAAATTTGAAGTAATCGTTGAGTTCTTCACGGATATAATCCTCGGCAAGGATCCGCATTCTAACTTCGTTCACTTTGACTATTTGGATCTCAGACATCACTAATTTCCCCCAATATTATGGAGTATTTAGCGATCCGCCCAGATTCCTTTCTGTTCTTTGTCCATTTTGTGATACAGACGGACACGGTCAAACATTTTAGAAATAACGTCTTTGCGATCGAATTCGATTATGGTGGGAACAAGGGCATTTTCGTTGGATATAATATTGATTAAACGCTCTATCTTGACATTAAACATTTGTTGAAACATGACTGAGTATAGACACAATTGAATACTATAATCTTCTATCATGCTTCGAGTTTTTAGGGTGTTGGATGTTTTGAAATCGATTATGCTTGGAATTCCTTCGTAAACCCCGATGAGGTCAACACGACCAGCAAGACCCAGGACTTCGCTATATAATGGAATCTCTTGTGCATATATCTTGCTCATTTTGTTAAGGTAGGGGAAAACCTGTTTGAACATAAACACGTATTCCCCTGCAGCTTCCAGAACTTCTTTCATTGGTCTGTTTTTGAGATACAACTCACAAGCCAAATGAAGTTTTTCCCCACGGTCTGCGCAACGATGTGTTTCTATATCAGCAGCTTCATGCCCCAACTTGTCCCGCCAGGCTTCTAACCATGTGTGGTCACCAGTACGCCCTAACATGGTCGTCACTGAAGTCAGTTTGACTCCAGTGGGAGAAACATAGTGACGACCATTTTCAGTAGTTACGCAAGTCAGTTCCTTAAACGGCAAGGAATATTGCTGAAATGTATGATGACGATTTTCAAAGTCATTAAGTTTGCGCAAAGCCTGTAGAGAAACCATTACATCCCATCCAAATATTTTCGCCAATCAATAGCATTCTTCACTTCATATCCGAGTTTGTTCAAACGATCTAAGCAACTTTCGATGAACTTGACTTTGGCTTTCTGCTCTTGAAGCATGCTAGACAATTCGATATAATCATCATCTGCTTTTACCCATACATCTATATCAGATTTCAGGGGTCGAACTTTTAATGGGCGTTCAACATAAACGTTGGGCGGCAATTCCCCTGCATAAAATCGGCGTAAATAGAGATCTATTTGGCGGAATTTGCCAGTTAGATACTCCAGATATCTTCCTTCACGAATATAATGGCGTTGCACAGTCATCCACGAACGACCAATTTTCAATGACATTTGGTCCAAGTTCATGTCTTCAGGATTTACCGAAATAAGAGGTTCCAATTCTGCCATTATATCTTCGGTTTTCATCGTTTCAAGTTTTGTTTCGCTCATGATTTATTCCCTGCTGTTTCAACTCTCTGTATTATAACTTATTGTTTATCAATTTCGCGGGTGACGCGAGTCGGAGTCAGTTTCAAATATTTGAACGTAACAGTCGTGACCAGTTGGGGAACCGCAGCATCCACATCCACCAATACGTTATCCAAAGCTGTGGGACGGGCTTCTTCCAACAACAATTGTAGACCAATAGGTCGATTCATGTTATCAAGAAGGTCGATGGTGATGTCGCGGCTAACAGCTAAATCAGATCCAGCATTAGACGCAATCCAATTGTAAATCTGTTCCCAGTTGTACCAACTCTCATCGATAACGAACGTAAATACGATGGGGTCATACGTGAGACGTTCTGAAGGTATGGAGTTGAGCACATCACCAGGGGATGGTCCCTCGATACCTTCAGAATACACTCCAGGAATACTGAAGTCATGTATTGAACGAGTAAGCAATATCAGGTCTCCGATAGTTAAGCGCCATTTATCGGAAGCCGCGAAATTAGGATTTTCGTTTTTGAATTGTACACCTGTCATGTTAGCACCTTTGCTGTGGAGAACGTTTTAGTGTTCCTGACACGCGGATTCAGAAAATGGATCATGACGATGATAATGGTGCTTGCACTCACAAGTTGCCGTATCTTTGTCACGTCCGTCATTTCTGTAACCGACCTCTGGGATCCTGAAATCAGAACCATACCTGTTAACATCTCAGCCGACATTGATAAATGCAATAAAAATATTCTGAATCAAGTAGTATCTGATTTTCAGAACTTCCAGACTCTTCAAGCTGTTGGTTGTTTTGATGATAACAACCATTCACTGAGACCATACTGGAAAACCACGATTCCCCTATTGAGGAAAGGTGACGAAGGAAAGATCCCATATCTATCCGCAAGTATTTATTACTCTCAGAATAATAGCATCATAGCGACTTTCAATCCTTCTTTCTTTGACAAACTCAGAAGGAATACTCAAGCAAGGGGCGTAGAAATCACCAGAGACGTTGCAATATCATTTCAGATAGTTAATAACACCAAATCTCCGATCCGAATTGCCACTCAGGGTGTTTTCGTTAATGGATCTGCTGTGGGTAATGAAATGAACATCTATGAAATAAGACCAGGCGGTAAAGTATGGATTCGAATGAGTGATGTTGGGGTGAACTCCCTGGTGATGGAAGGTATCGAACCAGTGGGAGTTCTCCCCGCTAGACATTGATTATTTCAGGGACTCTTTTAATTCTGGAGTCCCTATTTTATCAATAACGCCTCCAGCACAGAGATCTTTGGCCCATTCTCCAAGAACATTCGCAAAAGAGAAGTTTAGACATTCTTTGATCATACTTTCAATATGAGCAAGTTCTGCAGCTATCCCATCGGTGATATCATTTATAACTCCATTGACGGCGGTTATTGCCTCATTGATATACCCTGTTACTTCAGCAGCCAATTGCTGTAGTTTTGCCATACCTTCTGAGGCACCTTCCATAATCATGTCATACAATTCCGATATCTTGTTAGTCACAGTCTGGAGAGCGCCTTCCATAGCGTTTAACCATTGGCGGCCTAGATCCTGAACAACACCGAATGCTTTGTTGATCAGGTCACAATTGTTTGGTTCCCGTGATATACTTTTCAAACCTGATTTATATGAAACGGAAGTCCCAATTCTTGAATACGCTTCATTTATGCTCTGGTCGCCATATGTGTTCAGTGTCGTTAACCCCGTGTTGGCAGAGCTATACATGTTTGTGGCTGCTGTAAGTTTATCTGGTGTTAATCCACCTGCTGACATAGCCACCTGCATTTCCGGAGTCGCGTTGGCAGTTATCAATGGTATATTGGTACTACCACTGGTGATTAAATCCTGTGAGGGACCGGAGAGGGACGGAAGCGGGTTGCTAAATGCGTTACCAGAGGAAAGGACATCGTAGATTTGTGCGTTCATAAATACCCCCAATTTTGGGGGTATTTATAATCATGGAAGATGATAGATAAAATTCTCGCAGAACTTTTTGGTGTATTTCTTTAGAAATATAAATTTAGGTTCGCGTGGTGTATTTTTCAGATCATTTAGTGTGATATAACTGATTCGCGCCAGAAAGTACATGGTAAAAGCGACGCAAAGAATCAAAATTAATTGCAGCATAGCTAACTCCATATGGGTGTGAAGGCAAACATATTTATAACAATCGTTTGGTTTTGGGTTTGCCCATGAGAGTGATATTAACATTGACTCCTGCTTTTTTCATGCGGGTAATCATGTCTTGCGTCCCAGTAGACGAACCATCCCATAATGCAATTCCAAAGACCTCAAGACCTTTTTGTTTGGCCAGGGTTGTAGCTTTGTCTAACATATCTTTGTTACGTTGGTTTCCTGCGCCTTTCCCATATATCGTGTGATAATTCTTAGGGATCTCCATTGGTGTAACATGGACATAATTGATTTCACACCAATCACGAGATATCAAGTCCACACCAGCCGCTTCACCTTCTATAAAAGTTTCGATCTCGTGGGGATCTAACAGTTCATCCAGTTTGGCGAAGATTTTATCCCGCTCGGTTATTGAGCGGGAACCTGTGATGAGCACGACATATTTCTTCATAGAACTCACAGTGCCCC